ATGGGATATCATAAATCACTGAGATATAGCCGTCACGATGGCACCACTTGCGTCATCGACAATCATCATCTGAAAACTTTGGGTTCCGTTTTGCACGACGTGAGACGCAAAAAGGAGAGGATTCGCGAGGCCGAGTACGAACCCATCATAGACATCGCCGATCAGTACATGGTTACCGAGGACCCTTTCCGTGGACCGGGTAAGAATGTGCGAATCACCCTATTCAAAGAAATACGCAGAATCCACCCCGACACCATGAAGCTGGTGTGCAACTGGAGCGGAAAGGAGTTCCTTCGTGAAACGTGGACCCGGTTTATCTCGGAGGAATTTCCCATCACCACAGATCAGGAGATCATGGATCTGTGGTTCGAGCTACAGCTCCGTCCTATGCATCCCAATCGCTGTTACAAGTTCACCATGCAGTACGCGCTCTCTGCCCATCCCGAGTACGTCGCCCACGACGTGATTCGCCAACAGGATCCCTACTATGTGGGTCCAAATAACGTCGAGCGCATCAACCTCACCAAGAAAGGATTCGCGTTTCCTCTGACCAGTCTGCAGTCCGTCTACAATGACAACTTCGAAACCTTCTTCGACGACGTCTTATGGCCATACTTCCACAGGCCCCTAGTGTACGTGGGCACTACCTCCTCCGAGATGGAGGAGATCATGATCGAGGTATCTCTGCTGTTCAAGATCAAGGAATTCGCACCCGACGTACCGCTCTTCACCGGACCCGCATACTAAATGTCGATATCGATCAACTTTCCTTCGGGCGGAGGGGTGATCGATAGTCTGGGTGGCGGCGTGGCCGGTCTGGCGTTGGTCGTAGACAATGACGGTCTTACAATCAACTGATGGAGGGTTTCGAAAAATTCGATAGCCTCCGCGACGGTCATCGAGACGTGATTTTCGTCAGGCGCCGCTTCCAATTTCTCCTTTAAACTTCTGTTCCATTTCATTCGGAATATTATATCGCGAACGTCGGTCGTGAGATCTGCCCTCCTGATGAATCCTAATAAGTCCATTTTACGAAGCGTGCAAGACTTGAAGAATATAACGATCATAAAAAAACTCAACGACAATGATAACACTTATGAAAACATTCATTTATGTAAAAAGAAAGGAGATCAGAAAATATACGTTTGCAAAACGGTCACAAGGCATCACTTCAATCCCTACGAACTGGTCGTACCCATACTCATGAAAAACAATCCCCACTATGTGAAACTGCACAATTTTGTGTACAATGAAAAAACCGGCGAGTCCTATCACATCCTGGACTACATTCCTGATGGCGACCTCTTCGAACTAGTGAAGAGTGATTTTTTCGAGTTCGACGAACGATCGTCTCGCAAACTAATCTTCACGTTGGTCAACGCCCTCAACGATCTTCACAAAGAAGGCTTGATTCACAACGATGTCAAGCTAGAGAACTTGCTATACCAGCGAAAGAGAAAACGTCTGTACCTGTGCGATTATGGACTGGTGAGGTTGATCGGAACTCCGGGAATGCACGACGGCACTTCGGTCTACTTTTCGCCCGAAAAGATTCGCAAGGAACCCTACAACCCCTCGTTCGACTGGTGGGCCGTGGGCGTAGTCGCCTACGAAATCATGTCCGGCAACTATCCTTTCCACGACGAGGAAACGAGTGAAGAAATTTGTGATATAGAACCGTTGGACTTGCTGCCGCTTCTCTCCAAACCACTGCCGGACACGGAAGGTATATCCGAACGTGCGAAAAGTTTCCTACAACAAATGCTAGAATTCGATATCAACAATCGGCTCAATACCTATGACAAAATTATCAAGCATCCGTTTTTAAGCGTGTGATATATAAAAAAAACCATTTTTATGTATTAAAAATCTTTATTCGTTCATTTGCTGTATCATCAAAGCGCTAGCCTTATCGAAGCAATTGTAGGCGTTGCGAAGGTTCACGTGATTATTGCTTAATTTGTCGTATTCTGCCGTCGTGATGAGACAGTTGACGGTGTGAGCGATCTTGTCTGCGTTGGGGTGATCGTGTAGCATGTACCGCTCCAGGGTCCTGAAGTATAAATCAAAAGATGCACCGATTCGGTCTTTTAATTTTTTAATATACTTTTTATACCAGTCGTGATTTTCATTTTTCACAACTCTCATGGTGCATCTCACAACATACTCTTCGAGTTTTTCCTTATCTCCAAAAACATTCACATCCATCAAATCGTACAATCCCTCAGAAGTGACAAAGCACTCGTCATACATTACAAGACGTACATCAATAGATGAGCCATCTGTACAAAACACTTGCTCGGAACCGTTTACAATACACAATCTGTCACAGGCCAGTATTTTCTTATCTACCTGATCAAAATTAAGAGTAATCATACATCTGAGGATATCATCAAAACTGTAGTAGACCTCGTGACCATCGAAAAAAATGGACAACATTTTGGAGTACGAAGAACAAATAGAATGGACTAAAATTAGAGATTTGTACATTTATGTACAAAATATACCCGATTTAGACGATAATTTACTAAAAATAATCATAAATCTGGTTGAAGGATTTACAGAAATGATCAACAAGGAAAATAAAACAACAGTCTTAATACAAATAAAGTCTTTATTGGAACAAATAAAAGATAGACATTTACATTATGAATCTAGTTTATAATGTGCGAATTAAGCAGTGTACAAATGATGTCGAAGTCGTGCCAAAAAATTGAAATTTGTTAAATTTCAGCGACGATTCGGCATCATGCATGATGACGAAGTGATGATGAAAAATTAAAAATTTTAAAATTTTGCGACGAGTTCGACATCATATTATTTAATGTCGAACTCGTCGCAAAATTTTAAAAATTTTTTACTTCGCCATCAACTCGGCATCATTTTTTTATATGATAGTTTATTACATACTACAATATCCTTTTGTAACAATTCAAAAGAACGCCTGCTGAGAATATATCTAATGACGAGTCGCACGGTATCTCCATGTAAACCGTTCAGCTTAGTGTTATATACGTAATCAAACGTTAAAATATGGTGTGTACCCATTTTGTATTTGTCTATGAGTGATTCGAGTTGAAATCGTGATTTTTTGTCATACACCAAACCGTTTACCCATACATAAACATCCTGCATTTTGAAACATGTTAGTCTACAGCGTTGTCTCTTCATGTCCCTCTTCTTCATATTCCAAAATATGTCTCCATGGATATACTTCAGCGATATTTGCAGAAATTCTTCCACATCGGCTTCCGACCCGTCCACGTTGGCCAAGTGCTGTAAATTGGGACTGTTGCTGTTGTACAACACCGTTGCAAAATCCTTAGTGAGCAACCTCAAATTACTTACACAATCCACATAGTCCGTGATGGGTTTTTTTAGATTCAAAATGTTTCTTTCGAAGTCCTTTATGTATAATTCGTGAGACAATTCCTGTGTGATAAATTTGGGCGTATCATATTTGTACAGGTTAGAAAACATATCTTGTACCGAATCCGTGGACGTTGACACGACAGCCGGTATTTTTCGTTCTTCGCTCTTCCAGCTGTATCTTTTTTTCATAATCGCTCCTTTTTTGAACGACGCCTCCTGATTGATCATATTCTTTACGTTGAGCACATCGGATGTGGTTATTCCTATGAAAAGTGTATGATGCATAGCCTCCAATATGTGATAAAGTAAAGGTTGACCATCTCTCATGGTCAAATGTAGAATGGTGGAAATTGTGTCATAGTTGGTCTGTTTCACTACTTCCTCCTGCGGATACCATTCTGCGGCTTCATGATGATTGTTCAAAAAAAAAGTGGTAATGTAAAACTTGCAATCCCTGATAAACAATTCATAGGCGTTTCCGTATAGTTTCAGGTAAGCATTTTTGTACACGTCCGAGGGGTATCGTTCGTTTCTAATATACTCTAACGTGTCGTGACAAACAAACATGTGACTGGTGGTGGTAATAAAACGGTTGAGCCATTTGAACGTGTCTACATGCGTGATAGACGCGGTCGGCGGAGGTTTGATCGGCCGTGCAGTGTACGATTTAGTCCAATTCTTTTTCGGTGGGACCAGGTCCGGTTTCGGACAGTCGTCCGCGTTACACTTATCCTCGTCCTCCTCCTCTTCGGAATCGTTGGTTCTGAGGATTTCTTCTTCTTCACTTTCCACTTCCATTTGGTGATACCTGCAACAGAATAGAAAATGTTTCAAATGGGACGCGCCAACACCATCGAAGACGTGGACATCATCTTTCAGATACCGAACAGTAACTATTCAGTGACACAGTATACCTTTAAACTGATTGAAGAAGAACGTCTACAATCCACCAGGCTGGTGAGCGGATTGGATTCCAACTATCCCATCAACTGCACCTTCAGTTTCGAGAAGCCGACCAAAGACAGTATCGTAATTAGCATGTTCAGATCGCCCGTATTGTACACGGATATTTTGAATCACAAACAAACGATGTGCATTGCCAAAGTCATAACGAGAACACATCAAGAGTTTTGGTATGTGCTCGGTGTGCAAAAGGGAGAGGAATGGTACCTGACGCGAAGGATAACAAGCTTGATGGTGCAAGATACGGCGATAGAAAAGACGGTGTGTGTCGTGAAGGGTAACATACCGAAAGATTTGTACACATCATTCAGATATACCAAAATTACAAATGTCAATTACTTACATAGTTTGTGTATAAATCCACCCTCCGTCGTGGAAATAGTCAACACGCCGCTAAGATTTTCCGAAACGAATTCGACTGCATCCGAAACAAATTACTGACGGTCATATATATTCCCCCCTCCACCTAATCTAACAGACGGCGAGCGGCAACCGAATAACATCCGACCTCGTTATCTCCCACACAGCGCCCCTCGTCTCCGTCGAATTGCTCTTGGACCCCGCAATACAATTTTACACCTTCGGGGCATAAATAATAAGCGTCGCATTCGAACGGGTCGGCGACAGGTCCGTAATAGCCATTGACGCATAGTCGTTCCATGAACCATGTTTGTTTCTGCAGTTTCTTGACACCGTGATAAATTATTATCTTTATGACTATGATTGTGACAAATATGAGAGTGGAAAAATTCAACAGGTCCATAACTTAATTGAACCCTCCCCCTCCCAGTGGGTGCCTGTATAAATAGGGCCGTGCTCAAGCCACACGAAGAATGAACCAAATGAAGATCACACTGCTGGGACCACACGGCAGACTGCCGACGAGAGCGACGCCCGACTCGGCGGGACTCGACGTCTACGCCACGGAGAGCTTCGTGTTGCGTCCGATGGAGCGTCGGATGATCGATTTGGAGTTTGCTATCGAGCTGGATCGCTCGTCTTATGCGCAAGTGGCACCCAGATCGGGTCTTGCGGTAAAGTACGGACTGACGGTGCTGGCCGGTGTGATTGATTCGGACTACAGAGGATCGGTTCGTGTGGTGCTGATGAATCTCGGATCGGAGCCGTACTCGTGCGCGATGCACGACAAAATAGCCCAACTGATAGTGGTGCCCTGTGCGCTACCCGTGCCGTACTTGGGAAGGGACCTCTCGGTCACCGCGCGCGGCACAAAAGGTTTCGGGTCTTCTGGAAAATAAACGACACTAAAACATCAACCTGTATTTTTATTTTGTATTGTCAATTCTGTATTATTAACACATAACATTGAGTTCAGAGAACGGACACTTGTAGGTGGTATATTTGCTGGATATACTGCAGGTATTGGCGGTCATGGGTGTGTTACCTAACCCTTGATTCATGGAGTTTAACAAGTCGCCGTTGTCCGCGTCGATTTCCCATCCAAATAGACCCCCCAGCCCCTTTTGGATGACATATTTTCCCTTGGCCGTCACGGACCTCTCGTCGTCGTAGGTGACGAGATCGTCGTTGTGGTACACGTAGGGCGCTTGCGCCACTCCGTCGTAATTCGGGTTGGGATACCGGTTCGTGATGTCTTTGTAGTCCACGACACCGTTTTCCCAGGAACCCTTTACGGGACCCGTGGCAGTGCCTGTGAAGGGATTGTTGTTGGTGATGTTGTGGATTCCACGCCATCCCCTGCCGTACATGGCCACGCCCACCACCAATTTGTTTGGGTTCACGCTCTGATTGAGCAGGCGTTGGACGGCGAACGCGGTGGTGTACTTTTCGGTGGGGTTCCATGTGGGCGCGTACAGGGGCGTCTGCAGTCCCAGATCGGTGTTAGACCAGGCTCCCTTGAAATCGTACGTCATGACGAAAATATGATCCAGATACTCCTGCACCGCACCGTATTCTACAACGTTTATTTTGTCGTAGCCCCCGCTGATGGCGCTTGTGAGCAGATACTTGCGACCCGTGCGAGTCTCCAGACCGTCCAGCATGGACCTGAGGTCGCCCAAGAGCGCTTGATAGGTGACGCCGTCGACTGTGACGTTTCCTAAGGCAGGATTGGCTCCCTTGCCTCCGGGAAATTCCCAATCTATGTCCACGCCGTCGAAGAACTTCCAAGTTTCCAGAAATTCTTCGACGCTCTCTACGAACACCTTTCTTTTAATCGTGTCGTTGAGCTGGTAAAAGGGATCGCTCAGCGTCCACCCACCGATCGAGGGCAGGATGGTCAGATGCGGATTGTGTTTTCGTATGGCCATAAGCTGACCGAAATTACCCTTGTACATTTCCGAGTAGGCCTCGACGCCCTTCTGGGGTTTTTGTAGTGCGCCCCATATATCGTGTATGGACACCTTGAAGTCGTCTCGTCCCTCGCACGATCGCTGCAGAGCTTCGAACGAGCCCGGCACCTGTTTCAGAGCGTCGTTGATACCATCCCCTCCGCACATGGGCACGAATCCGTACAGCAGATGTGTGAGATTGGGAATGGGGATTCTGTCGGCGGGAAACTGTCTGTCGTAAACACCCCACTCCACGAAGTAAGCTCCGATGACCAGGTGGTCAGTGGAGCGAGAGTAGGGCTTATTGTTGGCCTCCCACACGTATGGAATCGAAGGGAGATGGGATCCATCTGTGTCTGCGACTACCACCTCCACGGCATCGCTTTCGCTGCACCCCTGCTCATCACACAACCGGACCGCGACCTGGAACCTACCTCCCTTGGCGATGTCGTAGTCGAGGCGCCGTCGGTCGAGATCGTCACGAGATCCCTCCTTGACGACGTCCCCGTCCACTAGAAGGAACGCGGATTCGCCGGTAGAGCCGAACCACACGTCCCACTCGACGCTCATGGAAACACTGTCGTGAACACCGACTATCAAATTCTCATAGGATACAGCCTGCGGGTTGAGAGACACGAGAGCGTAGTTGCGTTCGGCCCATCGTATCTGTGGAACGCCCGGTTTGGCCCACGCGCACGCCAACAGCAGCAGTAAAAGTTTCATAATTTACACTTAATTTAGATGCGACTGCGACCTATAGCACTATCACCAATCTCAAGGTACGAACCCTACATAATTACAAAATGTCCGTGAGGTATACGCCGAAAATGAAAAAAAAAGAAACACATAATAACGTTTATTCATAAAGTACATAGACAAAACATAGTAATTATACTAAAATAATATAACTACATAACATGAGACAGTACTTATTAATATTACACGTCATAATTGTCGACGGATTCCATATCGATAGAGTCCATGTCGACTTTCGCTAATGTGAACAATGGAGTGTACTTACAGGCTGCACACCAGTAAAATGATTTATTAAAGAAAAAATTACAATACAACTCGTAACTCACTAATTTGAGTTCGGTATCAAAGTCATCAATATCGCTAATATAAAAACAATCACTATCAAACGTAACACTATTACTACTATCGAAACAGTCTCTACAAATAAACTTAATGGGCCCAGTTTTCCAACCGCTGAAAAAATTTCTATAATTCAATTCTTCGGTGGTCAATTCGGTAGACTCCAATCTCTTTTCTTTTATATACTTACAGCTCTTGTATGACATTACACTGTCACACCAGTAGGGAAAACCCGTTATGGGCCCCTCTTCATATAACTGTAGCACATCATACATATCCTTGGGCAACTTGCTCCCCGTGCTCCAGTCCCACGATTCCAATACAGGCTCCCATGTATGTATTTTTCGAATGAGATCATCTTGGCGTATCTCAGTGTTCCAATCTTGCTCTTGGTCTCTGATGACGGGCGGTAGAGCGTTCCAAGCAATGTAGTCTCTATACGGTCCCAGTGCTTTGTACGCATGGAACGATAACTCCGCCGGTTGCGTTGAGAGCTGGTACAAACTTCTCAAACGCAACATGTCGGCAATGGGTATGAGAGTATAATAAAGGACAACACATTGAGAGTTATTTATATAAAGGAAGATGTTATCGGAGGGTATCGGATGGGATACGTCATCATGAAGATAAACAAATTGTATGGGATAATATATTTATTGCTTACATGGTAAATACATATTAAGAAGGTATCAAATCAAATGTCATGTCTTCGTCAAACTCTAACCGATACAACAAACCGAGTTGATTGTAATAAAATTCGTTTGTGCTGGTACAAATGATGAACTGATGGTTCACACCTGCACCACGTGGAGGATACCTTTGTACTATAAAAGACCATGCGGTGTTACAATCCAATTCCAAACATGTACGCTTCAATTTACAAACAGCTATACAGATTTCGGCCAAATTTTCCAAGTTTTGAACTTTGTGTATTAAAAACAATCTTACCAGCTCTACACAAGAATCAATACATATATGCAAGGGTAATATTAAATACGTTGCCGAGATAAACAGCAGCGTAGGTTTTATATATTCCTCAACTAATTTGTTTTGAAATAAAAATATATTTTCATTGGGTATGATAATAAAGTTCATCATCTTCGGCATCAATTTAATAATGAGTTTAGTCTTTTCTATATCTCTACTGATACCATAAAAAAAAGGCTTGAGATTGACAATTTTAGTTTTATCCTTCAACGAGCCTAACAAGAGCGGTTTCCTATCCATGCACCGATACACGATCCAATGTTCGCCGGGACATTGGAACGCTGGCTCGCATTGACAGTCTGTGACGCATACCAATGCTGTCGGTTTATGTTTGTCGGCGCACAAAATGAACACATCATTGTGTGTCGGAATACGATCAAAAGGAAGCTCATTCAGAACGAAAGAATTAACTAGCCAAACATTAGCCTTGTGCCAATTAAAATTTTTCTTTATTTTTGTCACGCTATGAAACATTTTTCTAATGGTCAGCATCGAATAGCGATGTAATAATTTTTGCATAAAGTTCAACTTTCGCGCGGTCTTCATCAGGTCTTTTGTAAATATTTTGGCAGCGTCATGTACAGACAGCATCATGGATGTGTGTGGGACCACGGACCTCAACTTACCGCATTCCATGTCCAGATGTTGCACTATGTTATTAAAAATGGGAGGTTGGCTTAGCAACCAGGGCCAATTAAGTGGCGCCTTCGTTGGTGTTACAGACAATCTTCGCGGAATAACCGCTTTGGTGTCCTGAATCCACCTTTTGCTCCGGGAGTTAGTAGGCTTTGTGTATCTCAGTGTATATGTATATACATCATCTTGATATATGATCGTGTTTCGATCCGCACAACAGACGAGACCGGCGGCGAGGTTCGCTGGCGAATCGCACACCCCTCTCGGTCTAAAATGATGATTGTAAAAATAGATCATGACCTCCTGCATCATCACTATAGGTATGTTGTTTGGTAGGACATGCAACCACTTCAAGTACAAGTCCTCCCATAGCGAGTCGAATACGCAGATGCGTCCCCGACACGAATTCCTGAAGAGCAACTTGGTGTAGCTGTCCATATGGGAATAATCATGAAAATTACCGCTGATTTCGAGCGACATGTGACAAAATAAGGGCAGTTTTTCTAGGAGAGCGGAATTACCGCCGCCGCTCAGCAATGCTCCTACACCGTCATCCATTGTTCCGAACATGTGAATGAATGTCGGGGTCGTCCCAGGTACCCATGTTAGAGTCCAGTGTTTACCCGGGCACTTGTATATTTTAGGACACACACACTTCAAGGAAAGTATTAAGACGGCGCGTTCGTTTCCGACATAAATAAAATTGTGAGGTTTGGTATTTTTGTCCGTGGCGCGACTCAGCTTAGTCAATGTCGTTTCCTGATATTGAGCACCCGCCCAGGTGAAAGGTTTGCCCGTCTCGGGATCGTCGCTGGCAATTCTTTCTATCTCGCGGATAATATCCTCACTTCCGTAATAAGCGCATACACGAATAAGGTCTATCAAGCGCGAGGACATGGTTGCGGAATAAACATGTGCACAACATCGCAAGAATTTATATAGGAAAAATACTGATATACGAATCGTTGAAAATATTGATAAAGGATCGATGTCTTAAAGATATTGACGTCTCGGAATGTAATTATAAGATTAAGAGAGACATGATGTTTGGATGATGGAGATAGAATGATCGAATGAACCAAACATGTCCCTGCTGCCGATAAAGACAATAAAACCTGGCTACAACTACGAGAAGCAGACAAAATTTTTATAGAAATACTTTCAAAATTGGACCCCGACACCAGTCGAAGCCAAATAGCGTTAGTTTTTGGGATTTGGGTGAGTGTGTTGATAATAAAATGCTGTGTTAAATATTGTGTTAAATATTTATTAAAAAAAAGAAAAATACATAGTGATAATATAGAACAAAATATCGTTGGGCGATTTGATAATTACTGAAAAATTCACCCATCACATCTTCCCGCTCCACTCACGTCACCTTGCCGTATGTGGTGAACTTCTCTGGTCACACTTCACGAACATTACCTGGCGTGTTGGTCGAACCGTCGGCGGACTCTGCCGCATCACGCCACCCCGCACTCTTACACGGCGCGGGTGGTCGTAGCCGTGGTAACCACGGGATTGTTTCGGAGCGCCGTATTCAGCGGGTTGAAGAATCCTGTCCGCGTGGCGTTCGCTCCTGACCCGGAGCTGTCGCTGCCGCTGCTCATATTGAACAGCAATACCAGCAATATAATTATCACTAGCACCACCAGCACCGTCATAAGCAAGTTAGGTTCGAGACCTGCTATACGTCGCGCTACCCCCGCATCACCAGCGGCGCCTCCTCGAAATGTGTCCATTTAATATTTTCTTACAAATAAACTCAAAATGGTATTATACACCCAATCGTATTTCAGATCTTGTAATTTACGAGAACTTCTTATTAAATTATGTCTTACTATTAAATCGTCGTCAACACGAACCAGGATGTAGATGGGTACCTGATTGGTGACGAATCGCGTCTCCTCGAGAAAAAAAGACCCGCCCACGTGATAGAACACGTCATCCTCGGTGATGGCGATTTTGGACTTTATGAAGGTGTGCAGGTCCCGATTGGGTTCGAAATTAAGGACGCGGCGGGCGCCGAAGAACATGTGTGTAGCGAGTATCACTAGACCCAGACCGGGCACAAACGCGGCGTTGAGAGTGTGGCGGATCTGAATAACGTCTCTGGGAACGAACAAATGTTCCACAGTTGAAGATCTATTGACCGGCAACACAAATTTGCCGCCGTCTACCACCATCTTCCTGTATTTGTCGACCCCATACCTGTCCACCACCACTTCTTGTTGCAAATCAGGTAGTATGTTCGATTCGTTGTCAAATCTTTGAATCACTTTGTACACGGATGTATCGGACACCCAGTGCATTTGCAATTCTTTCAGTAGATCTATGGGAAACTTTGCATCGAATATGTAATCTCTCTGTATAAAATGAATATACTTCGCTTTAGTGTCGAACTCTTCCTGAAACATGTCGAATACTTTATCATAATTGGTGGTGGATACAGTCTTGTAATTGAGCACGTGCATGTCGTTGGTAGTACGTTTGAGGGGGGTTCCTTTATGAAAATTTTTGAGGATGCCCATTTGGAGGGGGCTAATTTTTGCGTCTATAATCGCTTTGGATATTTCCTCTCCGAGAATGTACAATCTGTAATAGTCGTTGTTAGTATAGGCAGTCCCGTTACACACCTTCATGGCCATCCAGTCCAGATATGGTCTGGCGAACATCACCCCCTCCATTCCGTTCCAAACGAAAAATTTTTCACCTACATTTACATAATCGTTGTGTTTGTTTTGTAGAAAGGGAAGCGTGATCAAGTATTGCATGGCTTCGGCGGGATTTGGCACAAACAAATTCGTGGCATAAACCACAGCGCCTTTCTTCAAGTAGACTCCACCAAAGTCAAACTTTACAATCTCCAATTGATAATCCCTATCGCATACAAACTTAAATTGAGGCATTACATATTTGAAGGTGTCCTCGGTGGAATCACCAATCATGTGTCGTAATTGTATCTCACTCAAATAGTTCAGTATTAGTTTGTAATTTTTCTCATCGTGAATAAAAGAGATCACATCTTCTATAAGATGCTGAGGATCAATTTCGAAATACAAATGAATAAAGGCCAGCGGTAACAACTCCACCGACATATTGTAAATCCTATACTTATCTACTCTCGCGCACACTAAAAAAAAGCTAAAAAACACAAACATACGTATAGTTAGGTCGTTGTTTGTGTATATATGTTCTATGTGTACATATAGAGAGATTTGTAGGGAATGTTGCAGAGGAATGAAACAAACCTTTTACATGAAGCCTTTATTATTCTTACTAGCTAATCTATACATTTCACAAATTTCCATTTCCAATAATTTCTTACTAGCTAATCTATATATTTCACATCTTACTAGCTAATCTATACATTTCACAAATTTCCATTTCCAATATATTTCTTACTAGCTAATCTATATATTTCACAAATTTCTATGTCCTTTAGTCCGATACATTTTTCTCTACTGACTTACTGCTCCTGACTTACTGCTCTAGGCTACGATCTGTAATATTTCTTTATCAATTAAACTGTTAGTTTTACAAAATAAAATTTGAAATAATTTATTTCTTGAACAACGTGTATTAGCTTTAGCAATAACAGAGTCAATCAAGAAACTGTTTTGAATATATTCATTCAAGCAATGATCACCAAATGAAATAACTATTTCATTTAAAGGAATTGTTGGTTCTCTTTTGATGATATATTTCATCAAATTAATAAAATTGCGAGTACAATGTGAAAAAAAGTAGTCGTAGATTTTATCATACAACAAATCGTACATTTTTTTTATATTTTTTTCACTATCAAGAGAAGTTGTTTGATTAAGATGAAAAAAATCCGTGTATTTTAGTATATCTGTTATTTCTATTACATTTTTATTCTGGTTAAAAGTATATAAAAAAGAAATAACACAAAATTTATCATACAACCATCCGCAGTAATCATTATGAGGATTTAACACCTTAGCAATTTGTAACAAATATGAATATTGACCTTTTTCATAATTTTTTATGATATCTACGAAAATATTTACACAGTTAAAAGAAATTTTCGGAAATTCGAAAAATGTGGACACCTCATTACCTACCCCTTCCCCATCTCCTGCCCACATATTAGACGTGAAATTAAACCCATGACGTTGGTAAATTATATCACAAAACCTAAGTTTACTAAGATAATTTTTGATACAATCACGTGTATCATCGGGTACCTGATTTGTTGCGAACCAGTTGAGTAGTATCAATCGTGATTGTTTTAAATCCAACCTTGCGGCGATGTTATCAAATATTTTATTCCTTTTTTCTAGTGTCATGTCCTCCGTTTCCTCTTCATCTGAGTCACTCATTTCCTCTTCATCTGAGTCACTCATTTCCGCATCCTTCTCCTCTGAATCTTCGTCCATTTTCAGCATCCACGATTCAGTCTTCATGAGAATTTGTGCAGTGTGCACATCTCGTTCTATGCAAGACAGCTCATCTTTATAGTCATTACAAAGGTATTCTTCCAAAATATTCTTCAAGTACTGTTCAGGAGTTTTCCTTGAAAAGTAGTCACACACTAGTAGGTGGTTGGCCATGGTGATGATGTCGAATGTGAGCGTTCACGAATGTGAGTGTTCACGAATGTGAGTGTTTTTATATAGAAAGATAAAGATAATAATCAGATAATAGATAACTAGTATCAGTGATTAATTTTATCTCACTGCCTATAGGAATTATGTGTTATTATCGTTATTTTTAGACATGATTTTGAAAACAATAAACCCTATGAAAACTAACACCAATACCGCACCTATGACTAGAAGAATCGTAAGGAAATTATCTAACACACTAGTGACACTATTAGCACTTGCTGCCAAAACACTATCTTCGCCTAGCAACCAGTCTAACCCCAGATCCCCAATCAAATCGCCGAGATCATAAGGTTCCACACATTGTATGGTCTGATTGGGTAACAATTCGCTGATGTCGAGGTACTGTAGGCTGTCGGGATCGGCGTTGGGGTCCGAATGTCTACAAACACTCTTCTCTTCTTGTATATTATATCCGCTACATAGCGTTCTTGCCTCCTCTAGTGAGAGCAAAGGGTCGACGTTCGTGTTGTCGTGTGGATCCAGCACGCACAGATCATCATTGTTGGAATAAGTCATACCGCACGACCTGTACAGTAGGATGCAACTTTGGATATTGTCAAAATTGTCCGCACCGTTGTTTCCCCTGTGATACCAGCTCCCGCCGGTCCTGTTTAGCGCCTCCACTATGGAGCCGACGAGATCTGCCACATTGATAACCAGATAGGCGCCGACGCCGACAAGAGTAACGTAGCCGGCTCCCCGCAGGTAGTCCGCCAAGCGGGGGTTCTGGTTCAGAGCGGCCTCCACGCCCGCCCTGTCCCTTACAGTCGTCTCGGGGTGTGCTTGCTTCACATTATTTTTTCTAGTTTGCAATCCGTGCAGGGATGAATCGGGAATGTTGTCTGCGCGTCGAAGCGACGTCAGTCCGTTGATTTGATTGTTGGAGGCGGTGGGAAAAGCTTGCCGCATGCCCACCACGTCATTGTTCCTCATGATCCGATTGACGTTGGCGTTACTGACAAAGGAGCCGTTGATGTTGTACCCCGGAACCACCCTTCCTCCCGCCAACCCCATGGTGGTGGGATTCCGCAGGTTGAACCCGGCCGGAGTGGTGTTTCTAATCAAACTGGCGTGATCCGCGTGAAACAGGTTGGCGTTGGGATAAATTTTGTTGGTGCGTCTCAAACCGGAAAAGAAGGACGTCATGTTCGAAGCTTACTTAGAGTTTTCAGAATGATGTACAAAGGTGTGGTGGTGTTAGTGGAGATTGCAGCGATATGACGGTGTAATGTTAAGTATTGTCGCTTTCAGTCGAATGTGTGTGTTAGGTATATACATGTTTACTTAATGATTAGAGCAATCCTTAAATAGAGATGCTGCGGCCCACAACTCTCAGATATGGATTCAGATAAGTTTCACAAGCTGCCACTGACGGCGCAACTCGACGCTCTCAACCAAATGAAGAGGTCCATTCTGATAAAGACGAGTCATGCGGAAAAATTAGCTCGCATGGAACGAGACCCCAGCGAAACACTGCGCGATATACAGAAAAAGAGGGAGCGATTCCTGAAGAATTTTACGAAGGGATTGTGATCTTATCGGCTAAAATTATTATCTATCGTAATCCGACCAATATAATCCGCTGCCGTATCCAAGCGTCATCAGTCAGCATTATGTCGTTGGCGCGCGAGCTTATCGTATACCATCACTTTGATCTCACCAGGATCGATGCGACCTATGGGGAGTCGTATCAGCTCTATCGCATCCTCCAAGAGCATATAGACAATTCCTACGTAAACGGAAAAACGCGCATAGAGCGAGAGCTGAGTGCGGCGCGCCGATTGCTATTAGGTGAGTGCACATTTGACAAGGTGTACAAAGAAATGCTTCAAGACTGCGGCGACTCCATCAGTCTGCTGTCGTGCTGGTATAATGAGGGAGTGACATCAGAATACAACCTCAGTTCTGATGTCTGCCAAGTGTTACGGCGCATCGACGTCCTAGTACCGCCCGAGGTGAGGAAAACGGGATGGATATTTACACTAGACGACTATGCAGATGAGATTCCTAAAGATATATGCAAACCTCTGGAGTCTATCTTACATAGATATGAACACTCTATGAAGCTAATGTGTCTGGACCATATCGCTGATGTGTTCAATCCCCTGTCCGCCACGACCGGACGATGGTACGACAGCTTCTGCGTAGAGACATACCTGCACAGTATTCAGCGGAACACTGTTTGTGAACATCTGAAGAAGAAGCTGTTGCACGCCTTCTATTCATCCTCTACAATATCCCAAGCGTACACTAGATTTCGTGATATTGGAAAAAATCACTTTAACACTCATACGGTTTTGAGTATGCGTAAATTATTTGACTTGTTAAATTGTAAAGAACCAGAAAACAGCGTTGCTGATTTCATAATAAATGTATATGCTAGACACTGTATAGACACATATCAAAATCTAAAAGATGTTATAGATGTAATTATTGCTAATAATAGTTGTAGTTATAAAAAGAAAAATGCTGTATTTGATCTATTATGTGTATCAGACCCTTTTTATAAAGAAATATTACATTAACCCACTCATTTTTTTTACTACCTGACCTATCCGTCACTCCGCATGTATAGGATTTTCCCTTGATAGTAGTAAATCATAAATTCTGTTGATTTGAGAATAGACCTCTTCGAGCTGGGGATATGCCCTGGCATCGTAAATGGCTTCGTTTATGAATATGTTACCGAAGTTGTGCATGGATCTCGACAGTTCAAATCTGGGATTGTTGTAGCACACGGTGGAGGCGGGACACGTGTCTAACAACGTATTGTTGTAGTAGGATTTAGATGAGGAAGGGGCCACGTTAGCGCCGCCGCACTCTATATTTTGCGACCTGCCTATCAGGAGCCGGACACCTAGACTAGTGATAAATTGCTTGTCGCTGTTCACTTGAGGCTCGATCTGCCTCCACAGAGCCTTTTGACTCAGGGGTAAGTTTTTGAGGGCGCTACTCAAGTTTTGGTTCAGTATGGCAACCACCTCATCGGCTCCGAACCATGCCACCACGTCTACAATTAGACAAGTCACATCGGTTCCCTCGAAGGGTTTGATAAAAGCTTTAGAGTCTGCCGGAATAGAGGCCATTTTATATTTATCTTAAATTATAAAAGAAATAAAAGAAAAAAATATAATATAAAACACTTTATTATAGTTACTATACTTCATTAATATACATTCATGGTTGTTAGATTTTGGTACATAGTTACTGATAAGGTTACATATGTTAGTTACATAGATTGATATTAGTTACATAGATTGATATTAGTTACATAGATTGATATTAGTTACATAGATTGATATTAATCAATAAGGCTGCTTAAACTTTTCAGGAATAACCTAGAACATTTAGATAGAGTTTTTTTACTTTTATTTTTGGACCGATTTTGCAAGTAATGATTCTGTAAAAATTGATCACAATACACGAAGCTTTGTCTGGCAACGAAACACCATTGAGATACGGTGAAAATGACCGAATCTAAGAAGCTCGTAATTTTTACATAGTGAGACGCGGGATCCAGCACATGATGATCGGATATTTTAAAGGAGGTCAAATTGTGCGGATCCTTGACCAATAGATCATTTTTCAAAATATATTGCAGCCATTTCAGGCTGTAGATGGGTCCCAATTGATCAAATTGGTATCGTAAATTGTAACAAGTGACCCTGTCAGATTTTTCAACGAGCATTTCAAAAATACGTCTACGGCGGAAATCGCTAGTCAATTTAGTGCCAAATTTATTAATTAATTTCAAAATTCTATCACGCCGTTTGGCAACTTTTGCAACATTATTTTGTAATAGATTAGTGAATAAAGAATGTATTTGTTCCACTATAAGATAGTTATGGTCAAAAGTTAATACGGGAGCAAAATTATTGAAGAGGTTCACCCCCATTACAATTTCGTCACCGTTGGAACACACAAAACATAAATCAAGAAATTGATACCTGGCAAACATCGAGGATGATATGCTAAATTCCCCCTTTTTTTTATAAATTGTTCCTCCTGATATCTCTATTTCCAAATAGAAACGTTGCAAAATCATATAATTGTTAATTATGCTAATACTATTTTTAACTTCCAGCGATTTAAACTTTAAATTTTCATCGCTCTCAATGTCGTAACCCTCTTCCAGATAGGCGGAAAAAATAACCGCGGGAACGTTGCTGACATAATTACACATGTTAAAAGATGTGAGAATATTATCCACCTTCTTTTTATCGATTGACATTTCCAAGAGTTTGTTATCGAGCAACGTTACACCGTGCAATTGGTGTCTAAGCTGAGCGTGGGTCGAAAATAATAACCTACTAAAGACCGGCTTATCCACCCTCACCACTAGATCTAAATCACCGCACACGGGTCGATTTAATAGTTTGTCAATAACCAAATCTCCCTGTACAACTACACTAAACATGGAATAGTCAGAGACTATCTTGTACAGCTTCCTATTAAAATCCTTGTCCACCCTTTCGGACAAGTAACTCGTGAGCACGTCATTCAACCCCTTTGTGTTATAAAACCTCCTTCTTCTATTGTGCACATCTGCAATATCTTGATACTATAACACAAAAAACAATACATGAATAAACGAAAAAAAAAGAGAAGAAAAAATCAAAAGAAAAAGAAGCTCACCAAAGATAGAGGCATGGTTATTGCGACTGATGTGATTGGAAGTGTAGTTCTGGGTACGGTTAGGTGCATAGGTGCACGGATGCATCTAAGTGCAGAATGACAGGAGTCATTATATTTATTCATTAATTATCAGATAATATTTTATCAAACAATCGATAAATCCATTTATCATTTAAGATAAGATAATTTTACAATATGTCCAGGCTGATATTCTCTACTAGAGTGGACGGTACTGATGTGCCCGTTTTCTACAGCGGCTTGGCCACCGACAGACCCTATGTGGGGGTGAGCGAATTATTAAGCATCTTGGGTCACAGCAAGACGCATGCGGAAGAGTTTCCCCGCAGCGAGACCCGCCTGTGGCAAGACCTTGCTCCTAATGACAGCACGTACCCTCCAAACAAACTATTCACCACGGAGGTGGGATTCGCCGTGTACTTCGGCAAGACCAAGCTCACAAACTGGGCCTCCTTCAAGCGCATGTTCGACACAATAGCGTCCTACATAGCAGACCCTAACTCTTGCAACGCCACGAATCCCCTCTGTATGATACCGCCGGGACGCAACTCCGGTCCGGGTCCGAATCCCGGACCCGGACCCAGTCCCAATCGGTACGAGATGCTCGCACAAATCCTACAATCAATCCAAAACAACAACACTCTACTCCAGGTGATTCTAAGCGACGTCAAGCGAGGCGGGGAAACAGACCTCTCACCCGTTTTGACCACCATAACCGACCTAGTCACGCAAGTGACAGATCTACAGAACACCCACACGGTGAGCACCGACCTCACCAATCTGGAGAACAACATAGACGTCCTGAACGCTGCGGTTCAGACTATCACTACGACTCTGGACAATCAGGTGAGCACCTCGCTGCCCAACATAGAGTCCGCTATGGCAGGTCTTATCAATACGGCGAACGCCTTCGTTGCGGGAGCTATGGCGCAATGGGGATCCGATACGTGGGACAGCACAGCATATCCCGTACCCACCATAACCAACCCCTTCCCGTCCACTCCCAATGTACTCTCGTCGGGTAATCTCTCCCAAGACGTCGCAACCACCCTCGAATCATTACAAAGGGAAGTGAAGCGATTCAACGACTACACAGACAATTTCAGCGAACTAATAAAAAAGGTACAAATAAAAGTGTAACTAACAAAGGTAATAACAAAAATAGATTAATATTATGATTTATTCACAAATTATACAATTTGATGATAATCTATATTAGAATCCCCCTTTCTAGTACTGTTCCTATTCTCGTCGGAACATTTTCTCCTCATCCTATTCTTCTCGTCCCTCATGCAACTTTGACAGATTAATGTGGTCCATACTGTCATAAATACGATGCAGACTACAAAAGTGCACATCGCAATAGCCAGCCCCCACGGGATAGGCTTCAGGGGCGGCACCTCCTCCACCGCCATGAACTCCTCCTCTACGGGATTGACGCAACGTATGCACCAATCCGCAAAGTCGACTATCCATGTGGTTGTGTTACTCATGATGACACTACTCTATGGTACGGTTGTCGGGCTCGGGTACGACTGCGGTCCATGGCAGCACGCACCGATTATAAACCTAAAGATAAGCAGTGCTGGTGGTGGCAAATGGCACATTGAGGTCATAACTTTACGTCATAATTTATACTATAAGTATAATTATGTCTGTGGTCATAAGAAAATTCGATGGTATAGATGTACCTTTGTTTTTTATAGATATGATTCTGTGGGTGGGCGCGGACGAAGCGCTCAAGATACTCAGACTACCCTCCCATGCACTTTTCAGCCTGCCCGACTCAGAGAAAAATACACTAAACCACCTAGTGTCTTGCTCAGACAACCGAAAATGTTTCATCACAGCCCTCGGCGTGGGACTGTTGTGCAGCAGACTGGTAAACAGAGGGTCCGTGATAGATAATCTACTGTGTAATGACAATCAACTACCAGAACGCGCCAATGCCTTTGCCAACATATTCTTGACCGATTTCATTTACGAGATCAGACAGGAGAATTTGTTATGCAGTATTAGCAAGACGGAAGATACCATCCTTACATTACTAAACACGCCCGTAGAAGTTGTGTAAAATCAACATCCGGTGTGTAAAAATCAACATCCGATTAGGCGTATACCGATTAGGGCGTGATGTCGAAGTTGTTATAGAAAATGAAAAATTTAATTTTTAGCGATTAATTCGGCATCATCATATGATGACGAACTAATGATCAAAGGTACCTTAAGAAAATAAGAAACGGACATGTGCTAAATTACTTTATTTCATATACATATCACACTAATAATAAGTATACAGAGTAAAAAATTCAGGATTATCATTTTCATAATCATAATATTTTATCAAGTAAACTACATTGGCTTCGTGATTAACACACGGGTATTTTGTTACAATATCATTACTTGATCTAGCAGCATGAAATAATGTATTAGATTTAGTATTTACAACAAAAAACATGTCATTGGGACTCACGTCAAAATTTAATACAAAAGTAATTAATATAATTCCGTTGTTGTCATCAAAAATGTGCATAAAAGTTTGTAATACTTTGTCACAATAAACATGCTGAATCGTATGTAATTCTTTTAATTTTTGTTTCGAATAAAAAAAAAGCTCAGTGGAAGAAAAACAAAATTGAGAATTTATGTAATGTTCATGTAAAGATTGTCCTGAGAATTCTAGTTGATCATTAGCTAAACATATATACAAAAATAAGTACTTTAAATCACGAGTATTATTTACATGGTCTTCTAAATCACGCATGAATTCATCAAATTTATCATATGGAACAGAATGTTGCGGTATTAAACTATTACAAGAGTATAATTTTGGAATGGAAATTGAATCTTTTTTTGTAAGTCTGAATTTGGATACACGAGTATTTTTCTTACTGGCATCAAAACTCAACTGATAGTAAACGGGACCATCGGTGACGTCAATAGTCATTAGCTGTTCTTGCTGCCCCATTACAACATAAACAGCATATTCCCCTTGTTTACATTCCTCAATTATTGTTTGTTCTTGAGTGGTGATGCTGTTACTGATTATTATATTTTGTACAGGTGGGATAAACAGCTCTTCCCGCCTATATTCACAAGTCTGCTTCCAGAACTGATCTTGTAAGGTAATTATTCCTGTATCAAATGCGTATTCTAGAGGTTGAACATATACTTCAACACGTGCCTCCCTTTGAAGTATGAATTCGGGGGGAATAAACTTTCGTTTTGTTCGTGACGCAGAACGCAACCTATCCGTGTAAAATTCACCGAGTACGGGAATGTTAGAAATTAAACCTATCCTACTCATAAACTGTAGTGTTTCCACCGTTGGCTTCGATTTTGGTGGGTAGGGTTTCCGGGTTCGAGGATTCCGAACCGTTGGCCTTGATTTCTGGCGGGAGCCCAATCGTTCAGAAGCCGCGTTAGATGACTAAAAAGAGAAAGACTAGATGTAGTACCATATGAGGTGTCAGGTGTAGGTCAGCTTGTGGCGAGCTGTAGGGAGTAGCGACCCCAGGGCTGCTCCCGTTTCTGGCCCAAGGGTACCGCATGGGCCCGTACCACCTGCCTGGGTGGGAGACCTTACGTGCCCCACACAAGCAGAACAACCAGGGATAAATAAATGTTCACACTTACCATGACTGCGAAGAATGATGCCGAACTCGAAACTAGTAGTATTTATATACCCAAGATAAGGTATGTTTGTTCGAGTCTATCGAAGCAGGTTATCACCGCGAGACTATCTAAGCGGGTTATCACTTAAATGCGCAAACAACCTAATCAATCTAGCTGAAGTGATAATCCAAGATAATTAAGTCATGATCCGGGTCATAAATCGATAACACTGCACAAATAAGTCGAATCCGTGATAACATCGATGTCGTGATCCTTTTATCAGTGCGCAAACAACTTAATTAGTCAATCCTGCACAAACAAGTCGAGTATCGATAATCCTTGATAAATAGGTTAAGATAACACTGCGCAAAGATAACTTTGCTAGATAACGCTGCGGTTATTTCTACTCGAAATAATCTAGTTACTGCGCGTGCTAATTCGCGATAAGACGCACCGCACACTTTCCCGGTTAAATTGTGTGCGGTTCGCATTATTGACGTCACAATCAGGTCACGTGGTTATGATGGGATTATTTCTTATCGAAAAAATGTCGAGGCCACTTGCGAGTCTATAAAATCAAACTCGAGCTCGTTTTCATCACATTCACTTGGAATACTTGCTTACGAGTAGTCACCATGGACCTGGAGCAGCTCGCATCAACCATACAGGACAACGAGTACACGTGTCCCCCCGGATCGCTAGGTACCCCAGTGCACTTTTTGTGTAAAGTCATTAAGGCGTATCAAGCTGAGGTACGTAAAGACCATAAATGCACTATGGAGATACTACAACGCTTAGTGCGTGATGTACAGGATGTATTGGGTACACAGGCAGAAGAGGTTCGATGGGAACTGAGGACTAGCGAGCGCTATGTCCCCGAACCCATAGAGACTCCCAGTTTTTACGATGACATCACGCTGCCTAGTTATGAACCCATGGAGATGTATTCTCCCATCAATTTCCCCGCCTCTCCCGCCGACGGATCGGTCTCTCCATTCATAAGACCCGCCGTGCTGGAAGAGAGCATACTGAGAAGAAGAGAAGAAGAATTAAACATAACCAGCAGGAAGAGTAGATCTAGATCGAGAAGTCCTATAAGATCTAAAAGTCCTGTAAGATCTAGAAGTCCTATAAGATCTAGAAGGTCTAGCAGTTCTGGATCCTCGAGGAATTCGTCCTGTTACAGCAGTAGCAGCAGTGATGATGATGATGAGGATGATAAATTGCCTGACTTTCCAGTTGGGACTCCTACAATTGTGATTCCTAGAAAGGGGTATAGACTGAACGATTTGCCCTTACGCGCCAATATGTACAGGATTCCCAGTCCAAAGGCCAAGAAGCGGAAAATGAACTTCGAAGAAACCGAACCCGAACCCAAGAAAAAATTCGAACCAAAGAAAACTGAAGAAACTAAGAAGAAAGAAAAAAAAAGTGAAAAAAAGAAATCTAGTGAAAAATCTAGTGAAAAAATATCTAATAAAAAATCTAATGACAAATCTAAACAAAAGTCTGATAAAGATGACAACAAATCCTCTACTTCGTGCGAAGACTCACCACCGCCTAAACGTAAGTCACCCAGAAAACGAAACATTACTAGAGCTTTAGTTTTTATCGAAGGTACTCATAAAAATAAAACAACTATAATGTGTAAATGGGGCGCTTTAGGTTATTTGAAACATGCCATTACAGAGGAACAGCGCCCCAATGTTTTGTTGACCATGGAATCCACCATTGAGCATAATAATTTGAAGGATTCATGGGAATTTATCCGTGAAAAGTTAATGAGTAAACACGATTTTACAAAGCGTAACTTTAAAGAAATAACTAGTGACAAGGAATTGACACACTTACGTAAAGAAATGATTGTGCAATATATTGAACAAAAATTATCATTGCAAGGTTATAAAGAAAAAAAAAATTAACAATTCCTGTTGTAAATACTTCTATCATTACTGGTATTTTTGTAACTATTGGTAACTGTGTAACTATTTTCACAAGGATTTGCATGTATTTAAAAAATCGGTTCACATGTACAAAACCGTGAGTTTTTCGTGTAAGCGTTTTAAACTTGTGTTTCTAACTTGTTAGGGCTCGTGAAATTGAATAGAGTAACATCTACTTATTTTCATGAGAAATGTGCGGACGGGGCGCTCTGCCCCGGGTCGTATAGGGTTAGGGTATGTGCACAGTAGGGTTCTTTAAAAGAAACACAAATTTAAAACATATAAGAGTATAATATTCGCACTTTTAAGCGAGAAGTTATCCTTGTGAATTTAATATTAATAGTAGTTAGTAGATTTATTGTTAGTAGGTAACATAGTGGGTATTGCTTTAGCAATGTAAGTATTATAGACTGTAACTAAATTTTTTAAATGTATGACCAATACTTGATATTCTTGTACCAAAAAAAAATACCACCAAAATAAAAACAATTTTTTTTTATTGCTCGTTTCATTACTCCCCAACTTCCCAACCACCCTATACATTCATTAGTATTAACCTATACATTCAGTAATAACATATTTAGGATTATGTCCTGCTCGTCCTCGATATTTGCTTCGTAGTCAATATAGTGAATGGGTATGCGAGTGGCTCGACTCCATAGCTTGAATATTTTAACTTGTCTGCTGATGTACTCCTCGCTCATCCAATCGATTCCGTTGTTTCGCTTCCTCATGAGCTCAAGTACTTTGAGTTCTTGCCCCGGTTTCGGCAGCAGTATCAGGCCCCTCCATTCCGGGTCGATGCCGTGGGCCACAGTGAATATTCTCAGTAGGGCGTCGTCGCCAGTCGTCTCGTCTGAGAAAACATACGAATAGACGAGGGACGCCATGGGATGTCTGTCACATACGTATATGTGGTCCGGATGATAGCTTTTCGCGTTTCTGTAGGCCGTGTAGATGAGGGCGTTCACAGGGGCGTTTTTGGTGTTTTGCCTGTTGAGGCCGAGTTTTTGGGCGACTTCGTCGTAGTCCTCTGTTTCCACGACCCATTGGGGCTTCAACGCCCGCAACGAGGTCAGTAGCGTGGTCTTGAAAGAGGCGCACACCCCGTCTAAACAGAATTTGCTCGCCATTTTTTTTGTATGCGCCGAATTTGTGTCGCGCGCGATATATATGCAGTGTCGGGGATGACGCCGTACTCATTACGATGTCGCGTGAATTTGCTATACTACTGATACTGCTGGGGGTTCATTATGGCGTCGGTCAGGTGTCGTCTCCCGATCGCCCACTGAATGACAAGCAATTAATGTACTTGGCATCGTTATCACGAGACGAACAGTTGGTGGTTCTTTCAGCGTTAAGATTGGGTAGCAAAGATAACACTACAGAACACAGTACCATGGAAGATGCGGCTCCATCAATTTCAACGCCTGAAGAAGAAGCGACTCCAACCGAAATACTGGACCTGACTCCTCTGAACGCGTCCGGGTTTCATTATGAGTTTCAGAGCGAGTTGGGTTTCGTGGTGAACGAATGGAGCTTTATTTTAAACGTGGAATATTCGGCTCTGAAGATTCGCTTGGATCAGCTCGAGAACGTAACTAGGACGCTTATCGTTAACATGAATCCGGGCGGACGGCTGGCCAATTGTAGCTGGGAGGACAACGGTGGGTACGCCAGAGAACTCAATTATATAGTGGAGAGAAAAATTAGCTATTTGAACCAGTTACACGACAGCATTGAATATTTGCTAATGCACAGAAAGGTGAAGGGAGCGCGGCGTTCGAAAAGAAGTCTGTTCGGGGGTGTGTTTAATTTTGTGGGACGTTTCTACAAATACACTATGGGGGTGATGGACGATCGCGACGCGGAACTATTATACAATGTAGTTGATCACATGAATGTGACAGATTACAGAGTTAAACTGCTGACCAATGAAACTCTAGAAATTGTCAGGTATTTGGATAGCGTAAAGCACGATCTCGAGAATGTGATAAACTGTCACTATCTTGAGAGACAGTTGGTGTATCTCAAGGATAATTTGGAAGAAATTGAGACCGCATATAACAAGATAATTGCGGGTATTCAGATGGCTCTGTACAACAACAGACTGTCTTCCTTTATAATAAACCCCCAGACCATACTAAACGAAATGAGTTCCGTGGAATCTAAAGAATGGGACAAAACGACCGAATGGGTGGTCCCGCCCAATCATGAAAATATGCACACAATCATGCAGCTAATCAACTGTAACGTTTTCATCAATCCCAGAAATGAACTAATGTTTATCATTCAAGTGCCCCGTGTGGACAGGACTAAATACAATCTCTATAAACCGCTCTCGGTTCCCGCCTGTTACGAAAATTCCACATGCAAGTTTTTGTCTCCTCAGAGTCAGTACATAGGTTTCGAGAATAAAGCGAAGGAGGAGGGGAGACATTATATTCGTCTCGACGATACCAGCACTTGCAGAAATTTGAATAATAAAACGCTCTGTTTCGGTTCAGTTACCAGCAATAAAATAAAACACTCTCGGGACTGTGACGTGCGCCTGTTTAAGCATATGAACATTAGCGACTGCGCTGTGCACGCGTCACATTTTCATGATGAGATATTTTATAGTCTGAACAATATGAATAGATGGCTGTATATGGTGGGACAGAAACCTATACATGCCTCGCTGAATTGCGGCACGGGTAAATATGACATTAAATTCATGCTAAAAGGAACGGGAGTGTTGACACTTAAGAAATATTGTAAGTTGCGCACCACCAATTCGGTGTTGATCAGCAAGCATGTACTAGATTACAATGCAGATTCTATTCATATTGTGAATTTCAACTTCAGTAAATATATCCTGCCGGAGGATTACAATTTGGGTGACAAAATGGTCAAGAGTCTAGATTACGACACCTTGAATGATATCACGCGCAATTTAAAACAACTGGTTTCACAGGAGACGGCCGACAATAACTCGTTGTTCGCGCCCAAGGACGACAATTCCAATGCAAATTGGTATTCCAACCTGTTTGGAAACTGGTGGTGGGAATTAAAACTCGTCATGTATCTAATCTGCATAGTAATAGTTATTTTTATCGTTCTATTTATCAGAAAGACATGTTGCTGTGGCGCCATCGGAAAATAAGTCTTATCCCAAGCGAGTAGTATTAACCTTTGGTCGTATGGTGATAATATATGCTAGATAACGATAATGATATAAAATCATGTGAAAATCGACTTCGGTTTCATTACCATGTCAATATTTGAAGCGGACATAGTGTCCCTATTGACAAGTTCTATTACCATGACCAGCGACGTTGACTTTTGTTATATAGATCAGGAGTTTGAAGAAAATCAAAAAAGATTATTGGAAGAGAACAAAGAAAACCAAAAAAGATTATTGGAAGAGAACAAAAAATCAATGGAAAATTGTCAAACGGAAGAAAATATGGAGATTGCTCAATCGGAAGAGCCCCAGATAGAAGAGACTCAAACTATAGAAGAGATTCAAACGAAAACTATAGAAGAGATTCAAACGAAAACTATAGAAGAGATTCAAACGAAAACTATAGAAGAGATTCAAACGAAAACTATAGAAGAGATTCCAACGAAAACTATAGAAGAGATTCCAACGAAAACTATAGAAGAACCTCAAACTACAGAAGTTCAAACTATAGAAGTTCAAACTATAGAAGAACCTCAAATATATACAGATTTGGAAGAAATGGACGACGAGGACATAGAATTGAAGCAATTGATGGAAAAAGTGTTACCAGATAACTTACCTCAAATTCAAAACTTGGAACTGGAGAATTTTTTATTGAACCACGAAGAAAAACATCAAGAACAACAGAAAAACGAACAAGAAGGAAGAAAAAAACAAGAAGAAATAGAAAAGCAACTGTATCAAAAAAGTATAATTGATCAATATTACCAAGAAAAACAATTGCAAGATCAACTGCATACTCAACTGCAACCTATTGAGCATCTTGAAGAGCAAGAAAAAGAACACGTAGACGAAAATGAAATTGAGAAAATTGAACAGTATGTTCGCGCAGACCCTCCACGAAAGATTACTATTCAGAGTAACACTAGTATGGATACAGAAGACATTTTAAATATATTGTCTCATAAAGAGGAAGAGGACGCGGGCACTGATCTCACGCGAAAAATTAATTTTGGTGACTATGTAGATCCTGACGGAGAAAATGAAAGCATAGATTCCAGCGACGAAATTGAGAATTATGATCATACAGACGACAAAGCTGTCATTAAAAATTTAGAAAGACAAGTATCTGAAATGGCTGATAGAGTAGCTTCTTTGGTGCAAGATAATCAATTATTAATAGACAATAAGGAAAACCTGGAATTTCGTCTAAGAAAAAAGGAAAAGGAAATGACGAAAAAAACGGCCAAATTTGACGAATTACTGGAAAAAAAAAACGAGCTGGAGAAACAGCAAGAGGCTTTAATTCGTGATTATGAAATTGAACGAAAAAATAGACAAGAATTGAAGAAAAATAACAAGAAACTTGAAGAAATCGTTTATGAATTGAGTCAGGAACGAAGCAGGACATTGAAACGTGTCAATATAGAGGAGTATCTCGATCAAAAAATAAAACGCTTGAAAGTTGAGGTTTATCGAGATTTGAAGATGGAAGAACAGGAGGACAATCGAGAGAGCATGAAAGTTATTCAAGAGAAATTGGATAATGAAATAAATTCCAATAAAAACATGATAAACATCATTCAGGAGCTGGAAAGGAAACTTAACAAGTCTAAAGAAATCTCTCAACATTACAAGAGCAAGTATGAAATGTACAGGAATAGGTACCAAAAACGGATACCGACATTCTCTCCGCAACTGTCCATATGTTCCGACATTTCGAGATCACCAAGTAGCGGGTTATAGAAACGTGGGTTATTTAAGGTTATGTTTAGGTTAACATGTAAATAAAAACAATCAAAATTTCAAATTGTTGTCTTATTAGCACATATTAAAAACAATTTACATTGCATTCGACTTTTTTTTTACATATCAGTTACAGATAGATAGACTACCTAAAAGTCATCTACATTATAACAGCACTTGTTTAGCAGCAATGTTCTGAGTTGATTTTTGAATCTAGAAAGCTTTCTCTCTGACTTGAGTTCAATTGGCAACTTATTAAATAAACCTATGGTTTGATGACGCGCACAGTGCTTTACAATTTGCAGAGCAGGTATAACTTGACATACCCGATAACATACCCGACCTACCGAATATCCATTCTACGAGAAAATAATTTTCACGTGAATTTGGGTGTTTCATTCACAAACCAATTTAATTCCATTCTAAAAAGTATTCCAACAACCCCACAGAGCCTTTTATTAATTTGTTAAAGTTGAGCAGCATGATCATTTTGTTTTCTTCTTTGTATTTTTTGGCTTCCATAAATTGTACTTGGATATTCTTCATTATTGTTGAAATGACGTCGTCATTATTTTTGATGCCGAATTCGTGACCATTTTTGGGCGAGCTGCGATTTTTGGGCGCTAATTCGGCATCATTTTCCAATTCGGCATCATTTTCCAATTCGGCATCATTTTGCTGTTTTTTCGTTTCTGTTTCGTGTTTCATTGTGACTATTTTATACCGAAATAGCCAGTATTTTTTGATGAATTCTTCTTGTTCCATCAATTCCCAAAAATCTGCAATATCAAAGATGGTGGTAAGCATTAGTCTGTCTGTCAGCTTACTAAAATAACGAGGGAGATACAGAAATAAATAGTGCTCTAGGACGGTATGAAAATTGTCATTGCTGACGAACGAGGTTAGCACCGCTCGCCGTAAGTCGTCGGCCCTGCAGAACAGGGTTTCGGCGGGAATGTCGTCGGACCACGTCGCCAGCGATCCGATCTCTCCCATCGTTTTCAAGGGCAACGACGGCGGCAATTCGTACAAATCCCTCAAACACTCCACGCCTAGCCAAAGTCTGGCGTCGGCGAGCACGACCGGCCAACGGAACTTGTACAAATCGTCATACTCACAAATGAATCCGTACACCGTGCTCATTCTTATGTAATAACAAAAAAGGTTAGATTATTTTTTTGGATTTCGTCGATCAGTTCTTTTTTGGGAGCGGTCGAAAAAAAAAATGTACTTTATGAAGGAAACGGCGACGTCGCTCCGAATGAGCACTTCTGCATTGTTACCGTCTATCATTTCGATGTCTCTCAGAGACGTTATCGAGATTCCGGGCTCGCCCGAAAACTGAGAAATGCCTGATTCGCCTATCATGAAACCGAAGTTCTCCTCGGTGTTTATGACGAAACTGTGCTGATTGAGCGTGCACCAACCGAATAACAGAGTGCACTCGCCGAACACGGATTTGAGCGAGGTCTCTTTGTTGAGAAGTCTCATGTACACACCGTCTACTTCATCGTAGTATTCGTAAAAGTCGGGCATGGTGAGTGATACGGTGGGGTCCGAAGTCAGTCTTCTATTCTTGGACCCCTGTCCCGCGGCATTCGCCATTTTTTGCGTTTTGCTACTCGTTAATAAATATCCACTTTTAAGAATACAGAGAAGTGAGGACAGAGAGGTCTCGTGAATCAAATAATATCTGTCCATAATGTGGTGGAGCGTGTGGGTACTTTTATGTTTCGTGTTAATCTTAGTATTACTAATGAGGATAAACGACCGCACACTCGACGAGAGGCGTGTGGCCATTAGTTTCGAACGTCACAATCTTTTGGATTGCGATGCGGTTAGAGTCCCTTGCGTGGTTGCGGACCAGTGTCGGGACAATTGTATAAGCGGAGCGCTAATGAGGTGTGACGAGGGCGGTTTTTGTGGTAGGGGTATACAGTATTCACCACAAGAGTGGGAGGAATGTGACGTTAGCAGGGGGATGATTATGGTTTTCAATGCTCTGGACGGCCTCGCTGTGGAGAGTTTGTGCGTCAGCATGTATAGAGACATAATAGACGACGACGGCGAGTTGAGACCGTACGTGTGCGAAAACGGACGGATGAGTATGAATCTCGAGGTAGGACCGTTTGCGGTCGAGGACTGCGAGTGCGATCGAGGCTACACGAGATTCGCCTACGGGTCAGGTGCTTTTTCTCGCTCCATTCCCGTCTGTCTACCTGACAATGTCGCCGTTCTCTACAGGAGAATCTATTGAAGGTCGAACCAAAACTGTAGGTTTGGTGCGGTGGAGTCGTGTAGTTCGTATTCATCGTTGGCGACGGAACAATTGAGGGGAGTGTGCGATCTCGATTCCTGGATGAGTTCTTTCAGTCGATCGATTTCGGCGGTCGGTATTCGAACGTCCTCGTGGACGGTGCTCACGGCCAATCTGTCACCTTCCCTCAACGCCAGATGGGGATACGCGAACAGGACACGAACGCCGCCGACCACCGCGTAAACGTTGACGTCGTCGAGCAAGAACACGCGCAAATCGTCGGTCGCGCCCGCCACGTTGAGTTTGTAACTGCTGACACCCTGCTTGCTGTGTAGCGTGTCCACGTGTATCACTTGCTCGACGATCTCTACCGATCCCTGCACTCGAGTGGTCAGCGAGGGAATATTGAAACCGGTGATTGGTACACGCCAGCAGACCACCCCGTTATACGTGGTACCTTCACTCGAGTTCCCATTGAGGGTCCGCTGTTCCGCGAATGTCGGGTCGTCGGTGATTATGCCAACGTCGCGCGCCAGCACCACCATTCTCCCGTTGTTGGTTCCCAACGTTCCCTCCCTCACTCCCATATTGTAGTAGAGCTGATACATGCCCACTGCATAGAATAATGTACACGACACAAACTCGAGGTCGTTCATTTCGGTGAATCGGGACCGGGACAGCATCGCGCCGCAGCGGTCCGTCTTCGCTAGGGCGGTCTCTCCCGCCGCGGGTCGGAATGATTCCGTGGAGGTGGTCGTGGAGGGGATTCTCAGTACCCCGTTGGGCGTCTGGCACAGAACGCCGGACTCGAATAACACGCTGGCCGCGGTATAGTTTATTACGGGATATTTTCTGTTCCACAGACGTCTCGTCATGGCCCACAGGGGTCCTTGTGTGTTGTTGGTGGGATCGGCTTCGTAGTAGGCCAGGCGAGGGGTGGTACCCACCACGCACCCATAGTAGTCCTCGGATAGCTTGGTGAGCACTTTGGAGTGATCGGACGAATGCACCGCAATGGGATACTCCTGAAAATGTCCTATGACGTTCGAGAACATAGTGCCATTTCGCGACATGACCGCAGGATTAACGATTCCCTCTGGACTCGCGACGTTGAGTACGGCCTGCCGCAGTCCCTCCGCGTTCAATACCGCATCTCCGAAACAATAAGCGTAATAGTCAAAGGTAAAGTAAGAGTTTATGAGATAACCGTACGCCCTGACGTCTATGTGATCGACATAGATCGAATCGACGTGCAGACCGTTGCCTGTCTCGACGAACGGAAACCGTATGATGTCGAGCACGGCCTGGACCGAGGCTTCATTTTTGACCGCGGTGAGGGGTACGTCGCGCAGCAGCTGCGAGTAAATGTACGGCACACCCATACGCATCGCGTTGCCCGCTGTTCTAACCCACCCCAGGGAGCTGGTCGCCGACGGCAGGTAGGCGCCGAGACATGTCACGGTGAGGCGAGCGCACTCTTCGTAATGGATCGTGTCGTACAATACGGCGGTCACCACCATGAACACTTCGGGCATGGTGATGGTGAAGTGGTACCAGTCTGCGATTTCGCCCCAGGGTGGCCTCTGATGCGGAGGGTCTGTGGGTAGATTCGCCGCGATTCGCTTCAGACCGCCTGCGAGGTGGGCGCCGAGGGTGGCGTTCCTAGAGTTGTACTGAGCGGCGTACCCTATCATGGTGTGACACATGATACCGAAGTCTCTCACGTTCGTCCACGGACTGAGTCCGTCGAAAACGGTATCCTCGTTCCAGCCCACGGTGGGAGCCACGATTTTTTCGGCCTTCTTCGTCAGCTGTTGCGTTAGCGTCTCCTTCGTGAAATTATTGAAGGCTATCGCGTCGGGAGAAACGAAAGAAGGTTCGGGTTGAGGAGGTTCTGGTTCGGGTTGAGGTGGTTCTGGTTCGGGTTGAGGTGGTTCAGGTTCGGGTTGAGGAGGTTCTGGTTCGGGTTGAGGTGGTTTTGGTTCGGGTGGTTCCGGTACATCACAGGTGCATTCTTTGGGACAGCAACAACAATTCCATAATATAGGTCCTATCTTTTGCAATATAAACACCGACAGCGCCACGATCAGCAGAATCACGACGAACACGACCACTCTTTCGCCTATCACTAAATTCAAACTCAACCAAGCGGGGTCTACAGCACCGTTCATAGATTTAACTTATCTGTCCTCATAGATAAGTTTTAAAATGCACGAAGACATACTGACTCTGTTGAAAACTTACAATAAAAAATTCAACGAACTGGACGACGCTTTTCAAACTCTAAAACAGCAATACGACAAAACACAATACGAACTGAAATGTGTCAAGAGGATACTCAAGGAAGTTTGTTCTGTGGTGGCGCCGCACAGAGAGGAAATGGTACAAGAGATGATCGACAAACACGACAAGGTGTACAGGACTCTGTACGAGAACGGCGCCGCTCCGCTCGCCAACATCAGATTTCATCATCAGCTATCGCCCGAGCTCAATTCCGTCTATTTGTGGAACAATATATTCTAGAAGGGGGATGTATAAATTACCCAGACGCCTTAATCTAATTACAGTCCGCACTCATGATGGAGACGTATCATATGCGCCATCCGATCGACACAAAGAAGACTTATCGAGTCGACGTGTTTTGCAAGAAATGGACAGGTATCAACGGAAATTCCACCTTTGTTGTGGGAGGTAGATATTTCATTACCAACGGGAGGGCTCTGAAAGCTATGGAATCTACGGCTACGGATTTTGAAGAGCCGGAGAAGAAGTTTGAGACAAATAGAAAAAAAAAGGAGCACTGTTTCAAAGCTCTGAAAACCCGTCAAGAGATAATCGATAAATACAAGAATATTTTCTATCAACGTCCTAATGCGAATACAGAGAGTGATTTCAAAAATATTTGCATCAAAGTCAGGGGTTCTCCGACGCACGGTACTAGATTCATGAACCGTGTGAAATTCACCTGTCTGGTCGTGAAAAATCTACAATGCAAAGCTTGCAAAAATATATGTGTGTATGATGCACTAAAACAGTTTTATTGTATGGATAGTAAGTGTGTTTCTCAAGTTGACCGGTACGTGTCGCAACAATAATTATGGACATGGTTATGGAAAAAAAAAGAATATTCATGAAACTGGCGCACCAGCTCAATCCAAAATCTATTAATAAATTAAAACCTCATGTACATAAATTATATAGTTTTATTAATGTATATTGTATTACACAAGAAGAATCCCAATTACGGTTAATGTACAGTACGCTATGCGAATGTATATCTTTAATGACACGTGAATTGGTTAAGGATAGGAAATATGATATACTCGAAACTATAAAGGAATAAAATGGAGGCCAGTAAATAAAAATCTGAAGTATAATATAGTGTTTTATTTTTTCTGAATATCAAACTTATAGTAAATGATATACTTGAGCAGCATATTCCATTTCGCGGTCGGCTATTATTTGATTGATGTCGTCATCATCCCAGTCATCATCCTCAAACTCCATGTCGCAGCTAGATTCTTCTTGTTCTTCATAGAAAGTATGTATAGATTCCAAGTCCATCATTTCTCTTTCTTCATAGTAGGTCTTGATCGATTCTAACGTCTCCGAATCCCCAACTAAGACCACCGACTTATTTTCGTCGACCGCTTTCTTCATAAATATGTACAGGCGTGTCATGTCGAGTTTCTTATAATCCATGATTAACACGTCTCCAAGTGAAATATTAAGAGGAAAATTAACAATCAACACTATTGCATCGACATCATCCTCGCTCGGGAGAGCGTTACAAAAATAAAACGACCCGTGTGCAATCATGTCAACACTATAATCTAGTGAGGTACATGTAACAGCGCCTTCCTTTTATCCATTAATGGCCGATTATGTTATCTCCTTCGCTGATAATATCATCTAGAGTATCATTGCAGCGCACGATAAACTTATTGAGGTGTTTAATCCTCTTCTTGAGCATCTTCACCGTCTTCTGGAGACGAGCCATATCGGCTGTCTGTTGGGACTGTTCTCGACGCTTGCACTGCAGTTCTTGTGTGAGCTTCAGAATTTCCTGGTCGTATATTTTTACTCCCATTTTTTGTTGCTGCGTAACCAACTGCAGCTGTTTCGTCTTTTCAGTGTTCTCGTTGTCGGTATTCTTCAATTGGTTCGCGAGAGTAGTTATCGTCTCCTTGTACTGTTTATCGAGTAGTTGCCAATTTGCTCGTTCACCGGCTAAAGTTTCCTGCGTCTCCCTGATTTGCTGCTTCAAATTGGCCAAAGCCAACCTGTGAATTTCTATGGTATTGTACAGTTCTTGCACTTCGTAATTCTCAGCCGACGCCATGGTGACTTATGAGTGTCAATTGAACCGCGACCGCTTATAAGTCTCAGCATTTGGAGATCAGCGGTTCGATGTCACGTATGGGCACGTACAGAATCCCAACTCTCTCGTCGTATCCCGTTTGTTTCAGCATCCATTTGCCCCGTTTGTAACCCACCATTTTTATTTGTTCATTTAAGATCACCCAGTCCACTTGATCGACTTTGAACTTTCTAAACACCGACGACACCAACGTACGTGTGTCGTTCTCCAGGTCCAACACGTACAGTGCGTTGTGTTGTATTCCATAGAGTATAGGCATGTTGTTCACGATTTCTTCGAAAATAACAGAATATATGTAGGACGGGACGATTATTCGTTTCGGATGGTTAAAAGCGTACTCGAATCTAAAAAATTTGGTGAAAAATATAGGCTGGTTTCGAAATTCGGTGGCGGAGACCACGCTCCCGCACAGACCTTTCCACCGTCCTTCGGAATGGTGGGCGGCGTAATAATTTTCATTTTTAAAGTCGAAATCGTTAAACTCCCAGTGTTCTTGGTCGAAGAATATGTAAAACTTTCCGAGCATGTAGGCCACCGTGGTCGGAATCTTCTCGCACACCATGTCGATACCGTTCGACGGACCCGTGACCCACGCGGGAAGCTCCAGTCCCGAGTAGCCGTACGTCAAGCCGAATTCTTTCTCGGGGGTCAGGTCCAGACGAGTGGTGATGTTCTCTCCTTTAAACTTTACCATTTTCGGTCCGCTGTAATATTCAATTTTGTCGTAATTCGTTTTGTATGACGGTATTTTTCTATAGCTCTCTTTAGTATTGTGCATGTACAACCTGTTGAGATCGTCGATGATTTCCTTGTTTACATCGACAACTCTACCTTCCAAGTAACTCGCGTACATGATGGATCCAATGTTCTCGGAGTGAGCAAATCCCAACAAATGGCCAATTTCGTGCAGCAAAACGGGCAAATATTTGCGCCCCATTTTCAGCGTTTCGTTTTTCATCAACCACACGATATCATTGTTGATATGAATCGATCCCCTGTTAATCGCGGCGTGAGCCATAATTTCTTTACCGGGAAAGGTTCCGTCGTCGTGAATGCGACTCTCAAACGAAATAGTAATGGTGGCTCTGGGATTATCGTCGCCCACGTCGACAAACTTTAGAATGGTTTCGTTAGTGTACCAATCGGTCACCTTTTCGTATATGTCGAACGCCTCGCGCGTCTCTGCGGCCACCGATTGCGGCTCCAAGTAATGGGGAAGTGTAGAAGTGAACAAACTGTACGATAAAGTGCGATTTGGAAAACGATTGCGAAGACCAAAAATCTTCCTCTTTATGCGCACCTTGTTTTCGTTTTTATAATTTTTCAAATGCCTAGCTATAAATTTCCAAATTGTCGTCATGTAATCCAATTTCCTCTCAACAACTGTTTCATTTAGAGTTTCAAATTCAGACGTTCTGTAATCGATCGGTCTAGAGTCGTGCGACGGTTTCTGTACGTCGTATTTCGGTCTGCTAACGTTTGATTTATCATTCGTAAAAACGTTCACTCTCGGCCTCGGACTAGGTCTGCTAAAATGTAATTTTTTTTCATTTACATAAATATTGGGTCTCGGTTGTCTCGGAGAATTTGATTTTTTATCATTTACAAAAATATTCACTTTGGGCAATGCGTACTCGATTTTGTCGTGTACACGAGGTTTGATCGTGTTATTCACGATTTTATCGTCTGTAGTTACAGTGTCGTCTGTGCTATTGATATATTGTTCAAGGTCTTCGTAGATTTTATTAAATACAATCTTGTCCGTTTCATTGTATAGATTCAGGGTGTCGTGATCTAGTGACGTAGCCGATACGCCCGCGAACGACGCCCACAAAAGATGAAGTGCGGTGAACCACCACCACCACATTGTAAGATGAAGTGCGCGTATGTGACTCTTGTAATGTTAGGCAACGACTATGTCAAAGGTGCAATTGCGCTGGCAAAGAGCCTAATCAAATCTCGCACCGGATACGACCTAATTTGTATGGTGACCCGCGATGTGACACAAATTCGCGAACTCTCACGATTGTACACACGCATCGTCGTCGTCGATTATATATACCACGAATGTGGCAAAATGCTCACAAAACGCCAAAACGACATCTACTCCAAGTGGATCAATTTTTCGTTTACGAAATGGCGCTGTTTCGAGCTGATCGAGTACGACAAATGCGTCTATCTAGACGCGGATCAGCTCGTCTTACGTAATATTGATCACGTGTTTCATTTGCCGGGATACGCCATGTGCTTCAATCACAATTACAATCCCCACTTCAAGACGTTTCATTATGGAGATCTCGTCACCAGTTCCCATTTAAAGTTCATCTACGACAATTGCACTATATTGGGATTTTCAGGCACTCTGGTGTACACACCCAGTCTCGTATTGGCGTCGCAGATTGCGCGCACCGTCCCCTCGATGATCGATCACAGCAACAGACACAACAACGGCTTCGATGAAATAGTGCTCACCAAAGCGTTGATCGATCTCAACATTGACGTGTGTCAGCTATCTCCCATGTACGTGTGGAACGCGGGAGATTACAGCATTCTCAAAAACTCCCAACCTTACGTCATCAATTACTATGGGGACAAGAAACCGTGGATGAAAAACAAAAAGTCCATTTTCATGGATGTTTTTATTTGGAAGTATTTTTACAATCTTAAGGTTTATAAAGGTAATACAAAGTTAATAAGGTGATAATTTGCTGAAAGTAGTTATACAAATACACTTATGTGGAGTTATTATTATGGCTTACATAATCCTATACTGCTTACTCAATATATGATTAAATAAGTGTACACTGATATCGTTTTTAGGCTGAACAGTGAGTCTGATTCGCTGTTTATTGTTACAGCGCGGTATCGAAGCAAAGTTATAAAAACACAATCTATACAGAGCCGCCTTCGAGGTCGCCGGCAGTTTTCTGTACAATTTTTGGAACTCGGAAATTTGAAACTTTGTCTCTCCCGTACACAGTTTGACAATAAAGAATTTACAAAAATTAACAATGTGACAGCGTAGATAGTGATTCAGCCTCTCGTCCGCCCTCATGAATCCATCCTCCAAATCATCTTTGTAACCCAGCAAATTACTCGCCATACTGTGTGCTATGAAAGCTAATTTGTACGATCTTTGCTGTGCTATACTATAATCCAACAGCGAAATCAACAAAATAAACTGACCCAATTGATACACTTGTTTGTTGGTCGATATTTTACGTAAAAACTGATTGGGAGGCACTTTACTCACGGCATATCCGTCTCTAACAATGTTCAGTATGGAAAATTCCGCGGTTAGTATGTATTCCCACATGTAGTGCGGGATTAGAATATTAATGATTTGCCATCGAACGCGTGGCTTGTTCGTAGTGGTCAAGAGCGCCCCACCTCCCAGTAACATATACATCACCGGGTCCACGGTCAGATCGCAACACTCCATATACTTGTCCAGATAGTTGACCGCCTTCTGGACACGATTCACACCGAGACAAGGCGTGAAACTGTACATCCAGTTGATTATGATCATACGGTGATAGGAGGTCACCCGATGGTGGTTCGGAAATCGACTCGTGACCCTGCATCGAGCGTCGCGTATGATCATTTGTCGCACGTCACCCATGGCTAATCGACTGTAGTGGTCCCTGCAAAATACATATAGAATACACATCTTTTTTTTTGATAAGGATAATGTTTTGGTTGATAGTCACCCTTTTCGTGTTGTTTCTTTATATTCTATACCTACCTCTAAAAACAACCTATGACGTTATGTACACTGAAATGTTGGAGAGAAACGCTCTGGTGAACGACGACGAGTTTCGAGAGGCCATGAAGAACCGACGGTACACTCCCCTACACGCCCTACCCGCCGTGCGGTGGCATTACAATTTCGACACGCTGGAGGGAAGCAGCAGCTGCTTTTCGGTGCCCACTCTTGTCACCGTCACCAATACGGGCACTTTCGACTGCGCCGCGGTGTGCAACGACGACAGAGCCGTCTATTTTTTCGTGAATCCCAACGACAAGTTCGTGGTGAACGGCACCCTTCTCATGAGCGGAGGCTACTGCACCATGAACTCCGTACCGCGCAACTGCAACAGCGAAACGTCTCTTATACTGTACAGCGTCAATCAGTGGACCTGCATAGCCGAGGATCCGCGCTACTTCGCGGGCGAAGGAAACCTCGTGCAGATTGCGGGCCGACAACACGGTGATCACATTCTGCCGGGAGACGCCGATAAAATCGTGTTATGGGATAACGAGCGCAACAGAGCCGTCAATCCCGTCATGGTTTCGCACAGGTACACCTGGGACGACAGGATGGCGGATGGCAAGCGCCGATTCGAAGTGAGGTGCGAGGCGCTCGACATTCGGCACAATCTCATGTTCAACAACCCGCACAACGAGATCGAATGTCTGCCTAACGTGTGCACCACGGTGAATTGGATTCACAGGGACGTCAGACCCAATTTCGATAACGGCACATGTGACTGCGGAAACTTCAATAACACCAGGGTACGACACATCACCGACAGCGATCCCACGAGCATGTGCGCTTCCATTGTGAACCGACTCGACTTCCAGGAGGGCGCGTACGAGTTCCGGGTCGGGTGCCTCTCCTTAGACACGCCCATTACCGAGTACCACGAAGACAAATTGCTGTGTCCGCCCGACATTTTCAACCAAAACACCGACTTTGCATACACGTTTCGTGTCGAGGGCGTGGTGCCCATGAGCGGAAACGGCATTGATGAGCCCACCACGCGTCTGTGGAAAGAGACCAGAAACAGAATAAATTGGCATAGACGCTCAGCTGCCTAACTTTAGATCCTCTTTGTCGTCATACCCGTTCAACATTCTGTTGAGCGTGTCGATTCGTCTCAGCTTCTTTCGCTTCTCGTTGAGATACGACGTCACTATCTCGTCGATGTCCCTGAGCAGCCTGTAGTTGTTTTCGTTCCTTGTATCTCTCAGCCACGCTTCGAAAGAAATTTTCACCGCGTTCACGTTTTTCTCCATGCTCTTATAAGAATGAACAGGTCTGTTGCAAATTGGATGAGGGAAAAATATCAGTGTGCAGAAAAGGAGAAGAGAATCAGAAATCTGTTAATTAGCAACAGTGGTCTGACGCTGGATAAGGGGCGATGGTTGGACACCAGGATAGACTTGGCCACGATCGACACTGAAGAGTTATTGGTGAAAATACTTAAGGTTCTCAACGAGGATCGAATTAGATATCAGGCATGCGGTCCCGCGGACGCCGAGAACACTATTGTGGACACAAGGGGGCAACAAAAAATGGACCGTGAAATGACACGTCTGCTGTCGATGCGACCTGTGTTCACGGACGTCACCTCCGTGCGCGAATTCATCATGCAAATGGGACGCGCTCTCGTGGCCTGCAATCGCAACGCCAATTCTCTTTTCGCGGATTTCGGCTACGTCGCCTCGAGTTACGGACTCTGTCCCGAGCGATCCGACAGCGACCTGATAGAGACGCTCCGCAGGGACCTCACGAGAACCAACAACGAACTAAATGCGGCGGTCGCCGCCCTCGACGAGTGCCAGAACGGTCGCCAGGTGGATGACGTCGTTCAGGCAGAGCTGCACAACCGGTTGCAGAGCTGCGAGAGGGAGTTACAGCAGTGCAGGGACGAGGTCGTCGCCGTGCGTCGAGAGAACGCTGACCTGCTAGCGAAGGTCGATACCACAGGGGTCTGCGATGCGACAGCAGAACAGCTTCGAAGCGAACTGGATAGAATGAAAAAAGAAGCGACGGAACTAAGACAACAGCTGGCCCAGTGCCAACAAACCTTGGTCATCGATGCTCAGATACATTCAGATCTGCGTCATCAATTAGAACAGTGTAGGACCGAATTACATATCGCGAGCGATGACCGAGACAATTACGAAAAACAACTCAACACCGAGCGAGAAAATAACGACAGACGATTGACGAAACAAGCCGAAATATTGGCACAATTAAATCGGGATAAACAGAACAACCAGAGCGTACTCACTAACCAAGCGAATCTTCTGCAACAGCTCAAACTGGAAAAAGATAAACTGAGACTGGAAATCGAAGAAGATGCGAGATTACGGCAGGAAATTGCGAATCTACGTGAAAAACTCGAGGTCAACGCTTCGAGATTCGGTGACGAACTCAAAAACGCATATCGAAAATATCAAAACGAAATAGACGAAGCGAAGAGACAGCATCAAAGTGAACTAGACGAATGTAAAAGAAAATGTTACGAATTTATCCAACAAATTAAAGATGAATGCTTTAATCGCATTCAGCAACAAGAGGAGGAACATCGCAACAATATTCGCCAAATCGCACAAGAATACCAGACTCGTCTGGAACAAGAACGTGGGCATGACGAAACTCTATTTCGACAACATAACCAACTGGCAATCGAAGAGCGTATTGTGCCCGTGATCGAGGAGATACCATTAGAAGATGAAGGGACACCGTTCGTTCCCCTCGAAGACCAGGACACGCTTATGATTGATGACACGACAGTACAGATCCGAGAAGAGGTTTCACCGATCGAAGAGGAGGATGCACCGATTGCGATCGGGAACCTAACCTTAAGCAGGTGCATGGATCAGCTGAGACGGTGTCGAACCGCACAAATGAAGCGTACGAAAAGTAAAAAAGATGACAGACAGAAACTGGAAGAGCGACGACATCAACACATGAGAGACAAAGAGAAATGGACAAACGAAAAGAAAAAAATGAAAGACGATTTCCTAGAAAAACAGAATAATCTGCACAGTGAACGCTTAGACATGGAGGAGCGTTATCGGAATTGGATCTTATCTTTGGCTCACATCTTCGGTGTTGACACCGGCGCGGACGACCCTCAATTGCTCAACACCGTCATGAACTATTTTCAAAGGCTAGAAAAAAATTTGAAAACGTTGAAAGTGGGATTCTCCTGTCCCGGCACTCTCGACGAATGTATACCGATCGTGCTCGACAAGTACAGCGCGGAGTCGAGAGAGTACGAGGCAGAAATGGAGAGGTTACAACAGCAGCACGACAGTGTGCGACACAGGCAGATAATAGATATGAAAAACGAACTAGCCAATCTGGAGAGAAGGCACGAAGCAGAAATGGATAAAGTAAAGGATCAATTTCGCTCGCAACTCATTAACATCACCGAAGAACACGCTCTATATCTGTCTCTATGGGGACTATATACAAATTTGACACAACAAGAGTCCCACGACCGAGAACCCTTCACCATGCGAGAAATCAACGAAATGGTTGTGGCGCTTCGTAACAACCACGAATCATCAGAAAACACATTATACTATTTCTATAATGTACTGTATCTTTTATTCGAACCCTGCAATATAAACCTCACGAACGAACAATTTTTAATGTTGCCGCAACCGGAAAAGGAACATATTTACAAAACAATCGTAGAGTGTTTAGAGTCGCACACGACGCCTCGCGTCACGACCGCCGAACCCAGCGACTATATCGACGACGACTTCTCCACGAACATCCTCCTGGGCGACATGGACGTTCCTTCGTATGAGGAGGAGTCTATCGTCCATCATTGAACAGAAATACCGGTTTAGGACACCTCTGTAGCGGTTTCTTGAACAAGATTTTGGGGGGAGGCGTCGCAGTCGCCGGCGGTATCGACACCGTACTGCTGTTCGCGCTCGTCATGTCCGCCACCGCGTCGTACAGTATTTTGGTCAAAATAGATTTTGCATATGACACCATGTAGTGGTCGTCGAATTGCGGGTTCTCCATTTCCTTTATACATTCGTAATAATGCTTTAGCATGTCCTTGGGTGACGACTTCATGTCAGGGTCGATCTTCTCCAACCTTTTTGCGGCGTTTGCGAAGAATGATTTATAGTTAGGAAACAAATCTTGACATTTATTAACAATAAGATTGACCGCGATCAAAAAGGTGCCCCTGTTAAAATTTTTATACTCCACACTCTCCTCTATATACTTTGTTTGCAAGATCAATTCTTTGATATTGTTAAAGTTAGCGTCGCTCGGACATTCGTTGTAGTCCCGGTGCGCCTTGCGAACCATCGCCATAATCTTTTCGGGCAACATATTTTCCGTCTCTATCAATACTTTACATTTATCCGCAATCAATTGTTTCGCAAACTCTTTCGCGTCAACAGTCGTTTCCATTCTTAATGATACCTCTAGTCGCGATAATCGTCGCCGCGTTTCTTTGCATGCTCGTTTTGTACATACTCAAACTAAACAGGGGACAGGAAATAAAAAGACTGTTGTACGAACACAAATTCATACCAGTCCCGTTAGGACGATATGTTAATAAAATTACATGATTTTTATTTCATTCCCCCTCTCAGTCTCAACACCAGGTGAAGCGTGCTCTCCTTTTGGATGTTGTAATCGGCGAGTTGGCGCTCGTCGTCCAGCTGCTTCCCGGCAAAGATCAAACGCTGCTGATCTGAAGGCACACCTTCCTTTTCCGTTATCTTCTGCTTCAATGTTCCTATGGTGTCGGCGGATTCCACCTCCACCGTAATCGTCTTTCCCGTGAGGGTCTTCACGAAGATTTGCATGATGTGAATGAAAATAGCGGTTTGGTAGTTTTTATGAAACTTTCATCTTATATATACTCAATCATTAAGGTTGACCCGACGATGAATTGCTCAGGCGATATTAAAGCTTACATTAGCGATCTGTTTATAGAATTTCCATACGCGAAAGTGCAGCCGCAACGCGACGCGGGCGGGGCGCAAGTCACGTCCCTCACCCTGTTTGTGCCAACGTTCGCCGATGAAAAAGTGATAGTGAAAGACAACTTCGTAGGCTTCTCCTCGGTCAGGGTGCTGAAGTACGCCTCCAATTTCGACGAGAACGACGACATCGAAACAGACACGGTGGTCTATTGGAACGCAATCCTGCCCATAAAAATATTGGGCGTGGGTACCACCATCGTGTTCAATGTGGTCCTCAGCGACAATCTATACAGTTGCCACAAGATCGAAATCGATCCCTTCGTTCGAAGCATGCGGTGTCCTATGCAAGTGGAATATCATCCGGGTATGGTGTGTCTCGACGGCGAATACGCCGGTGACCTACAGGAGTTGCGCAAAACCCAAATGGATACCACAGAGTTTTTGATCAGATTCCAAAAAGACACACCCATGGGCATCAAAATTCTCAATACGAAACGTCTGTTGATAGCGCTCAGTATTCGTAGTGTTAGAGCGAACGTGTGCGTATACCTACCATACGAAGAACTCACTACAATACACAAAGAGCTCTCCTGGGAAATGACAAGGAAACAAATTAGAGGAGGACAGAGCTTCTCTTGTAACGTGCTCAACAGGTCCAGCTACAAGTACGTTTTGGACGCGATGAAGCTGATCGGCGTCGATTCCGATGACGTGTCATCGCTTCATTCGCTAGTCAAGATCTTCACCCCCCTAATACTCCGTTACAAACTCGTGCCGACAATATTCGTCGAATTGAACAATATCAACGGGGAGGAAAAACACGTGAGACTGTATTGCAAATACGAAAGCGTCGCCATAACCAACGCGGGCCCAGTACCCATCAATATGGCCACAAAAAATACCATCAAAAGCTTCACACACAATACGCTCGCCGCCATGTCCAACAAATTTTACGACGAGCTCGGTACTCGCAACGCCTTCGTACACTCTCCCCAGTACAATTATTTTTTATAAGTTATGGAAAACTTTGATCAGTTGGACACTGTGGTTTTTGAAAATTACACTCTCATTCAACAAGTTATATTCTTTGTAGTGAGCGCTACCCTAATTTTCATCATATGCAGTCTTCTCTACACCGTTATGATATACAAAAGTACACTCGAAGATCAATACGAAATAATCAACATGCGAAGAGAAGAATTAAATAAATTTTTAAATGAAGCTTAAGTTTATCATTTATTATTGTTCATCAATCATATCACTAACCATTTCGTTTGTTCGTTTCGCTTTCGAAGTCGTAGTCGACGAGGAAGACGACCTCTTTTTAGGTGTCTTCTCCTCCTCGTCGCCGCGAACGTTCAAGTCGTGTCGCACTACAAACTTCTTAAACTGGTCCACTCTGTTTTTAAAGTTTCCATAGTGTTTGTAGAGCTCCGCGCATGCCATATAAAATTCCTCGTCATCGTCTGTCCTCTCCGGGTCCCCGACTTCGATGTTTTTGTAGCACGACGTCAACAAGAGTTGAGAATATCCTATAACCTTCTTGCGAAGATCGCTCGTCTTGTCGTAGTTAATCACGGTGTTGTCAGGGACGTCATCGTACACCACCAACTTCTTGTGAAACAATTCCAAATTCTCAATCAGCTTTCTAAACTCGTACCCGTCTCCGTCCACGGGCTTCTTCGTGATGGCGTCGACGGCGCCCATCATCTGCCAGGATTTTTTCTTCAGTTTCAAGTCGGCTTTGCTCAAAAACGACGTGTAAAATATAAACGAGTTGATAATGTAGGGCATAGCGGTCTTCTTCTTTTTCGGGACTTGTCGTTTCACGAGGTCCAACTCCGGTTTCAGTGTCACACCGATACATTTGTTTTGCAACAATTGGTTGAAATTACTGTTTTCAAACAGTTGCATTATAATATCACGATTCTGGACGTGTTGTATGTCGATGATGTAGTCGACAGAATCTTCGGTCACTTTTTTATCCACCATCTTCATATCGCTTCGTACAATACTCGTATTCTTCACTCAAATTTTTGGGCAATTTGAACAGATGATTTAGGCGGTCCCGGTGCGAAGACACTGCTATGTTCAGCTGATCGGGGCGTTTGATGACAATTGTGTCCGCGTGCTCATGTATGAACTGTAATATTGTTGAAAAATTGGGTGTTTCTACGTGAGCAGTCACATCTGAGGTGTCCCCTTGAAATTTTTTAAAGTTTATCACTTCGCGGACCACAGCGTACACTTGGCTTTTTGTTAGCATTTATGATTGGTTGACGAGGACACCACCTTATCATCTCCGATACCTATCGTTTTTTCACGTTTTACTCCTATCACACCGCAACCCAATCTACTACCCGCGTTTCCCGTGATCTTACTCAATTCGTTACTTCCGCGACCGTAGTCATCCTCCATCGCGTGAATGACCAAGCTCCGACCCAGAATGTTATACGGACCGTACAAACTGATCATGGGATCTATCCTGTCAATGGGCGTCGCGACGTGTTCTCCTCTCGAATAGATGTTTCCTAGATCGCCCAGGTGACGTTCGGCGGAGTTCGGGCCGCCGTGATCGCGATGGTGAGGATTGAAGTGTTCGCCCGCCGAGGTGCAGCCGTTGGTCGTATCACCGAATTCGTGAATGTGAATACCGTGATTTCCTCTGGGCAGATTGCGCACGAACCCAAGTATTCGCATCGGCATCGACGGTTTATCCTGCCAGAATTCCACTTCTCCCTCCACGTCCCCGGTCAAAATACACAAACCTTTCATTTCTTACATGATGTTACCTAAGTAGCCATGATGTCGAATGTGTGTGATGTCGAACTCGTCGCAAAATTTTAAAATTTTTAATTTTTCATCATCACTTCGTCATCATGCATGATGCCGAATCGTCGCTGAAATTTAACAAATTTCAATTTTTTGGCACGACTTCGACATCATGTTCGATTTTGTGTCGTGCCAACTTATTGTAGTAGATCATGGATGGTGTGAGGATGGACAAACAACACAGGACCACTATTATGAAAAGTAATATTTCTATGTGTAGTTTTTCTTTGAACCTCAGCGAAGAATAATTTTCAATATAATATATGTAGCCGCCTATTACACCTACGAATCCTAGGCCGACTAAGAAGGTTAGGTCGTGTGGATTGGGTGTTACGAGAGCATCGTGACGGGAACAGTACCATTTGAAATATAACCAGGTGTCATTAGCGGCCAAACTAGCACCCAACAGCTCCTTTTCGTCCACATCGTCGATTTCGATTCCCTCGTTCAAATTCAACAGCTGACCGTTACTGTTCACGTCCAAAGCCACCAAGTAATCGGCCAAGTGAATCATGTTGTCTACGAAATACTCTTCTTCCTCATCGATGACAAAATGAACGAAATGGTGAGGCTTGAATTCGATGATGTCCCTAGTGGGCGCGTCTATGGATTCGTAGTAGGCGGACAGGAAAGCTACGGAGAGATCGTTGAGGTAGCCTCGCGGAAACATGTTGGAATATCCAAACGGGTCCCATATCATGAGAACGAGATCCGCGATGGTGAGAAAAACGAGCGCTACGTTAATTATGGACACGGCAGCGGAGATGGCCCTCACGGCGGCTTTGGCCACAGTAGTCACGGTCGAAATGAGCACACGATTCAGGGCGTGCATCATGGCGGCCTTGTAAGTTTCTCCCAACAGCGCGGCGGTGAATCGTCTCGATTGCATCAGAAGCATCCTTCTCAAAGCGGGTATTACAATTTTATTTAGTTGTTTCAACATGTTGGTTATAGTTGATTCCAGTACATTGAATCCGAGATCCGCCAGTATAGAGAAAATCAGATCGTGATCTTCGAGAAACTGCGTGATGATAGTTTCCAAGTCGCGCTCCTCTTCGGACGACCTTTGCTGCACTCGTCGTGGAAAGGTAAATTTGTTGGTGCGCCGGTCGATTCGTGTATACTTATTGAGCAGTGCGAGGCGCTTGGCGATAATTTGCTCCACTAGATCGTTGTTTTTCTTGAACACCGCGCCCGTTTTGAACCCTTCGTTGGCTCTGTATTCGATTTGTTCCCCGTCGGCCATGAAAAATTTGTTTTGCAAGAAGCCCTGTTCGATTTCATCGTCCACAGTGCGGTCTCTGGTTACGTACCACTCTTCGAGCATGGTCCTGCCACGAGGAATAGGCGCGTCGGGTAGGACGCTCGACGGCTTGGTGTAGTCATAGTTTCTCAGTTCTGCAAACACATGATTTGCGGCGAGCTTGAAGGTGGTGTAAACGGACTCGCCTAGAATGAAGGAAACGAAGACCTCGTACCACGGCTGACTGCACGAGTTGTTTTGCTCGTTTCTTCCGAAGCGTCTGCAATAGGCTTCGTTGAAACGCGCGTTGATTTTTTCGGGAAACGCCGGATCGGAGTCGTTCTCCACGTCGAATCCGGGCACGTCGTCTACACCATTGACCACATGCCGAGAGGTTCTCATGAAGGGACTGTTCATCCACATTTTCGTGAATGTGTCCACCATCACGCACTGTCGCTGCGGAGTGTAACGTAATTCGACGGACTGTATTTCTCCGTTTCGCGCTGCCGCCGCGGGATCCAGGTTGAAACATGCCGGTTGATTGTACTGAACGGACGTGTTCGAAGTTTGAGTGTACCCGCCTATGGGCGTCTCCAGATAATCTATCACGCCGGTCTCTGTGTACGGAAAACACGACATGGATTCGCATCCCTCTTTAGAAAACTCGAGATTCACCACCACCGCGCTTGTGTGCCTCAACGCTGGCGGCACATAATAGTCTTCGTTTTCGGCCCACCGAATGGTGTAATCGATCAAGATATGCGGAAACACATTTCTCCATTTCTGAATGTAAGACAGGGAATCTCTACTGGAGAGATAGTGAACGGCGTTGACTATGTCGACCGGTGTGGGGGTAGCCATATCAGACTTACAGATAACACATATAAAAGGCCAACCGTTACTCCAGATAACAACAGTTGTTACCGACAGCAATCAGAATCATGACCGTGTTCAGCGTCGTTCCTGAAATCATACTGCTGGTGGGGCGCGATGAGCCCCTGCTACACCAAGTGGGGTCTTTGTGTCAACATCATAGATTTAGTCACATCCATGTGACTAATTTTACTGATTTGGTGAATAGAATGATACAAAGTCCGGAACATAGATTTGTCGTGTCCGGGTTTCCCAAAACTAAAGAAGAAATCGACCAATTCAATACCCTGACTGTGTCTCTCTGGGCCGTTTTCTATTTGGACTTCAATGACAGTCCATATTTGGATACTGTTGTAAATCACTACAGTTCCATGAACAAGCTGATGCCTATCAGCGTGACCAAAGAAATGACTGGTCGCCAGGTGTTCAAATGGATTTGGAGGATTTTGTTTCACAAACAAGAAGGAAACATCTTGTACGAGCCTGAAGATTTTGAAGAAGATGACGTACAGCACCTCAAAAAATTTTACTCTATTTTGGAAACTTCACCAAGATACGAAATTAGGTATCCGGATAATATTTATATTGCAAGTGAACACTTAAGAGTTCCTCCTTTGGTTGATGCTGAAAAGTGGACCACTGTAGTCAATGAATTCTTTATACGTAATCGTGATGTTACACATCACGACGTACTGTTTCGTCTAAAAGAATATGTTTCCCATAACTTGTGAACATGACATGTGTTTTTTGTCCATATTTGTATGTGTATTTTGTATTGTATTGTTACTTTTTGAATAAACGATTGATGATCAAATTTTTTTTATTCATGTCATGGTTGTGTTTCGTTGTATAGTCCTTTTTATCATGCTATTTCACAGAATAAAAAAGGGGCGAGTGTTAAGACATACTTCACCTTCGATTCTATCTCGTAATTACTCGATGAAGAAGTCGCGAAACGATTTCTTTCTCGATCACGACACCCTTTCTATTGTATCCAAAAAAAGTCTTGTACAACAAAACTTGTCCATAGCACTATTTTTGATACTCGGTAGGTATCTTCAGGATGACCTACGTAGAAAGGTGTTGTGTTTTTCGGATTTCTACGATAGGTCAGTGGACAATATGGTGGAGCGATGCATAATAGGGGCTTTGAGGGAAGGAAACTTGAATTTGTACGTGGATTTGAAAAGTACCAGGGCCACTTCTAAAGCGTCCGCTTCATTGTCTACGGCGTTCAACAGACTGGTTAATCGACTGGATAAACTGGTTGTGAACAAAAATGGATTCCTTGCTTGTTTGTATTTCGATGCCTCGGAAGAGGGACTCTTCATGCCGAATCTGGTTTTGCTTTTGAATCAACTGCTGAAGACCGACGACAGCGTTGATTTTTCTTGGTTTTTAAAATTATGCTACAGACTCTATCATCTCGACAAAAGTAGTTTTTCGTCCGATATGAATTATGTTCTGAGACGGTTCGGAAGCGACGCCGCGTTTGGACCGTTTCGAAATTCCCTAAGTATGCTGGTGCGAGCACCGCTTCTGTCTCGTATCGAAACGATGACGGTGCCCGATCCACGCTACCAGTTTACCACAGACGACAATGTGTGCATACATAAGTTATTGAGTAGGACTCTCGATTCGGCTTTTGAAAGATTCGATCATAATTTTATCAAATTTTACAATGATCAGTACAGTTATAGCGTGTACTATGTCGGACCCGAACCTAGAGTTATGTATTGCAAGAAGGTTGTTGGAAGGTTTCTATTCTTTCTGACTCGCGACGGTTCATTGGAGGAGGGTTTACAGCGACGCCTACTCGACATAGCTACCGCCCACCGGATCGATTTGAATCGATTCCATACGCTTACACCTAAACTGTGCGCGGAACGTTTGACGTGGTGGTGGTTAGATTTGATGTACCGTCCCGACTCTAAAACAGTACAAGCTTTGTGTAAAAAGTATGATAAAATATGATAACGTAAAAAGCGATGATTGATGTGACACGAATTAACAGACAAATAACAGCTACTTCGTCATCATCAAATTGATGACGAAGTAGCTGTTAAAAATTAAAATTTTTAGTTTTTGTCCGTCAGTTCGTCATCAATTTGATGATGACGAAGTAGCTGTTAAAAATTAAAATTTTTAGTTTTTGTCCGTCAATTCGTCATCAATTTGATGATGACGAAGTAATGGTAAAAATGGAAATTTTTCCTTCTTTTTCGGTTAATTCGGTATCATTTCTGGTTCGTTATCATCAGAATTCGGTGTTTGTCCCGACTTGTATTGATTTGCATTTGTGATTTCTATTCGTATGGAGATTTCTCTTTGCTTTGACTTGATTTATCTTCGCTTGAACTTGAGTCCTCTTCGTTTTGACTTGATTTCTTTTCGTTCTCTTCGTTTTGACTGGAGTTTTCTTCGTTTGATTTCTTTTCGTTCTCTTCGTTTTGACTGGAGTTTTCTTCGTTTGATTTCTTTTCGTTCTCTTCTGATTTCTCTTCGTTTTGACCTGATTTCTCTTCGTTTTCACTCGATTTATCTTCGTTTTGACTTGATTTCTCATCGTCGTTTGATTTCACTTTATTCTCTTCGTTTTGATTCGATTTCTCTTCAACGTTTTGATTTGATTTCTCTTCATTTTGTTTCAGTATCGCCAGCACGTTGTTGAGCTGGTCCTGAAGATCCACGAGACGGTCGTTGATAGTGCCGTTGTTACTTTCCTCGCTCAATTTCTTTTTAAGTTCGTTCTCCACCCCGACTACACGGCCGTACGTCACGGCGATGTCTTGTTGTGTTTTCAAGATCTCGTGGTACAATTCTTTCAACGACGACATGTGTGATTGTTTATCAAATAGTCTTATATATTCGTCTCGCATATTGTCGAGAATACAACATGAAAGAATTCCGATTCGTGGTAGTGGAGAAAATAGCCTCACAGTTTTTTCCGCAATGCGTCAAGTACATCTTTGGGGATCTGTGCGCGTACTGGAAGTACTGCAGATGCCCCGAGGGGGTGTGGTACAAGCGAAACGAGCACATTGTAGTGAAGGAGGGTTTCGTGAGTTACAATTGTGACTTTGTGAAATTCAATGTTGAAGCGGAATGTGGCCCGGAGGATTTGGATGTGTACGCGCAATGTGTGGTGCCGCCGGAGAAACAGCAACTGTTGGGTCTGGTGTTGAAAGATCGATGGTTCAAAGGAGATAAGGAGCGATTGTTGAAAATATTAAAAATGACAAATTACAAAAAACTGCTGGTCTTTGCCGAAAACTGTCTCTGGGAGCGCGGATATGAAGATAACTACACCCTGGGTCAACAACTCAGCATCAGAATGACGACGAATCTAATTCAGAGTGGGTTGGATTTTAAGCATCACGTGGACAAGGAAAGCAGTTCGGACGGCAGAAAGTGGAACGATGCAGAATTTGAAAAGTTGCTGGGCGCGATCAAGTCGGTGGCGGATATCACAAAACGTTACAAGTGGAATCAAACGTTTGTCTTACTGGAGATCGACACTAACAATATGGATTATGTGATGTCGCTGTTGACTGCTCATTTCGATAGCGTCATTACCAACAATATGTTTGATAACGTGTGCGTGATCAAAGAAAAATTACCGAGTTTGTTACTATTGAAAAAACTGAGCAATTTGATCAGGCGTCGTCTCGTGAATGTAGTTTTTGTGACCGACACCGAAAACTACATTCACGCCCATCCCGTGTTTTATATTTACAATTCGATGAAATTCTACTATTACTGTCTGAAGAACGAATTTGTATTTCACTACGAGGACTACGAAATGATATATTTGATTCACACGATAGTGCTGTTGGAACTGATCAACGGAGGTTGTATGAATTCGTTTACGTTGGAGAAATCTCCTGTGATGCATCCCCTAGAACTGAACTCCAGACGTTGCAACGCCCTCAAGCGATCGGCCGCTTATAATAAAAGCCTACGTAACGACGTGGAGCTGAAGGTGGACTTTGTCAAAGGTAAACGAATCACCACCGGCACACACGATCCTCAACGGTTAGTGGAGATTTTTCAATGATGAGTAATAATAAGGTAATGAGTGTCAGTTTCGTGGGGTCCACCTTCTCTATGGTTAAGCGAAGTAAACACGCGGGTTTGTTGTTGATAACGGATGACAACAAAGCGGTTATTCTGCAAGCTCACAAATCGTACAACGAAAACGTGAACAGAAACTTGCGCTACAACAAGCATATTCCGTTTGTGGAAAAGCTGAGCATTCCGAGGGGAAAGCATGATTCGGGAGAGAAGGACTACGAAACGGCGGCACGAGAATTTATAGAAGAAACAGGCCTCGTGTTTGATAGAGTGTCGGTGTATGCCATACCGTTTGTATTGGAATGGCAGGATAACGCCAAAATGTACAAATACACTATTTATGTGGCCTTTTTGGACGGCGCGCTACACGGTCTCCGTCGCCGACCCAACAGTTATAATATTAGACTGTCAAAATGTAACGGTGAATACAGAGTGGACATGACAAAACTGAGATACAAAACTCATGAATTAATCAGAAGAATAGAGTTTATGAATTTCAACAAGTACGTCAACTACATGAAGAACAGACAACTGTCCACCTACAGGTACAGTAATTACGATCGGTTTTTCGACTATGTGCAGTATGTGGTGAATTTGCACAGCTCGAAAAAAGAGGCGGAGCGGTTTTTCGTGATGGAGTTTCATTGGTACGCGGACCAGCTTATGGTTCCGGAATCTACATTATAAGAGATAAAATGTCTTTTGAATACCATTCGGGTCCCATCGAAGTATTCGTTGTGACAAACGACGGGGGCGGAGTCAACGGGTTCGCGGAAGTCACCGCCGTGACTCAACTATTGTCACCCTACACGCGTATCAGCAGCGCTCAACTGTGGAACACCACCAACAACTCGTATAAAATTCAGAACAACGGTAAGAATTTCATACACGCCATTGCGATTTGTAAATTTCTAAGTTCTATACCCGAGTCGGATTCGGCGAGCTACAAAAATCTACGTCAGCTGGTGAGAGATTTGATGGTGGGCGATCAGAAGGAGATCGAAGACGAAGTGAAGCGAGAATTGGACGAAATTAAAAATAGCCTCGCCGAATGCAAGACGGAACTGGGACAATATAAAAATATACTGAGCGGATTTCAAGACAACATTCTGAGTGATTTCAGCGGTCTATTGAGAGTGTTGAAGAGTGAATTAATAAACGAGATCAGCGGGGGCGGGTCCGAGGTATAATAGAGGCGAACGCGCGCGTCGCAAGCAAAAATGAATCTCATCGCCTATATACTGGTGTTGCGCACCGATACGCCCGATCTCGCAGATTTTATACTGGGCGCCCACTTTTGTTGTGAGTTTCGCATTCACCATCATGGCATGACGGTGGCCGTGTGCGAGGACGTTATCGATGAAAATCGCGTCTACCGCTACTTTCACGCCTTTCCGGGACATCCCTCGTGTCGCGCCACCATAGTCGAAACGGCGCGCGTGGAAGACAAGGGAAAATTGATTCAAAAGTGTAGGATATGATGGAAAAAAACAAAAGTGATCAAATTTATTGATTATATTTGGAGAGTAATGTGGTACATAATAAATTTATTTGATTAAATGGATTGTATAATTTCTTTTACATGTTCACACGGTCCCTCCACTATGACACTATTATCGCTGATGGATGTCAAACGATAGCCCTCGGTCGAAAACCTCTTGTTGTATGCTGCGATGCGTCTCCTCGGCGACAGTTCTTTACCGTCCACGACCTTCTCCATGTTCCCGTCGTCGTAGAGTTGCTTTCTTAAATTGAATCTGGTAGGGTCGCCTGTCACGTACTGTATCTGTGTGTGATTGTGCACGCAGGGTTTTACGAAGACGGCCAGATTGGATCCGTCAGAATCGTCGGACGCGTATCCGTCATCCGAATTCTTCTCCTCCTCAAGTTTGTTGAGAAGCGCATTCAGCCTGTGTTCCAGAACAATCATTCTATGTTCAAACTCCTCTAACAGGTCCAGTCTTGATTCCATAGATCTCATTCTGTCTTCGACATCGGGCCATATGTAATCAAAAATTTTATTTATATAATAGTACATGATCTGTGTTATACTTTTGTCCCTTTGAATGAAAGCTGTATGGAGCCCTTATTTGTTTGTTGGTCGTAAAGACCTGCTTGTCCACGTTCGGAAAGAATTCTTTTAACAACGCTTGGGCGTCGTTCGGTTTTATATCGGGATAAAGAGCGGCGATTTCGCGTTGGATCCATTCATTTTCGAATGCACGCAAAAAGCAAGTATTGAACGAACCGGGCTGAGCTAGGATTGCGATAAGGCGTGCGGGCTTCGCCAAGACGGCGTCGTAGTAATAGGTCCGCACGCGTTTTTCGGCACGGTAATCAAATTCCTCGTGGTCCAACCACACGTGCAATCCTCTGTTACCCGAAAACATTACGCGGACAATGTTGGGTCCGAAGAAGGCCTCGAATGTCGCGTGGGAGATCATATTTTTCAAAGCGATCTTTCTGCGATCGGTTTCGTCATGATCGACGTCTATGATCCACTCGCGTCCTCCGTCCACGACGGCCTTTACGTGCATATCCACAGCGTCCAGCGATCTGACCGCGGCTTCGAACTCGTCGAAGCTTTTAAAGGTGCTGGGCATGTTACTCTTCGGACTGTCCGTGTGAACCCAACCTCCGTGGCGCTTGACGAAGGCCCACGACCGATCGTCTCTGAACTTTACCCCCAACCACACTTTCATCAACTGTTCTCTCGTGTAATGCATAAGAAAATGAGAGAAGTGACACTGCTGCTAATGACCGTTTTTTTGGTCTTGATTCTGTTAATGCACCTTGTGAACGTGAGGAGGTATAATGTGGCGGAATCCCTGACCGCGAACCTGATTCTACACAACAACGACGGAGTGCCGGTGCTGGATCCTCCCGCGGAGATAGTACTAGACGAGAACGCGCTGTCTTGCCATCGCACACCGACGAGATGCGATCACGACGGCGAGTGCCAGCTGTGTAGGGAGAATCTGGCGCTGTGCTATCGATTTAACGAGCGCGTTATCTTGGAGCTGGATGATAACCGAGAGCTGGTGATTCAACCGGGGGAGAGCTACTGTCTGGCGTTGGATAATCGTAGCGCCCGCAGCTGTAATCCAAACACCGGAATTTGGGTGTTGCGTCATGTCGATAACGAGAATTACGCACTTATTTGTCACTGCACCATGCCTGGTCTGGTCACGCAGATGCACATCTACGACGATTGTTCGTTTCCGGTGGGTTGCAAGCCGCACGGATTCATAGCCGATATTAACACCTCACCGCTCGCGTGCGTGTGCGATGACGGGTACGTGCCGGAGCTCAGCGCCACGAACACACCCTACTGTCGTCCTATGGTTATGCGTGACGTCATGTTAAATCCGAATTACTATCATAGACCGCCGTGTCGTCACGGATTTCTACCCGCAGAACACCCCGCGTTCGACGTGGTGTACCGGCGTCTGATCGGCGCCAACGTGTGTCTTCCCGATCCGTGTTCGATCGACCCGATAACGGGTGAGAAGACGGGCGGCTGGGCGTTCTACGAAGATGTGGGCGGTGCTGACGACGGACCGCTCGTCATGTGCATTTGCAACGTCGACTCCAATCTGTTTCCTGTGTACAACGCGGATTCGATGATGGCTGCTCAATACACCAGAGAGGACCGAGAGATAACCAACGCGTGTCTGAGACCGCTGCTGGTGGGTCGACGCGACGTCAGGGGCGACCTGAAAGTGTTTTGGGGTAGGAACAGTCTAAAATCGGACGCGGATATAGTGTTGCACGTGTTTGAAAATCAGGTACATGAAAAATATCGCGTACTGCTCTACAGGCGCACGATGCCCCATCCTGTAGCAGACGACCTCACAACCCCGTTCATACTAAAATTTCAACTTAACACCGCCTATGTCAGGTATTCCATGTACAGTGAGAACTACGATGTGTTCCAAGGTTATTGGCGTCTCAATCATTTGCGCACAGGCAGCAATCATTGCCCCCTGCCCGGAATAGGCCAGTGTAGGTCCGACCAGAGTTGCGGTGTCTTGATCTGTTCCAATGTATCGTGTTTGACAGCCGCGAGACCACCATTGCTCTACCGTAGCAGCTGCTATTTCTTTCGTCAAAATCGTTCGTTTCACGACGTCGGTAATATATCTCAGATTTGCATATGGAACAGACCGGGGTACTACTACAGCGACAACGTCCCGGTGACATTCTACATTAACGCGTTGTGCGCCACCGACTCCACCACAGAGGCGAGAACTGTGTACTTTACCAACACTCGCCGGACCGTTCCCGAAGAGCAGTTTTCGACAGCGGTCCAACTTTTGGACACTTATCCGTTGTACAGTTCATAATGTGGTTTCGTATTCTCTCAGGACAAATAATGAAATAAATACTCGAATAGATTACGCAGTCTTTTATTAAGTCGTTTAGTTATATTCAAAATTCGACAACCACGAGTACGGTAGCGGATAAATTTCGTGTGTGATTCCTAAGAACAACAATAATCTCTCCCAAAAAGTGTAATCGTGGTAGTACCTTCTCGTGTGAAACTTTTCTTCAAAATAAGGATAGCGACAGTTGGTATTCATAGTTGGGGTTGATAGCGGAGCTGTGAAAGGACATGCGGTATCGTTACTCTTGGAAACGTATTCCATACTCAGTGCGTAATACATCATTTCCATCCGGGCACCGTCGTGTAGGCTAAACGGTAACAGTCTATTACTACCCAGCGTGGTGAGAAAATTAGAGAAATTGCCGCGATTCACAGACAGGGTTTGGGCATAATCGAAAGCCGACGTGGTCCATAGACAGTCTTCGTTATAATTTTTGCTGATGTATGTATTTCCGCACGTCGATATACATAGGTATTGACATGTTCCGTCGTGTAAAACATTGAATATCAAATTGTGTTCTAGCTTGTGAACGTCAATTAACAATTTTTCACATTCACGAAAATCGAAAAAGTAAAACTGTTTATTGCGTATACACAAATAGCCACCATCGCCCTTTATCCATCCTCCCGCTAAGACTGAGGTAAAAAGACAAGCAAAAAGCACAGCATGAAAGACATACATGATTGAGATATTTTTTATTGCGACAATACATATATTTTATTTTTTCTCATAACGACACGTAAAGAGTTAAGATTTCGGTCCGGGGCTGTCGTCTCAAGATATACTTTATGATGTCGCTTCTGCATCTCTCGAAGAGGTTCACATCGCCCTGAATGAGTACTACATTCCAAAAAAGCAAACTGCCCCCGTCGATTATTCTGACAGTCATCCCGACGCAGTTGGCGTCGATCGATTCTCCGGTGACGATGCAGCGCTCCTCACCCGCCCAGACCTCGTCTTCGAGCGACATTGCGCCTTTCTGATGCTTGTTGGGAGCGTCGTTACCTTCGCATGCGCGCTTCATGATTAGCGGGTGTTGTGGATAAGATGATTGTGTTCGAGCCTTTATGTGTAAACGTTATCAGATAAAAACTATTTAAGATGCTACTGATTAAAATATTGTTGACGGTGGTGTTGGTGTTAATGTTGTTGTCATTTATGCGATCGCAAAAGGAAGTGGAAACGGAGTGTCGGTCTATATCCGATCCGAACAATTGCCAGCAATATTTCCATTGTTTCACGATATTGATGAGTTGTGGCGAACAGCACAGATTCGACGAAACGACGGGCCTGTGCGAACATCGCGATCTGGTGGACTGCGGTTCCCGTCCCCAACCTATTGAGGATCGTCGTCGTGCCAAAAGTCGTGCACGGTAAACTGACTCTCCTCTTCCTCGTCATCCTCACGCTCGACATTATCTGCGTCATCGCCTTCCCTTGCGTGAAAAAACTTTCCGTCGGGATAATAGAACGACATAGCTTTGATCTTATGGACTACACTTTTTCTTTTAACCATCAGAACGTGGCGCGTGCTACGATTCCAATCTACAGAATTAGCAATTTGCTCGTCGCCGATGTAACCCATCAAGGTCTTGGTGAGCCAAAGGGGATGGTTGATGCCGTGAAGGTACAATTTAGTGTGATGAAATAACATAATAAAAACGTCAAAATACACAAAGCAAACATTTTATTATTGATAAAACACCTATTTCTTTACGTATATAAAAACATGAGGCGTCATCCACAACGAAAAGGTGCGCTGACGAGAATCCTCCATATTCATTGGAATTTGAACCTTCTCGATGATGCCGTTGAACACCGTTCCCACGAGAAATGTGTGAGTGTCTGAAAATTTGACCGTAGCGGGAATCATGAACAGATTGTCAAACTCCACTTTGGTCATTCGCTTCAGCATGAACGGCTCAATGATATCGTTGTCCTCGATATTCTTCCCATTGTCAATGACGTCCAACACGAAAAATTTTGACATCAGACGATGTTCCGATACCAAGTCTTTCTGCATCGGTATCAAACAACCCTCCTCCATTTTCACGGCGGTGGCCTCTTTTTGTACGTTGGTATCCATAAAATATGCGCCCATGACTTGTTCCATAACGTTAATAAGTATGGATTCGTTGTGCAGTTTCATAGTCAAAAAACTTCCAAAGTTACTGTTGCATTTCCTGACATCCGCCTTGTCCCACATGTGACAATTTCGCGGCTTGCTCAGTGTCAATAGTCCGATCGAATAGGTAGTTCTTGTTGCGTTAGATTTTTTGGACACAAATATCTGTATTTTGTCTTTCTTGTGGCGCAGAGAGTTACACTTGTCATCGAAATAGATGTGATCTTGCATGGCGCTCACGAGGGGGTGCTTCCTGAGATCGTTGATGTTGACTAATAGGTCATGTGAAGCGCAGGTCAGCTGCTTCTGAGGAAGAAGTTTTCCATTATTGAATTTCTCCAACAGCTTAGTGTCCCATTCGAGTGACACAGCTGCGTCGGTGACGGGAACCAGTTCCGTACAGGAGGACTGCTTATCTTCGGCCATGTCGAATGACTACTAGCTCACCGTGACGCCGGCGTCCTTTAAAGAGGACGTTCCACGTGACGGAGACAGATTAGGTGACAATACTTATTGATAAGGTCATACTCGCTCGGATCCGCGCAGGGCAACGCGGGGTACAGAGAGGGTCGGGATCGGTTGAGTCTCGGTGGCGGCAGGTCGCTCTCGAGGACGTCGATGTGCCTAAACAGTGTCACGTATTTGTTGTACAATTTTCGTGAATCGTTTCGTGAATCGATAGCAGATGTCATCCCGAAGCGGCGGCGTGTGTAGGATTTCGGCTTTGGCCAGAGTCGCGTGCAGGTTTCCGTAGAATCGGGACGGTTCGGCCGTGAGGAGTTGCAAAACGTCGTGGGTTAGCACGTGTAGGGTTGCGCTCGTAGACTCGACACAGTACCGCCCGAGTGTGTCGATTATGAGTTCGACAGACGGGGCGTCGGGCGCGTCGTAATCGGGAGCGTTGACGCACAACCACGTGAATAGAACGGGAACAGTGCTCACGCTGGCGTTCGTAAATCTCCAGTGATCCTCTACGATGCGGTGCTGTACGCGATGCGCCCTTCGGAGCTCGAGCAGCTCGTCATCTACGGACTCGAGAAACAGCTCGAGGGTGGGAATGTCGTACACTTTTTTATAGCACCAAAAAGTTTTGAGTGTTCGTAGTAGGAGTAGTTTGTTGTGGTCTTGGCGCATCGTCTCCTCGGGAATGGATTCGATGAGACGCGCGATTTCGGCTAATTTTTCGTTCATTATATGTAAGGGTGTTGACGCGTAGTCAATATGGACGTCACGTACGAGGTGCAGTACAATTTGAAATTCTACAAAGTGTGCCATGAACGCGGCGCGGTCTCGACCCATGTGACGTTCTCCAGCACTCTCACCGCCTACGAAATAGACACGCTAACCTTTTTACTGGCCGAATACTTCAATCAGCAACATTTGTTCAATTTTGAAAAGTTGACATTTTTCAATCAGTACAAGTATGTCATAGACGTGATCAAGAGAGACTACGAACAGAAAACGGACAGCGATCCCGAGGTGAGGCAGCTCTTCAAGCTGTTCATAGACAATGATTTCATAGGACAGGTGCCGAGTTTTCAGGTGATTATGAAAATACTGAGCGGATATTTCAGAGACGTGACGGGGGTGGACGTCGCGCCGGAAGAGTGTTGTGCGAAATTGAAAAAGTTGAGCTGCATTCGGTGTCGGGCTCGTTACATGTCGGAGGCGTTATCACTTCTGGACGTCGGCGTGCAAAACGGATGGGACGTGTTCTACCGACCGATGTTGGGCATTCCTTTGATATTCTTCGCACTCTTTAAAACGAATATGAGTGAAGTCGACCAGGACGTATTCACCACTGACAACATCATCACCAACACGCTGCTGCAGTTTTTCTACAATCTCCTCAGCGACAAGGCGACGCCGCAGTTCTGGAACTTCAAAAAGTGCTCTCCGCTAATAGAACAATGCCGCGAGTACATGCTGGGTATACAGAACGTGGACTATCTACTGTACAATCTCAACAGTACAACCTACTCCACCAAATTGTACACTCCTCTGCGTCAATTCATGGAGAAGCGATTCAACACAAAGCAGATATCGAAGATGATTCACAAAATCTTCATAGGGTTCTATTTGCGAATTTTTCTGGAGGCCAAGAAGAGGAATGACGAGAAGAAGGCGGCACGCGGCATCAAAGACGTGACCGTGTGTGTTCCGTTCGAGGGCGAAATGCGCAACGTGTGTCGGGTACTGTTCAAAGAGTACAACGACGCCGACTTTGAAGAGGTGATCACGAAATTGAAATCGATCAAGCGCGAGTTGGAAGTGGAGCACTGCAACAACTTCGTGGTGCCGAAAGAATGCGTCGTGCGTCTCTTCAATAAGTACAATTTGAAAAATGACGTGAGTAAACTGTTACAAAAGACCGCAACTATGACTATAAAATGATTGTTTTCACGCGACATAATAAGTATGGAGGATAGTCTTTTTAATCGTCCCGATGCGTCCGCCCCGCCGCGGCTCAACGACGACGCGGTCATGTACGCGCTTCTCATGCGCGGCGTGGGACAGGAGATCAAGAACGACACTTCGGCGGGCAAACAAAGAATCCTGCGGAGGCTGGCGCCGAAAACGAAGGGACTGAGAGATTTCGTCAAAAATTTGGAGGACTCTGACGAACAGTTGGTGGTAAGAGGCGCCGAGGACGCCGTGAATATTCTCGAAGTGGTGTATAACATTGTGCATAGCAAATTTCACATAGAGAACCTCCCCGCGCCGGACAACACCGCTATGGAGACGGATTAAATATAAATTGACAATTCATTCTTTATTTTACCTAAAAAGATCAACTGACATAATTGACGATCAATTGTACATAATTCACAACGTATATACGGTTGTCAATTAAAAATAAGCATTAGTCACAATGAGCAGTGCTAAAATCAGACTTTTTTTAACAATCGAGAAATTGAAGAATGCCATGGAGGATCCGCAAATGACCTATCCCGTGTGGGAGTATTTTTTTCCACTCCTAGGAGACGCCAGCAGCGTCCGCATCGATCTCTCCGTGCTGAGCGAACTAATAGGTGAGGCCGCCGATGTGGCCGAACAAGTTTTGATAACGCAGGGAGGAATGATCTTCTCACAGTACTCCCAGCAGGCGTCGGCACCGCCTCAACCCGTTCTCCCTAGGAGAGTGCTGCTCCCGCCCCGGGCTGAACCGCCAGCGACAACGGCGACGTCGCTGGACACCAAAAAGTACCACTCTTTCGCAGAGAAGATGGCAACGCACTTCATCTCGGCTTCGGTCACCTCCGTCAGCTACTACGTCAAGGATGTGGTGAAGTTCTACTTATACGTTTCGCGCGTACCGAGATACAAACCTCTATTCGACTTCATCGAATCTGCCCTGTTCAGAAAGGAGAGAGAATGCATTCCTAACATAAGCAGCGAGCAAAGCGCATCCATATTGGATAATCTGCGCGACCTCACCTCCATCACCAACATACGATTGGACTACGAGTCCATGATGAGCATGAACACCGGACTCCAACACGTGCTCAACAACGGGGTCATTAAGTATCCCGATATCAAGATTCGCGAATACATCTCAAATGTGAACGTGTACGAAAAGGAGGTTGAACCGTACAAGGCGTACGCCGACAAGTTCGCGCTGCTGCTTACGCTGAAAGTGACTCAGACCGCCAGTGCCGCGTCCAGCAACGAGCTGAATTACACGAAAAACCCGTTGATGGTGGAGAAGATCGCCGAGAACGTGGAAAGGAATTGCGATATGAATAGAATGGTATACAACGCCATCAACAACATCTTCATAAATATAGTGGAGCAGAGCGCCGCAGAAAATATCAAATTTGACATGGCCGACTACAACAAGCGATTTCGTATGATGGATAGAGTACGTGAAAACGCACGCATTAATTACGTTGATAAAGTGGCGGTCGGAGATGTGGGAAGTAGAAAACGAATAAAAACCATCTCGACAACACCCACCATACACAAATCTAAACTCCCATCATCGACCTATAAATAAGGTATTTTGTTAAAACTGTCACCATGCCGTACAGACGTCGTCGTCGGTCCCGTTCTCGTTCACCATCATCGTACAGACGCCGTTCGCGTGGCGCAGAACATACTCGTCGACGCTCGCGGTCACGTTCACGCTCTCGTTCCCGTTCACCTTCGAGACGCCGGAGCAGCTACAGACACCACATAAATCAATATGTCTAATCGGAATAAAAAATGTTTTGAACAAAGAAGAGTTTATTATTTATTTCTCCCGCAATATTTGCAAAAGTGTACAAAGGACACTATCTCGTCGCCGGCGCGCAGCTGACGTTCCCTAGTAACAAATTCGTGATTGCACCGCTTGACGGATCGTCCGTTGAGAGAGGTCAGGCTCGAGGCGGTCAGTCTGCGTTCGTCGATCTCGATGCACGTGTCGACACTCTTTTCCTGCTGCTGTTTTGGCTTCGATTTGGAAGTGTAGGTTAATTTTTTTTTGTTGAGGCTGCTCTTCCAGTTGATGGAATATTTGAAGAGGATCGCGTCTATCGGTTCCTTTTTCAGTTTGGACGGTTTACTGTCAAAGTTTTTATTTTTGATGCTTTCGCTGTACGCGATATTATCGCTGAGACGGTCCGCTATGAGTTCGCATGGACACCGTTTGCATTCGTTTCCCATGAGGGCGATTATGTCTTCATAGAGACGAAAGTCGTTTTTCGTGGTCTCCATCAATTTTTCCAAACAATCCAGCCTGATTTGTTTCCTCTCTTTGCTTGAGGGTGACGGCACGTAGGCGTACAGCATGTGGAAAACATGACCGGTATTGTGAAAGTTAAAAGTACGGTTCTTAACATTTTTGGGGTAATTGCTCACTAGATAGTCGACTAGACCGTCGTAATCGTGGTCGCGTCTGAACCTACCGAAAGTGTCGAATATCCGTTTCAAGTCATGCGCTGGACCGTCCTTCACAACACTTGGTCCGTCGTCAAGAGACATATTCTCTTCGTTAACGAGTACGCCGATTTGCAAGCGGTGAGCCACGCGATTCTCGATAAGATCGAATTTGTCGTGTGCCGCGACGCTATCTCGGTCAGATGGTGCGATCCCAAATACACGATTAAATATATCACCGCTAACGACAATATGCGCGATTTCAGGAAGGAGTTCAAGACTACATTGAGGTTGACTTATCTCGGACATATATTTATCATGTACGTGAGACCCGTCACATTCCGTCTGCTGGATGAGTGGCTTGTTTATGACATCAACGAGATTGATCGAGTTTCTGGGGCGGCCTCGTTCGTTCCGCCTCACGTAGTTGTCTTCGATATGGACAGTACGCTTATCACCGAGGAGGAGGAAGTGAGGATCAGAGATCCCGCCATATACGACGCGTTAGATGTCCTTCAGAATCTGAATTGCGTGTTGTGCTTGTGGAGCTACGGGGAGCGGGAGCACGTGGTGCACAGTTTGGACAAGCTCAATCTGAGCGAGTATTTCGACATAATCCTGTCGGAGGGAAAACGCGCGGGAGAGTACTGCGTCGGGGAAGAGCTTGACCGGCAATACAACGTGTTCTACAAGAGCACCCCGTTCTATTTGGACATGACGGAGGTTAAAAATATACCTAAATCACCTAGGGTGGTGTTGTGGTATTTGCAGCAGTACGGTATAAACTACATTAAGACTATCACGCTCGTGGACGATCTCTACGACAACAATATCAACTACGACAATTTCGTCAATCTGAAGACATGCCCCGTGCCTGTGAAGGACTGGGATAAATGGCAGAATCAAATCATCAAATTCATCAGAGCTTATGATAGTGACATTGATATCCTCCCCTCCCCACCCCACCCCACCCCTCCACTATTAACGAGATAAGTCGGCGTAACCTTCACCAATCACATAATTTATAATATCTATTATCGTAAAGTGCGCGCTGAAAAGCGGCGTGTCCCAGTGGAGCGAGTCATTCCTAAAGTGATTATACAGATTAGATGATCTCGTGTGAGTGCATGTTATATTATACGTGCCGGTTTCGTTTACAAGTCTGATGTCGCTGTTTGATATTCTGACCACGGCCTGCTCCCCGTTTGGACACAAACGCTTGCTAGAACCGCCTTCGAAATAATAATACAAGATTCCCCTCGTGTTGTACAGTAGAACCCCCTCGGGTTCGATAACGAACAATCTGTCGCCGTCGCGTTCGAAGACGCGAATGAATGAACCTACGTTGATTTGAGCTGCATCGATCAAACGCTGTCCCACCATAATAAGAGGATTGGAAAAAGTGATCAGTGTCAAAATTAATAGAGATACACAAAGCAAGATCGCAGTAAATATGTCTATCAATGACATATTACACTCTTATGAGAGTGTGGACTCTGCGGAAACGGCGTGCTTCCAGTACTGGTACTTTGTGAACGACACCAAGACTGTGCGGCGCGAATGCAACGATCGCAAGTTCATTATAGAATTATTGAGCAGTTCTACGCCACGGGACCACCACTGGTACATTTGCGGTAACTTTCACAGAATGACAATCATGCCGTACCTACCATACATCGACTACAGAGGTATGAACAGTGAACTGTTCAATTTTGGCCACGAGAATAGATACTCCATCTATGGAGACTACATAGTGTGGCCCACTGTGAGCGCCCATTTTCTCGGATGGCTGCTCTATCTCTATCTCAACTGCGACTACAAGCTATCCCTCAAGATTCCCCTGATATACCATGCGAACTTGGGAGCGGTGAATCTGCTCACCAGCTCCGATACCAATCTGGATATCTCTTGTAGAATCACGTTCGAGGGCAAGACCATCTTCACCAACACCCGTCTGGAGACCAAGTATCGCGTGATGGATCTGAAGGGTGTGGATGGTATGGAAATCGGATTCGGAAAACATTACACCAACACGAAAGCGTATGTGTGGTTTGATAGGTTGCTATATGACGACAGGGTGGCGGAATGTGTGTTTCTACCCGAATTCAGGTTCTTGGGCGACTCTGTCAATTTTGACAGACTGCGATGGGCATCACCACCCTCGAGTTCAAGAGAGAGGACCGTCGCGAAGAAGACCAGTTACGTGTCCAATCCGAGTCCGGCGTCGCAGTTCGAGGAGGAATTTAAGAAATACATCGATGAAAGTCTGGACACGGTTAACTATCAAATGGTGGAAAAGTTAGCCTCTGCAAATCCTGAAATTCTCAAGTTCTACTTGGAGCAAAACGGATACGCCACATTTTACATATTGGCCATAGGCGTCTGGCAGTATTGCGAGAGCGTCATGTCCATGCACAATATGTACAAAGTGGAGGACGTGCTGTACTTTATGGAAGAACTGTGCAAGAAGGTGGGCGGCGGCGATTCGATATATCACGATCACATCATATACATATCGTCCAAGAACATGGCTCAGAATTTTTTCAACAGTTTGCAGTTTTTTGTGCTGCCCGATCAGGGCATTGAAGCTTTCTTCGACGGTATCAGCTCCTACTACGCCCTCCACTATAGTATATTTGCGAAAACCGAGAGTTGGACTATAACCAACTCGACCGTGTTGCAATGCGATACGACACCCGAGATCAAGTGCTCGGGATACTTCAAGAAATTGAAGATTACCAAGAGCGAGTACATTTTCAATGGACACGTGTATGAGCACTTTAAGAATAGAAAAGACCATCCTCTGGCGTGCTTGTTCGAAGACTGTCCGGAGATCACCGTCTCCAGTCTGATGTTCAACAAGACTCTCAATTTTTATTTGACGCAAGAGGGCATGTTCGACGTGTGCAAGAAAATCTATCGGGAACCGTGCCCCTTTATCGTGCAGTCCACCCTCAAGAAAAATTTCATCACCAAAGATCAACAGTATCTGAAAGAAGACACCTTTGAATCGCTCTACAACTCGACACAGAACGATTTGCTGCTGTTTAAGATGTACCACGCCAGGAAATTTTTGCAGGATTTCGACACGCTGATGCAAAACTTGAAGGATTGCCGTGTCAATATCAGAATGGCGCACAGAAAGGACGTGTTGGAGGATAGACTTCGCGGATTGATACAATGGCTGTTGGAATACAAGGCGAGCGACCTGATTCTGCTTCTGATGAGGATGAACGTTCATAGGATTTGCACCAACGTATTGGCCGCCAAGATACAGATGGACGTGATGGGTTTGCAAGTGGCCGTCGTGTGTCAGCTACTGTGGCCGTCTACCTTTTTGAGTTGCTACTTTGTGGGCTTGCTGATGCCGTTCTTCGAAGAGCTAAAAGAGTGGGTGGAGGAGTGGGAAGACGACGCCTTGGTCGTCGAGAGCATGTTCGAGAATCGCAAGAAGATCATCGAGGCCATGCATAGATATTTGCAGTCTGTATCCTTCGACGGCTACGATATTATTGAAAATGACGTCAGGAATATGCTGCTGGGGTTGGGCCCGCGCGACAAGAAGAAGTATCCCCACCAAAGGGTCATTCCGAATATCACCGCGGAATACAAAAAGTATAAAAAGCTTCCCGAAAGGTGTAACGTGTGGAACGATAGACTGATCGAATACAAGGAAAAAGAAGACATGTACACATGGCTGACTAGATTTTACATACGCATGTTTCTGAAGGACTGCGACGAAGAGGAGAATATGTTGCAGAACGTTGTGAAGGGATTCGCTTACTTCAGAGTGTTTACTAATTTTCACACGAACAACTCCAAAGCGCTGATGAACTTTTGCGCCTCTCTGGCCGTGCCCGTGGACAACGAGAAGATGTGCATCGTCCTTTCGTCCAAGCCTAACTGTGGAAAGTCGTCTCTATGGGAGCTACTAAGTAAAATCATACTGGTGTACAAGCAAGACAAGGAGGAGTACAAATTCAATAAGAACGACAAGGATGAGAAGGTGAAGATGCTCGAGTCGCAGCTGTACGTCATGAACGAAGCACACATATTCACCAAGGCTTTTTTGAAGAGTACCATAGACAGTACCAAGGTGGACTCTGCTCGCTGCATCTATGGTGTGGTGGACATGTACTATAGCACATTCAAAGTACTGATTTGTAACAATGAAAATGACAAAATATATGTCAAGGACGGATATGACAAGGCCTGCAGCAATCGTATCGGTCAGATGTACTTTGATCATATTTTCGATCCGGAGCTGCCCGGTTTTTCCGGTAGCGTTTACGAACACCACATCAAAAAGGTGTATTGTGAAATCAGAGACGTGAACTCCAAACTCATTTCCTCTGTCCAACAGCTGCTGGCGAACGTGCTGAAATATAATAGCGACCCCAGCAACGGATACCTGTACTACAAGAGTATTTTGCAGAATGATAACAGTTACAAACACAATAAAAAGTGCTTGTACATTTTTAATTGCAGATTGGACGCCCTCTTATATGTGCTGAATGTGAGAGAGGATAAGAACGGAGCTGGATGTAGCAGCGCCGAGGTGACGGACGCCATCAAGGCCGCCGAGAAGTACGTATCGCAAATGGTTCACCCCGGCAGACGCAACGCCGTCACTTTCGACGGTCTCTGTTCGGATTTCAAGCAAAAGTATCAGAAAGGAAGATTTTACAATTTCGACACCGACTGCTATATGAACCTGTCTATTGTGATCAAAGAACAATTTTTTAGACAGTTTCCTCCTAGGTTCAAATCCAATGTGGACGAAACATTATAAACAATAAACACCCTATTGTAATCTAAAACTCTTTTCATTTTTCACAAACAAAGTCCCACTGTTGTTTATTTGAGTGTATCCCCACTCTTTGAGTACCAGCTGGGCGCTGGAGTTGTTGGTCAGTACCACGATGGGATAGCTCACGTCCCTCAGTAGCTCGGGTAGAGTACTATTGCTTGCGTCTATCAGCGCATACACCATGTTGTTGGTTTCGTAGCGAACCATCAGATTGTTGCTGTCCATCTCTGTAAACTCTAAACCCTTGAACACTATGAACAAATTTTTAAACTTTTTAATCATAAAGTTGGGTGTAGATCTATTGTTGGTGTCGGATCCGGAATTTTCTAGCACACCCAGAAAGACCGTATTGGCACCGACCCGATCTCCCTGTTCGACCAGCTGGTCGTATCTCACCGGCGTTTCCGACACGCTCACTTTGCTAATATTGTTTTCGCTGTGCGAAATCCTGACATTGGTCACCCTAGAATTGTTGAAACGCACCGCAGCGCGGCCGTCCGGCGTGAATTGGATCGAATCTCCGCCGGAGCTCTCGTTGAGCGAGTTCGCGTTGAGCTTATCGTTGGCCCACAATAAATATAACACCGCACCGATTACCAATAATAACACTATAGTTCCCAACATATTTTATTCTTATAAATTCAGCTTTTAAAATAAATTGTCTTATTCTATGCTAGTTTTTATCCTGACTATCTTCATTAGGGTGATATACCCTTCCTTTTCCAAATCCAATAATAAATTTGTCAATAAATCGCTCTCGTCGATCGGAGATTGAATAAAAACCACTACTTGCGTGGCGCAACTGAACAATAGAAATGTTGATTTTACCATGCTTCGCATTAATTGTTTCACTTCCAAGTCGAAGGCTGCGGTGTCGTCTTGAAACTCTTCTTGATACATCTTGTAGATATTCAACATGTCCAACAGGGCGTGATTTTTATAATAGTTTCCTTGACAACACTCCATTAACCCCCTGCACAGTTTGTTCAACCAATACAACTGTTCCCTTTTGAGTTCTAAAAAACATGCAAACTTATTCTTTCTGTCGTCGTGGAGCGCTTCCACGAGTCCCTGAATGAAATAATCTTCTCGATCCTCCGCGTCGTCGTTGCAGAAGGTATTGTGCGGTCTGAAGGTGTACAAATTCAACGTAGAGGACATCGCTTATAAATAAGAATGTTCGTGGAGACACTGACAATCGGTAGGTACAAAAATAGCTTTGCTCTGTTTGTGTACCGATTATTGGATATGACTAGAATGGCACCTTCGCCAGAATTGAAAACGGTTCTAGTAAAAGAAGTCAAGTTTTTGTACAGTCTGATATGTTTGATTATGTACGATGACAACAAATCAGACAAGATGGAAGATCTAATAGAGTGGGCTTCGAACCTGGATTCCGACATTAAGCTAGCCGAGTTTCAGGAAAAATACGTCGAAAAATTAAAGAGTCTGGACCTCGACAATTTGGAACCACAAAAGTATTCGTTCAGTTTCGGCACTATATGGGACAGCATTCACTTCATGTGTTTGATAGCCGATGATATAATTCACAATCGAGACTCCTACGAATACGAACATGTCTCTTCGTGTATCAAAAATTTAAAATGGGTTTTTTACAATATTTTCATCGTACTGTTCTGTCCCGTTTGCGCCAGACATTATTTAACGGTGGACAGCTTTCCATATGAATTGGAGCGCGTCGAGGTGGCGCTGTACAGAGAGAAGATGGGGGAACCTTTAGTGTTAACACAAGAAATAAACAGAAATCAAGGACATAAAAATGTATTGTTCAAACACCACTTAACCTATAAATCTATGCTATTTCACAATCACGTCAATAACTATAGACCCATTCAACACAAAAAAGACGAATTAAACAAGTTTCAAAGAATGGAATGGACATTATACAAAACCTTACTTGGAATATAATAAAAAAAAAGAAACAATAATAAAAAAACATCAAATGAAATTACAATATAAAATTATTGGATTATCGGATTAGCCAATAACGTTACATGTATACTTTCACAACATCCGTAAAAGTACCACAGCAAATAGGACACTTTTGGTCCGTCAGAGATAGTGCGCATTGACAGCATAGTGACACATGATAACACGGAACCAGACAAATGTTACGTTTCTGGTCATAGCACACGACGCATAGCGGGTCGCCTGCGGAGTCATGACTTGGACATGACTCTCCTGGTCTCGATTCCTGTTCGGGATCCGATTCTTTTTGATTTTCATTAGATTTCTCTTTTTTACCCGCTTCTTCTTGATGTAGTTCTTCTCGACTTGATTCTCCTGATGCTGCTGGTTTGTTACCTGCTTCTTCTCCTTTTCCTGCCGTTGCACATGCCGCCAATAGTCCCGCAACCTTGGGGAAAAATTCCGATCTGATTTTATTTTTTTTCATTACTTGCATGGATTCTCCTTGGTGGTTTTTCGCCAGAATGGATTCTCCTTGGTGGTTTTTCGCCACACTCTCAATAAACTTCTTCCCTTTCATTTTTTTTACATAGGTACAAGTAGGGAACCATAAAGCATGCTGCTCCCAAGGATCATCATTATGCATCCACTTGAAAGCGCCCCCACCGCAGTGGTAACATATGACCTTGTCACCCCGTCCGGTATAGTAGAAACCCGCGTCCGCCATTACCTGCGGTGATTGCGGCATGCTCATCGGCCACAACTCATAGGACTTTATGCGGGACGCAACCGTAGCATAGTTACTGTTGTAAATCATCAAGGAATCCGGTTCCCGTGCTCCAGGATCCAGTTCCCATGCTCCACAGTCGTCGTTTCTTTGTACGGGACTACTTATCTCCAGAACATTTCTTCGCTCGGTACTTCTCTCTACCTCAGGAGTATTAGACATTTCACATTCGTCACTAGATTCGTCACTAGATTCGTCACTTTCCTCAAGAACAGTGTTATATATTCCACATTCATCTCTTCCTTCAGGTACGATGCTTGCAGCGTTGGGATCGACTAAAAACGGACAATTTGGGCTATCCCGTTTGTGGTCCTCTAAGGGATCATCGTGCGCCCTCCACATAAATAGTTCCGCATTGCAATACGCACACCGTACATTATCATCGTTGACATTACGGGGTGCAGCGTAAAAACCGGCATTAGCCAACTTCGGTATCAATACTGGCGGACCGGGCCACTTCTGAAAACTGCGCAATCGGTTCTCTTCGCTGTTCATGATTGATGATACTGTATGATACTGATTACCGCGCCTTATTTATTCATAGACTTATCAGTTAATTACTTATCGATCGATCTGGCCTTTCTTTGATTACGCGTACCTCGTTGTCTGTTATCAATACCACCTCATAAATTTTATCCGGTTTTAATGATAACGTGTTATCGTTACAGTGAAACGTGCCGAAAGTGCACTGAAAATGTCCTTGTCCAATATATTTCATTTCAAAGGTTTTTTGGTGTTTTATTTTTATCAACACTCCTTCGTTTGTGATACCCACGAAACCGTCGTTGGGCTCTCGAGTTTCCACATTTTTCATGTGGTTGTAAAATCTCTGAAACTTGATAAGGTAATCATTGAATTTTACCTCGTAATCACACTGACTGTTCAGAAATTGGATTGCGTCGAGTATGTTTACGCTTACAGGAACAGACACGTCGTACTGATTGCGATTGTCATAGTTATACTTGTAGACGTTGAGAATATCCGTAACGAAGAAGGTGTCGCACAGATACTCGATTTGGACGCATACGATTCGATTAAATAGAAATGATGACGAAAAAGCAGGTAAAATGTTCAAATTTTTATCGACGGCTGATGATGACGAACCGACTCTAAAATTTGAAAAATTTTCGTTTTTTGGCACGAGTTCGATATCACCGCTAAAAAGTTGCATGTCGTCGAGTTGTATGTAAATTTTCGCGCCGTTGACTATGTACGCTTTTCCCCTGATACCGTCCAGTTTGAGCGCCCACAATTTTATGTCGCTATTATTGCTATCGCCCATCAATCGCTCTTCACCGAACGGGCGATAGCAAATTTCGTTAAAAATGACTGTGTGCGACAAGAAAGGTGTTATCACCACGTGTTGCAGTACCTTAGTTTCAATGTGATTGATTAGGTTAGCCGTTTTCAGTAATAGATTTTGATCAATTTGGTTTTCGAATTCCAGCTCCAGGCGACAGTTTGCTAAAATTTCATCGCTTCCCAAATGAGAATTTGACGTCACGTCCAAAATTTTGTTGGGTTTCAAAAGATTATAAAGGTTCAGCTGTTTGGTCACAGTCAGGGGATCCAGTTCGTCTCCCGCGTTGTGCTCAAAGAATATGTGCTCGAATTTGATTTCCGTCCGGTCAGAATTTCTGTACACTTTTGTTTTACACACACGCTTAATTTTTTCTCCACCGCGCGTATAAACGATTTCCTCACAATCTCTTTTTATCATTGGTACTATATTATTTGACACCACCACGGAGAACCGACTCGAGTCTAAAATCTTCTTCTTGACCGAACTCAAGATCGTTCCCTCCTTGACCCGAGTACGAACATCGTTCTCGTCCATCACTTCCACGTACTTTTCGGTGTCGTCAAAGGTAACGTCTAACCAATCTTTCAGCTTGTATAGCACGTCCTGCGAATAGGTGAACGTGTACGATAATTCCTGTTCTCGTATCGACATTTTTTAAGACACTCTGATTAAGGTGTAACTATAAAACATGATGGAAATATCAACGGTCACGTGTGAGTTGGAAAATTATTGCATTTTTCAAAATGTGATACCCGGCTTAATTTACTGTAGCCGTTACAGAAGCCCCTGCAGCAGCGACGCTGCCGATTCAAGGGAAGACGGAACCTTTATTTGCAACTACCACTTGGGAAAGTATTTTAAAATAATCAAATCGCGGTTCGAAATTCCTTCGGGAAGCACGACGGACAATCGTTCCTTCAAAATGCTGATCGGACAACATCTATTGCCACAGAACGAATCTTCAAGAACTCTCATTCCCGTCTCGTTGGAGGCAGGATTCAATTTAACCACGATGAACTCGATGGAAAAGTTCGTGTTTTATTCCATATACGAAAGGGAAGAGGACGCCCGAGTTCTGTGCAACGAATTGCTGAGGCAGGAGTATCAAGAGGATAACCTGTGGAGAAACTTTTTCACCACCGTCACCATGATTTTAGGATTCGTTCAACCAAACGCGCTCTGCCGACCAATGCTGCCACATCCGTCGACCCGGGTCTACAACTCGCAGGCCATCTTCGATATTTTTCCACCGTTTTTGAAAAATCTGATAACGCGTCTCGTGCGACCCACCATTTTGACTATAGGCACGCACACACTCCGATTGAACGATGTGGACACCTGCATGTTCAGAACGGACGGACTCATGGCGCCCGGTTTGCATAATCCCAACAAACCCGTGTTGCCGGAAAACTATACAGCGGAGCCGCGGTTTAGCATGAGGACCGTGGTCGAGTTCGATGGGCGGGCCACCAAGGAGCAGCGCGTGTTGGACCAATATGAAAATTTCGTCATCACGAGACCTCTATTGAACGGTACAGAGACCGTTTAAAATATTTTATATGCGCACGATTGAATTATAGTAAGCATTCGATAAAATGAATCGTGTTAGGACGGAAGAGAGAAAGTTGGACAGTTACAGGACGGTGACGGAAATCGTCGACGCCGAGGATTTATATCAGAAGGAGTTTGACGTCGCCGATCTCGTCAACAAAAATGAAGCGTACTTGCGAAGACAAAGCAAGAGGGAAATGTATCTGTTGGTAGCGAAATACATTACGATGGTGTGCGAATTGCAACTACCCGACATGCGTGTGCTGTTTGCAAACAGCAATCTCAACGAAAAATTGTTTACTTTGGTTTATTTTTCGCTGGCGTTTATGAACAATTTGATGTCTCCTCACAGCACACAGTTTATAGATTTGCAGTTTGTGGAGATTAAAGATAGAAAAATGGCGATACCCGCCGAGCCCATCGTGTTTTACAAGAGCGTCAACAGTGACGACGAGAGTCAGATCATAACTTGTTACGTGGATCGTGCGGGCATCTTGAGGATATTGGAAAAATCAGTGGACATTAATCTACAGTTTGAACCGGACGACAACACGTCGGAGATGTACAAACTGTTGGACAGAATTAAGACGATCGAACAAATGAACAAACCTGCGCGTCCCCTCGCCGCAGAGATTTCAAAAATGGACGAGCATTACGTAACGCAACTGATCATTCTTATGATCGTGTTCACCAACGCATACCTCGGTTTGTACAAATTGATGCGAACCGATTTTCAACAGTATTTTGACTATTTGATCAATCACGAGAGTCTGATTAAAGACAGATCGCTGTCCAATATTCAGAATCTGTTCACGAGTTACTTTAATTTCAGAGTTAGCGGCGATGTCGCAAAGAAGAGCGCCACTTCCTTAATTTTTAAGTAACATGTCTACCTTTGTATACAATACATCAGTCTTTGCAATAAAGCCAATAAAATTTATATAAACATGTTGTGTTCATTTCAATGGTAATGTTAAAAACATCATGATATGCCTAAAAAATTACAAGTTTGTATTATAAATTGCTGCAAAATTTTCAATGTTTGCCTGCAAAATTTTCAATGTTTGCCTGCAAAATTATCAATCCTTTTCAACCAATGCGCCATGTGATAATAGAACTGCTCTGCTTCCTCGGCCCGGTTTGCTTCGTGCAAGAGTCGAAACACGCCCGCGTCAGATATCATGATCGCGTTGGGCTTCCAATGAATGTTATTATGGGGTAAACTTTCACGCAGCGTTCTCCACTCTACCAGATAGGATTCCAGTTGTGAGTTGTTGATTCGTATAGAGTATAGCCTCAAAATTTGGTATAGTTTACAGTACATGCGTGTGTCGATTATGATGTAGTCTAAACCGCTCTTTGTCCTGCCCACTACGCATCCATCTGCGCACAGCTGTTTCTTTGTGTAGGTATTTTGATGGGGTACATATGAGGGGGCGTTGTGCGGATCGTATAATTCTACATTCGAAATGAAACGATCGTACGCGTCCATATTGCCTGTGACGGAAAGTGTCAACTGTTTTAATCCGTCTTTCTTCAAAAATATGGTGTTATGTTTCCATTTGTCTTGGAAACCGACACACACAAATTTGCCAATCAAGTATCTCTTTAAATCTTTCCACAGCACCATGTTATTGTCATCGACGTACTTGTTGATGCAATACGAGGGAGTGCATCTCAGCGCTCTAGCAACGTCCACGGCCTTGAAGTAAATTTTTTTCGTAGACAGCGCCAAAAATTCCACATTCTCATCCAACACTCCGTAAGTGCATTCGGCGTGGTCGAATTCACGGTCTGGCACTTCAAACACGTCGTCGTCCAAATGATCGTTGAGACATTTGTAGAAGGCAGTTCGCTGGGGTGGTCCGCAAAACGTGTCCAAAACTAAATACACACCGTTGAGGTGAAGAAGTAGAGTGGTGGGATGAAGGGAATGCTCTTCGTAGTTGGGATATTTCGCTTTCAAACGTTCGAAAGTGGTGAAAAAACGAGGTGGTACGGTCGCACGAACGGTATTGAAACAAAGGCCGAAGCACTTGACCAGATGTCTAAATTTGACATAGAGATTGTCAAATGTCAATATAAGCAGTGGATGCTTATCATCGAAAAAAACGAACATTTTGTAACTCAGCTGAACGAATGTATTCGACTTATTTTGTATTTACGAACGCACACATCTTTACATAAGGATTTTTTTTAAACAATGAACGTCCACTATCTACCCGATCGTCAGCATGAAATAGAAAAAGTGCAAAAAGAGATTTTACAACAGCACAAATATCTCGAATCACAGCTGAATTCACTCAGAGATGCCATATCCAGCGTGTGCAGCAGCAACGGTCTCAATTGTAACAGTTTGTACACCCGTCACGTGGACGTTCACAATAACGGAAGCAACGATTTTGTTCGCAATCCGCACGTGCGCGACCACGCGGTTCACTACAACAACCTTGGTGTGCGTCGATTCTGAGCTGCAGTGCAACCGTGATCCGAAATCAACGTGCACGTGTTGAGCAGAGGATCGAACTCATATCCAGACTGGCATGTTTCCTCGATCGCCGTTCCGTTAAGGCACAAATAGAATTTGCTGCAATCATCCACATGCGGCAAATGTCCGACATGTCCCGGGGGACAGATATCGGGTATTTCCGATTCGTCGGTCGGTCCGCTCATGAACGCAACCACAATAATCACAATAATCACAATAATCACAATAATCACAAGAATCACGATTATTTTCATAATACTAGGCTTAAAGTATCAATTTGGGTACCGTAAAAGCACATGAGAACCCTGACACTTCTCTGTAGGGAATATCGAAATAGTCTACCGAATGTTCGAAACGACATTCTCCGTTGTAATTTTCCAGTCGCTTCACTTGACCATTCTCAATATACTCATCCGGTTCTAAGGTGACTTCCTCCACCAATTTTCCTTCTTCACATACATTATACTTTGTGTTGTCCAATATGTCGACGGTTAATCCATCGGGTGTTTTGCAATCCAAATTGAAGCAAGACTCGTTGCAAATTTCACCCAAATCCCTGCTGTACGTTACAAATTTACTCATCAAAGATTCCTTTTCCAACATTGCTCTGGATTCAATTTTACTGATCCTGCCGATCATGCTGTTGGAAAACTCTGGATGGTAGGTCACAGTCACATCGAAGGCGTCGCGCAATACTGTCACCGAGCGATTGTCGTACTCGACGCACCGATCGGTGAATATTTCCCGTGGGAGGCTGACGCCGAACACCACCTCTAGTGGATGATCGAACTTCTTGTCCGCCACAAAGTCCCCCGTGTCGCACTCCACAATCTCTTGCACTTTGAAATCCACACACGAACTCTTACCGGTGTCGAACAACAAATTATCGGTTTGAATGCTATTCAGAATTTCACCAGTCCCGTTCTCGAACTGCAGACAGTCTTTCTCGACATCGCACGAGTGCTTCGATCCGTCGTAGAGAACGCTGTTGCAGCTGTGCAAGAATAGATTATTTCCGGTCAAACATTCGAAATACTGCGTCTTGGCGATGCGGCTTGAAACGAAAGTGTGACCGACGTCCGCGTTCAAACACGGCGTGTGATCGTACGGGAACTTTGCGTTGACCGGAATCATCATCGAGGACGGCGGGGGAGCCCGCTTGTTGAACTTGGAAGCATTCTCCATAGGATAGAATAGTTTTTTTGTCATTTTTGTGATGACGATGTCGGGTTCCATGAGGTCGAATTCGAGCTCTTTTTTAGTGAAATCTTCAATTTCGAGGGTCGATTCGTCATCATGTGCGACTTCGTCACCATAATTCACAGGTTCATTACCGTAATGTCTAGTTTCAATTTTTATTCTTGAAATTTTGTAGCTCGGTCGAGAAAAGTCTACGAAGGTGACAAGTCCCTGACCGTTTGTAGTCAACGGCGGATCGTACACGCATCGGTCGTGTACGAACGTTTCTCCGCTGACGCACTCTTCTATGTGCGGGACCGAATTGCCGTCGCACTGTATGTACGCGGTCGGATGGTGTTCTTCCGTGTGTAGCAGAGGCTTAGGTTTGGCAGCCATTCTATTGAACACCAGCTCGTTTAGGTTGTCCTCGGTGAGGGGCAGTTTCCTGTTTGGCGCGTTGCATATGGGTTCGGGGGCACAGCTCGTGCCGTCGAATAATCCGTTTCCGCAGTCCATGACAACGTCGCCGTCGTCGGCGTGCGCTACGAACTTTCTGATGTCGTTTCCGACGAAGCTCACACTGGCCGTAGTGTCGTCGGAACGTTTGCGAACGAACGACTGCGAGGCGAAATCGAACTGCTCCTCGAACTCGTTCTTCGCCACGGTCTCGTGCAACTTGAGCGAGTCCGTGTAGAAATACGACACGATATAATTATTGTCGTTTACATGACTGACGTAGCCTATGATATTGGGTACGACGTTATCGCCCACAGTGCGCAGATACTCGGTGAGAACGCCGAGTCTCGCGGTGAAAGAGTCGGTATCGAAATCCGTAATTATTAAGTAATTATAGAAAAGCAACACCGCACCTAGCAAAATGATGACAAACAACATCGTGGAAACCGACAACATCACGGTGTATTGTAAACTCGAACACGAAAATAGATTGGAAGGTAGAGTGAAGTACGAGTACAATTTGAAAAAATTGGGTATAGGCGCTTATAAACTGTTTATAGAGAATTACGACAATGTCGCGGGACCTGTGAAGACCGCAAACAGCAACTTTGTGATCGTGGTTAATGAGGTGTACGAAAAAAACGAGGCCGTCGGCGTGCTGATTTTGCTAGACGACGTCATGCTCCGTGCGAACCAGACGATCTTCGTGGTGGAGGGTCAGGCGACGCGCCCGGTCTTCGAGGTGCCCGAGTTCGATCCTCCTAATAAGACCTCGTTGTTCGATGGATATCATGTCGAGTCAAAACGGGAACGGTAAACGTGTCAAGTACGACTCTCAGTTGTTGTTGAAGTACGCGTTCGATTACAAACCCGAAGACACGACCGGTCTACCGAACGTCATCAATATATGCAGGGTAAAGGTGAGAAAGACCGGCGGAGCGGTGTTGGCTCATTATTATTCTCAAATTTATCTGGCGAACAATTTCAACTTCGAATTTCATCCGGGCAGTCAGCCCAAAACTTTCCAGAGCATCTCCGACGACAAAGATTTTTTATTATACCAAACATTGATACTATGCGAGGAGTGTTGTCGCAGAAAACTCGAGGAGTATGTTGAGGGTGAGAATAATTTCAATATTGCCTTTCGAAACTGCGAAACCATACTGTGCAAACGAGAAAGCGTGCAGTCAGTGGTGGGCGGTGTGTTACTTTTGGTGTTATTGATAAATATAATTCAGTTTAGCCTCTTCAATATTATTTGTATTGCTTTTTTACTATTTCTACTGTATTTGATCAACAATCATTTGACGGTAGAGCCTCGAGTTGAGTACTGCATTCACTTTCGGAAAGATGAATAATAAGAGAATGGACAAACTCAACTGGAACACCGTGGCAAACATGATAAACTATTACAGAAACAACAATACGGCCAAACTGACGCCCGATCAGATAGGATGTATGAATCTCGTCAGGGACATTTTCATCAAGGCGGATCCCCTTCCGGTGAACGCGAGCAAACGGTTCGAGACGGACGAACAGCTGATCGAATATTACGCCAACATGGAGAAAAAATATGGCGGCACAATCAAGTTGAACGGGGCGCACGGAATATTCGACAAGTCGTTCATAATGTCTCCGATCATGAAGGCCTACTCGGACAAGTTTTACAAGCGACGCCTCAATTTAGCCTCCAGTCACCTCAGCGAGGTGTTCAAGTATGAAATGGCCAACGCCATAACCCAGAACAAGCCGTTACCAATGCTGAGTAACGACACCACCGCCGACTATCTCAAGCAGCTCTATCAGAAAGTCGAAATCGCCCCCAATATGGTGGCCAACAACGACGGTCTGACGGTGTGCAACGAAGTCATCAACAGCGTCGTGGAGGACGTGCTGTTCGGTCTTCATAACGGTTATTACATCAACAACAGTCTGAGCTCCGAACTGAGAACGCGCGTACACAGGTTCAGAAATAATATCACTTTTTTGCTAAACTGTCCTCTGACCCTATCGACCAATGTGTTTCAATTGATAGAATCGAGGGCTACCCAACTGGGTCAGGAGACGACGGTGGACTACGGGCCGTTGGAGAGATCGAGCGCAGTAAGCCGAACGCCGATTCAGCGGCACCTGACAGAGTTGGCATTCGAAAACGAAGCCCTCCGGCGAGCCAAAATACAAGAAATGAACATAAAGTACGGAGACCTGACCAAGGAATAAGATTATGAACAAAATTCGGGTGAACGTGTCGCTGCTGAACGATGATTCGTCGATAGAACCGATACCGCTCAAGCTGGCGCACGGACGCAACGAAACCCCTGCGACAGTCACCACCACAAACGTCGACCGTGACACCGATCAAACACCCATGTGGTTAATACTATTTTCGTGCGTATTTATATTGGTTATCGTATTTTTATTAAGTTATTTTCTAATTTACCGCGGTAATTATGGCGAACAAATTGAATACGACGAGGACTATGGAGAATTATAATGTGTGGCGGCTGATCATAAAGGCGCACCCGCTTTTCGGCAAGGCTGTGGATGTAACGATAGAGAGGCAGAAACGAGACCCGCCCGAAGAGGAAGACGGAAAGAGAAAACTGTGGTTGCCCATGAAAAAAGAGCAGGAGTATAAAGATTCGACCAAACAAGAGTTTCAGTCGCTCTTGCTTAAGATAGTGTACTGTCTGATCGAAAAGGAGGACCTGCAGAACTACGGCTGGTACAACGTGGACAGGGAGCTCGAGAGTCTGCTGACGGCCAAGTCGCTCATGGACGTGGAGGAGTTTATTGGGAGGCTGCTCGAACTGGGCGGCATAAGCAAGAAGCGACTGCAGGCAACGATCAACTTCTACACGAGGTCTATGCGTCTGCCCGATTATAAAATTCCGCAATATGTAGAAATGCCCAAGGACAAAGACAAGCGAAAAAAGATGGACAGAAACAAAACGATAGATCTGAAGGACGATTTCATCGATCCGGTACAAAAGTACATTGAGGACGAGATCCAGTTTAGAAACTATTACCACAATCAGAGTTTGGTCAGGGCGGCCATCGCGTTCAACATTATACGCGGCACGGGCATGAGAATCACCAACGCTTACCAGATCAAGTTGGAGGATTTGGAGAAGGTATACGAGAAAGGAGAACACAAAGTGCTCAATTTGATAACCAAACACTCCAAAGTGAACTTTTGCTACGTGAAGTGCATCGACAGACGCGCGCTGCGCACAGCACTAGACATGTACCGTAAAGTGCCGGCCGATTCGCTGAATCGAATCAGTCCCAAAAGTCCAACTAGGTTTCAGGACATGAGACTATTGATGGCGATGGTGTCAAAAGACAAAAATTTCACCAGCAACATGATTCGTAATTTCGTGGCAGACTCCATGTTGAAGAAGGGCATGAGTCTGAATAAAACATCAAAATTGATGAATCACGCCTCGGTGAGCGCCACCAAACACTACGTCAACAAGTTTCATCCTGGTCCCCAGTTTATCGACGACGATGAAGATGACGACAGCGAATCCGGGATACTACAATTCAGTTAATAAGTATTTTGGCACAATGATGACAATTTCGTTGATAGTTGGTCTAATAGTCTTAGCTTTCATATTGAACAGGTTTGGCGGAAGCGAAGTTATAGTCACCATTCTGGTGTTGATGGTTCTATTCTTTTGTATACTACATTATTACTATACAGACTCGAGTCCGGAAAATTTGTACAACGAAAACACGAAAAAGATCAAAAAGAAACAGCAGTTGACCGACGCGTTCGACGCACTCCTCAACAAGAACAATTCATCTATTGAATAAGGGAAAAGATGAATTTCGACTTTCTGAAAGATTTAGTCAGTCTGAATCCCATCAAAGCTACCTACGTTTCCAATAGTTTTAGAAGTAACTTTAATTTTATAATCGACGACCACATCAAAGAGAAGCGGTTGATGCAAAACGAGCAGACTCTGTTGGAAAAGTTAAAATTAATATTGGGCATGTTTTTGAACGATGAATTGGACAAGAATGTAATGTACAAGCTGTTTGGTGGCAAGTTGGATTTGTCAAAGAATCAATTTGAATATCTGTATGAAAAAATAAAACAAGATGTGTATATAAGGCGTTTAATACATAAAATCTGTTTGCAATTGGACAATGATAATAACATAGATACACTCAAGCACAATTTGCTGCGCACGATAGATGACGACGATGGATTCACCAACATCTCCAGCTTCATGATCAGAGAATGCAACACCGCCGCCAAGATTTGATTAGTCTCGACAATGTCGGTCCACAGCCGACACACCTCTGTTATTACAAGTAGGACAGTATGAGGAGAATTCTTTTACTGTCACTACATATTTAGGCCTGGTTTTGGTCATAGTGAATTCGTGAGTGTGAATAAATTTGTGATCCCCCACGGAGATCATTTCATTGAAGACATTTGTGTCCAAATTTTTCTTGACCTTTTCATTGATCTCTTTGCATACTATAGTTTTCATTCTAGATTCAGTCATCTTTTTCAAATTAGGAAACACCACGTCATAGCACTGATCCCTCTGCAAATAGCTACAAATCTCTTCAAAAGCGTAAACGAACAAGGGGTCATTGTTCAACATACTCATCATGTCGTTGAGAAACGTGCACACGATTCCCAGATGTTTACTCCAATTCATGTTGTGATTAGCCGTGAACAGCTGAGTGGGCCTCACTTTGTCGCGCACGTTCTTCTTGGGCTCGTCTATCAGTAGATAGGGGATGCGGTCGCCCGACGAAGGCACATACTTTGTATTGGGATTGTTCTTGAGTTGCATAAACAACACGTACGCAATGGTTATGGCGGATTTGTCCGTACCGTTCTTGGTCTCGTTGAGTGTCTGCGAAAAGGAATATTCTTCGCAGGTGGCGGGCGAAAATTCGTCACGTTTACGCTTAAGCGTTTCCACCAGAGCATTCAGCACACAGTCCAGACTGTGCTCGGTTAACACTTGATAGATGAACGCGTCGAAAGCGGTCCTCAGGAACTTGGGGACGTCTTTCTTGACGTTAAAGCCCCGCTTGTACAACTGTCCATCTTCCTTCAAGCACATGTAGGCCTTTTTCCCCTTTATCATCATACACCTCATTATATTTTCCAGTTCCATTTTAAAGGCCCCTTTCCATGTGGCGTTCACCGGCGCCAATATGTCCTCGAGGATCAGGGTGCGTAGCCCGGAAACTCCCAGTCTGTCGTAATCGCTCTTCTCCACTTGTATATTGACAAAATTGGAATCGGTATCACCGTACACCACCGTCAGCTTGAGACTCGTAAGGTCCCACTTCTTTTTTATCTCTTCGTTTTCACTCAGACCGGTTATCAAGTCCTGCGCTTCCGTCAATTTCTCCCTCCCCTTCAGAGTGATGAAATTAGCCAGCGGTTTACAACACAACCCAAACCATCCGTACTGAGAGTTACACACTAGCTTGGTGGCGTTCTGCCACGAATCATACATCTGGTATTCAAACGAGTCCGGCGTGTGCTTCTTCATTTCTCTCTTGTACATGGCTCGTCCGTCCGCCATCTGCTGTAAGAATTTGGTGGTGATAGCGTTGGGGTCGTGCTGGAGATATAACTTGTTATCAGAGCCGCAAAACAAGTTTGACAGACAAGTGTTGTAGTGAATCATTATACTGGTATACAGCTGAGAAAAGTCCAAAGTGAACGTGAGTCCGTAATAGCCGGGTCTCGGCGATAGCACTTTACCGCCCGTGTACTTCATTCGGGTCTTGAGGTCGCACAGCTGGGTCGCCGTGGAAGGAATCTGATGCACGGGTACCCTCTCTCGATTCAGCGAAGAATAATCCACCACCGATCCCTCTTGATCCTCATCGATTTCGTCACCCTCCTGTATTTTATTCACCGTCTTCTTCGTGCCCATCACCGCTTTAAGGTCAAATTTATTGAAGAAATATTCATCCCTGTGACCTTCTTCGCTCTTGTTAATTATGGCCCTGTTGAACAGAGCTAGATTGATTTTATGCCAGATAGTCTTCGTGGAATCGTCACGAGTCAGATACAAAATGGACGCGTCCGCGTACAGCTTGTTCGCCATTTTACATTTCAGGTACATTTCCAAGGGTAAAATGGAATCTCTGACGTTGTACTTGATGATCTTGGCAAATTGTCTATTTTCATAGAGGTTCATCATTTCGCGCACCGACAACTCCACTTTACCCACCTTCAAGTAGTATCCGGCCGTGGTGTCGAGCTTCAAATTTTCCATCTTGCCCGCGTCAAACGAGCTCATGATGAACTGGTACACGTCCAGGTGATTGAAATATTTCATAAAGTGATTGTTAAAGGAATACCCGTACTTGGTTTGGACCTGGAGGGTGTTCATCTTCGCCGGCGGTAAATCGTAGCGCCGCACGAACCTCTCGTCGATGCCTAACACGCTAGCTCTCTGTACAATGTACGGAATATCAAACTTGTCACCGTTGTAGTCCAGAATGTCGTCCGGATTCGATCCGAACAACAGCTTCAGGAAACTTTCCAGCATTTTCTTCTCATTGGTGAACGGCAGAACGGTCACCTCCCCGTCAAGGTACGAATCTTGCTCCGTCACGTCATCGTCTAGGTTGTATCCTGTTCCCTGGGTGTTGATGAAGCAATACCTGTACATCTCACCGTGGTGTTTTCGTAACACATACGAAATTGTGATGATCGGATCCACGGCGGCATTGGAGAACGTATTCAGGTTAGTGTACGTTTCAATGTCAAAACTGCCCACTATCAGTTCTATGGGTTGCTTCAGGTCCTCTAAGGGCACGCTCTTCACGGACTCTATGACACCCTTTCCGCATCCGTTGCGGTCCACCTTCACCCCACACTCGAATTTCACGTACATCCCTTCGAAGAGTCCCAACTGCATCTGCACTCTGTTCTCGTCCGTGAAGTAGTCATCCAGTAGATACCGCTCATCACTCTTGCACAAAGCTCTGTCTATGGTGTAAATGTTAATCCTGTGACAAAGCTTTGTCTTCAATCCCGTTACTACCATGCTCTTGTAAGCCCGGCATTTCAATCGGCACGGGGTAAATATGTGTCTACACTGTTTGTAGGATACGATAGTGCACGGGCAGCGAAAGTAAAATTGAACGTTGTTCAATCCCGTCAAAAAAAGGTATAAAAAACCGGCGTCGTATTTAATTCTAGTAATACGAAACACCGTGTTACTATCGTAGTCAGCCTCCGGACGGGTTTCATTCAGCAACTCTTCCACATCGGTACAAATTTTGAATTCGTTCCGAACCTTCTTCGACGGAGAGGACGCCGCGATGGCTTCTTCGGGTCTCCTCTTCAATGACATGACGCTGACGAGGTACAGGGGGGTCGACGTGACACCGCACACATTCAATAATCTGCTCAAAACGATTGCGCAGCGATCTACCAGCAACACGAGCACGACTAAGACTAAATTCGAGGAAAGGATACGCGATATTATATTGAAATTTAATCCTGCCCTTGAAAGATCGAGCGCAGATATGAGCACCGAGTATCTATTGATAAACAGTCTAAGAATGGGAGATAAGAAAGAGGTGACACATAATTATAACTATAACTACAGTAGGTGGGACACCGAACCGGGTGATGACACTCACAATGGTGACGTCGACGACGATGACAACAACTACATAGACGACTTGAAAGAGTTGTCCGAGGAAGATTGGGATAGCGAGGGAATTTTCAACCTTTTGAGGGACGTTTGCGGGTCTCGATCCAAACCCTACGTGAAAAAAATAAAAAAAAAATACGATCGGTACATGACATCTTTTAGTAACACCGAGGACGAGTCAACCAACGTAAAAAATATACTAGGAATAAGAAGATACAACAGAGAAAAACACAACGCGTTTCTGAGACAGTGTCGAACCGTCCTCGAACAAAATACCAACATGGACTCGGCAGACTCCTTAGACAAGTACATAATGTCGATGGCGGAACTTTCGCAAGTTATCAAAGCTCTTGACGGTGCCAAAACAGACTTGCAGAACGACAACGAAGTATTGAGAAACAACCTGTCGAGTACACAACGGGAACTCGAAGCGACTAAGACCACCGTCAAAGAATACGAATCTACAGTAAAAGAATACGAAACCAAACTGATGTCATTACAAGACTACATCAAGACGATCGACAACGACATGAGAGAAAAATGCAACACCATACAGACAAACTCTCGCGACATGGCCAAAATGGGGGCGAAACTGGGCGAGCAAAGCGAAGAACTGGAAAAGTTGAGATCGGATTATTTCGAACTTCAAAGTTTCAGTGAACAGATGAAAAATAGAATTACCGTTTTGGAGCAGTCCCTTCAAAACGCTCACAAAGAAAATAATGATTTGATAAACAAAAACGTTAGACTGGAGACGGAATTGAACGAGCTGAAACGAGAAATGCAGTCGCAGCAAACTAAAATAGACAGCTACGATTGCGTTCTCAAAAATAGAGACAAAGATAACGAAGACAAAGACAAAGAGCGACTAGCGCTCAGATATCAGTGCGAAGAATTACAAGATAAACTCGAAGAAACCGAGAACGACAAGCATAAACTCATGAAAGAGATTCACGAGGCGAACATGTTTGCGAAAGAAATGGACGATCGACATCGCACATGCGACGCAAAGATTTCAGAATTAGAACAGATTATTCATCACAAGAACACAGAACTTGAGCTAATGAGATCCAGATTACAAGATGCGGACTCTAAAATAAAAAAAGAAATTGAAGAAAACCAATACGTGTTACGGGATTACATGGAGACTTGTAAAACAAAACAAATAGAAATAGACGAAATAAAAAATAAAAATCAACAACTACTAGAAACGTACAAAGATGCAGAGGAAAAATTGTTGGAAAAGGACAGGGTGATCAAAGAACAAGGACGAACGTATACAATTTTACAAAAAAAACTAACACAACAGGAGGAGGACTACAAAAAAATGTACAAAGAGCACGAAGATTTATTGGTCAATGAAAATAACAAAAATGTCAAATTAAAAGAGTGTCTCAAGAGTACGAGACTTGAGAACGACAGCTTAAAGAAAGAATTGGAGTCGATCACGAACACTTTAAAAGAATTAAAGAGCAAACACGATCTTAAACTTAAAGCGGTAAAAGAGGAAATAACAAAAAATTTAACTATCGAATTTGCAAAAGAAAAGGAAAAACTTGAAAAGAAGTTGAAACGACCACTGAATGACGACAAAGTGTCCACTTCAATCTCTTTCATCAAGAAAACTAGAGTCAAATCGGTACCACCAACAGACAAAGTCAAACCGGTATCACCAACAGAAAAAAATCAAACAAAGTAATTTTTTTTATAGGTTTATTTCCAAGCATAAATGTAAAACAAGCATAAGGTAAAGTTTACACAGAATAAGTCACTAACGTAAATAAGCAATAAAGTAAAAAGGTATACAAGTCACAAAGAAAAACTAGAAATTAATTCAGCATCATTATTATGATGACGAATCGACACAGAAATTTTTAAAATTTAGAATTTCTGTGTCGATTCGTCATCATGATGATGATGCCTAAGTAGCCACCAAAATGTTAAACAAAGAATTTGGGTTCGAATTCGGTATCAACGCTAAGTCTGCATCAACACAAAATTTGAACCACGTCATCATCTGCTTCTTTAACCAATATATTATGAATATTATAGTATATGACATTGAAATTATTATTTTCACTGTTCCGACTACATACACAAAACAGTTCAGAGCCATTTTCTATATGAATGCCAATGTTTATGGCGTTATCGAAGGTGTCTTCTTTATCAGTGAACATTGAACCGACAACGACGTTACCGGTAGTCGTAGTGAACTTCATTTCCAAGCGAGTTTTGCCTTCATCGCCTTTCTTGCTGCACTCAGATGAGGCAATTTTAAAGCACGAAAAGATTTTCTTTTGCCTGTACGAAATATTTTCTTCCTCATTGTTCACAGTCTCGTCATGGTCCGTCTCTTCGTACTTACTGCGTGGTTTGAGTTTTAAGACATAGTTATCTTGATTAGTGGTATCACATATAACCTCAAACTTCCACCATTTATTGATGAGCTTGTTGTAGATTTGTGTCAGCACAACATTGACCCTGTCCGTCTTTGAATCACTCCCGTCATAATCGAAACAAGACAACCGATCTAGAGGCACTATTAAATCACATTGGCTATAAAAGTTGATCACTTTTGTTAACCCAAATATTTTTATGGCGTCGTACTGTTTGTACGCTCCAAGCACTTTAAAATTAATCTTGATGTATTGCTTGTTTAAAAAGTGCTCCTCTGTAATATTGGTCACACATTCAGTAGTAACATTTGCAATCAATTGATAATCCAGCAAGTACAAACGCAGATTGCGTTTTTCCACAGTAAACCTATAAGAACAGTTTTCTTCTATTTTGTCAAAGATTGTTTTTGATTCCACATAGATCAAAGATTGCGAGTTGGACGATACACCCTTGCACTCCAGTTTGTGTATCACATCATTGTTGACACGAGCCTTGTCCTTCATAAAGACACGCTTCGAGCACACTATCTGCTCCAGTTGCATGGTAGCTTTCTTGTTTTCGGGGGCGCCCGAAAGACCATCGTCGGCGAACCTCTTGGACATTATGCAAAAGTACAACTGGCAGATCGTCGACAGAAATTTTATTGAAGTGGTCCCCAACGAGCGCGAGAATGCTTGGAAGGATCTGTTGATTTTGGCGCTGCGCGTCACTCCGTTGTCGTTCAGAAAGAATCTCAGAGCGGCCTCCCTCCGTCACTTCGACTATCGACAGCCGATACTGTACGACTTAAAAAATAAGCGGCTGGGTATATCTACACAGAGCGTTATCGACGCACTGTCTCCTCCGTCTCAATCCCGAACTTTGGTGAGGCCGTTTGTGGTGATAACCAGTTTTATAGCGATAGTGATATCGTATTTGGTAGTGGAGGGGATGGTAGTATAAGAACAAGATTAAGATAATATCAGGACGTTCTTTACAAGATGTTCAAATCACACCACATCTCTATCGAGAAGAGAAACAGGATTCTGAGCAGAAAGATCAGGAATGAGGAGATGGTGAAGATCGTACGCGAGATGGCGCGGATCGATGGAGGACAAGAGAAGGCGGTGAAGGACACACACCTAGACCATATCAAGATGGGAACGACCGTGGACAAGATTCTGGCGGCGTTCATGTACGTGAGAGACTGTAGAAAAATTGGGAGTTTGTTGGACGACAGCTTTTACAGCGACTCTATCGTGACCAACATCGCGCTTATGGCGACGGCGCACCACCACTCGGTCACAAATTGGACGCAACGTGTTCTGTTGCAGATCCATTTGGTGGCCGACTGTCAGCTATGCACGAGCTGCTACGCGAAGATTGTCGGTGACGGGAACCGGCCGGATATCATCAGCGAGTGCACCGTCCACCCTAACCATGCTTATTTTTTTGCTTGTAACTATATATGCGATTATTGTTTTTCAAATAAATTATATAAAAAACTGTAATTGTTTGTGTAGTTATTGATCATGGACGACTACGATAAAAGACTCGAAAGTTTCAAGTATTGGCCGGGTAGCGAAAATGTGGAAAAGTTGGCTTTGATCGGCTTTTACTTTACCGGTTATTCTGATAAAATAGTGTGCCATTATTGCAAACTGGATCTGTATAATTTTATGGGAGGCGAGGATTCGGTGAAGGATCACAAACGCTACTCTCCAAAATGTCCCTTTCTCGATCGTACCAACGCCTCCTCTAATTACATCGGTACATCTTTTTTATCTCCGCGGACCGTATCCTCAAACTACCCTCCGCTGGTTCCACACACGGGAGACTACTCCCTATCTGAGCACAGACTTAACAGCTTCTTCAACTTTCCGCGGTGTCTCAAACGCCTAGCGAGTGATATGTGCTCGGCCGGATTCTACTATACCAACGTGGGGGATTCGGTGTGTTGCTACGCTTGCAGTATAATAGTGAAAGATTGGAAGATCGACGACGACGTGTGGAAGGTTCACAGAGATCTGAATCCGCGCTGTCCGTTGGTGTGCGCGAGGCGCATATCACCGTCGTCCGTTCGCTCGGAGGCGCGGATAGTTTCGGAGAATAGCGCTCCGTCGGCGCCCGTGCTGAACTATCTCGATCATTACACTCTGCCAAAGTGCATAAAGTGTAAATCACAACCTATAGACTCGGTCCTGGTTCCCTGTTTCCATTTCGCCGCTTGCAGCGAGTGCGCTGTTGTCTGCACCGCGTGTCCGGCATGCCACGCGTTCACGGGGGGTTTTTTCGTTGTTAAAATACCTGCCGAGACGTTGAACCTAGTCGAGTATGGAAGTTAGGTTTGAGAAGCGCGATCCCACCACCATAAGCATTTTGAAGGATGTGTCACGCCTCTCGCGATGCGTTTTCATGAAGTGCGACACTTTTAGTCGATTCGTGCGCGACGTTCTCAACTACTTGAAACAGACCAAGTGCACCTACTATAATTCGGTTTTAGGGCAGCTTATCACTACACACCAAGAGGGTGTGATAGACGAGGAGTACGCGGAGACTCTATCGAGGGTGTTGCTCGCCACAAATGTGATAGTCACGGATATAGACGAGAGTGTTTTTCTTAAGAAATTGAAAATAAACAAATTCACCGACAGTATAGATTACTTGATCCTACCCAACTTTACGTTGTGGGATCATAATTTTTTGGTATTTTTAAATAAAAAATTCAACAGTAAAAAGGTGGGCGGACTCGTGAACGTGTGGGGTGCCATGCAAAAGATATCTCTCACGCAGGGCGTCATAAAAGATTTGATCCAGAACAAGAACGGTTACGCAGGTCAGTATCTCTACTCGACATTCCTCAATACCGGCAGTTTTTACGCCAATGTCCAGTGTTTCAACGGTGTGAACGAAATCAAACCACCGCCTATGAGCGTGGCGCGCTACTACGGTAGGCGCGTGGACGAGGTTCGTGCGTGGAACACGCGCCACCCCAACATTTCGCAGTTGTCGACCCAGTTTTCGAAGGTGGTGCAACACGACGACGAAAACAATTGGAACGTCAAGGTGGGTCTGGGTACGTTCGTGGGTGCGAACAGAGACTGCGACGGTGACAAAGAAGTTATCACGTTTCTGCCCTATCCCAATTCGCTAATCGAACTCGAGTCTCTGCTCTACAACGATCCAAAATACAGCTTCTTGAGTTTCGATAAAAACAAACTGAGTTTCGTCTCGCAGCAGATATTGTACCTGTACCGGAGGATGGACGCGGTCGAACGGGAATTTAAAAAGTACCCGGGAGTGTATCGTTTGTGGAATCGCCACCGTCACGCCGACAATTTTTCCCATCGTCTGGACAGGTTCTTCACCGATACGACACTGGTGTTCAGCAGCAATATGGTCACGTTACTGTTCCAAAGATTGTGCGCTTTGATCGACGACGACTCAATGGTGTGCAGCGAGCGGGAAGTGTTCGAGTTGACGGGCTGTTTTCAAGAAATGGTCGAGAGCGGTGCGAAGGGAAGCTCGAATCTGATAGAGAACACCAAGCAGTACAGTCGAACCGTGCAAGAGGACGTGGATACGGTGGCCCGGCGCGCCATCGACGGTCTGAACTCTCACATCACCAGTCACGGTCGTGTGAAATTCAGCGGCGGCGATATCTACCATAACACTGTCATATTTCTAAATCTCTATTTGAAAAACAACAATATCTGCTACAAAAAAGACGACCTGATCATAGGCAGTATATGCAATCTGCCCGACTCTTTTCTGTTTCCACCGCACCTACTCGATCTGTTTATCGATTAGGGGGAGGGAGGAGATTCGCACGCGGAGCGCGCGCCACTTCGCGATGGTCACGACGCTGAGAGAGTTGTCCATGGCCTGTGTGCGCTCCAAGCTTAATTATTGTAATTTTGAGGATGATGGATTTTTGGAAGAGGTATGAAAGGAGAAAAACTTTGTTTTTGGTGTTTTTTGGTATTTTTGTTATTAATATCAAAGGTTTTTGCAGATCGATGACATGAAGGATATTTTACATAGCTTCAGTCTTCCGCGACAGCTGTATGCGGATCTCTTTTTTTCTCTGCTACCCGACTATGACGATGTTACATTGCGCGAATATCAATTCGTTCCCACTGGTTTTTGCGAAGACTGTTTGAAGCAATACTTTTATCCGGTACATATGATGTATCGCGTTGAGCTTAGGGATTTGTATTGTCCCATTTGTTGTAATGCTTTGTTTTGTAACGACGATAATTGGTATTAGTGAATAATATATACAAATGTCAGTGTTTTATGAAATAAAAGTTATTATGAAATTTTGTTTTATTACCCAATATTACAAAATAAAAATATTACCATAAGGGGAAAGACGAAATGCAACGTCCGCAATACGACATCACTGATTGTGTCGAAATCTTTGGTCTCGGGGATTGGGACGATTACAACAAATGCGTAGAAATCATTGCAAAAAAATTGAATCTCAACTATCACGACGCGGAATATTCTGTCGAGAAGGGAAACGGTTTGCTGGTGAAGCTGTGCAATTCTAAGGCGGTGAACGAATGGGAAAGAAAATCTAGAGAGCATCGATTGACCTTGGGTGACATTAGAGAGGGGGGTGGTGATGGAAAAATCAAGATATTCGCCGCCGCGCCCACCAAATTCAAGCTGTTGCTGCATCACGTCAGACAGCTGCTTCCCGAGTTTAAATATATATGGATAGGTAAAAAGGGTGTGATGGCTCGGTACAAGTCTCGTACGCAGATCCATTTCATAAAAAACGAAGACGATATTAGATATATTAAAGAGTTTTATTAAAACTAACTTAACATTCAATTCCGTCATCATCTAATAAATTATCGATAATACTATCTGCACCGTCGAATGTGTTAGTCAAAAGTCTTTTCAATCCCTCTCTGGTCACGAACAGCACCATGTCGTCTATTTGATCGTAGTAAAAGGAGCCGTCGAGTTTGGTCAGGATGTTGAGCTCGTGCCAAAACACCCACTCGTCATCGACACAATTCCAATTGTCTTCGGTCAAAATTATGTCGTGCGACTTATGGAGATAGTAGGCGACGTCCTCCATGCAGTAGTAAGTTGTCCCCTCGTCGTCCGTGACCATCATAAAACTATATTCACCAATTCTCTTGTAACTCACTCCCATATTTCAGATTGTCTCTGAGATACAGATCGTACAATTCGGGATATTCTAGCGTATTACTAGTGATGCTGCACATCAACTTTAAATCGAACAGGGAACTGGCTTGCAAATACGATTTATCCTCTCTCACTCTTATGAAACGTGGCAATCGGATCGACACATAATTACTGTTCAATTCTCCAAAAGTCCACGTATTTTCGCTCCTAATAAAATCCCCCTCCATTTCCCACACGGGCATCTCGAACGGATTCCTGGCTACCATATTGGGAATCTTCTTGAGCGAACGCAAGTGATTGTTCGTGATCAACCAATCGTGATTGTTGTACGGTTCCATCAGCGGTTCGAGATTGTGTTTGGCTATCTTGACTTTGGACACGGGTAAAAACAGCCATTTGTTGTTGTAAAAAATCGGGGTCGCCACCAAGTATATGATTATACGTTTGTCTTCGGTCTTCCATCCGCCCACCACCACCAGGTCCGCGCTGCACACGTTTTCAAAGTAGCACTTTTTTATCTTGAACCACTTTTTCTTTTTTTGTTCGTAGGTCCCGTTCCAATTCTTGACGACGACACCTTCCACGTAGGCGACATTGTGAACAATGTTTTCCACCCAATTGCGTACACATTCTCGATCGGTGGACAATACATATTCTATGCTCATTATTCTAGATCCCGAGGTGGGCAGTATGGCCTCCAGTTCCATTTTTCTGTCCCGCAACTTTTCGTCGAGCAAGCACCGCCCATTCAGATGGAGCACATCGAAAGCGATCAGCTGGTAGGTGGCCAAATCGTGACCTATCAATTCGCAGTCGAGTATCACACTGTTCACATGGGCGAGTTCCCGCTCGAAGATTTCCACTATTTCTTGCAGTTTGCTGTTGATATTTAGGTTGCGTTTGTAGCAAAAGAGACGGTTGTTGTATTTGTGCAGTTGTACTCGCTCCCCGTCGTACTTGACTTCCACGCAGAATTCCTCGAATGTGATGTGATCGAATGATTTGCAGGGTTGCGCCAACATCGGCTCGATAGGTTTTCCGGGCACGTCGCCTTCCCTCTCTACAAACACGTCCATCCCGTCCGAATGTTTTTTACCGAATATCAATTTGTGCAGATACGCATTTCGCTTCTTGATGAACATTTTTTTGCTCTTGTTGATGTTCCTCACCAAATCAACGAGACAAGTTAGGGTTGTAGTGTCGCAAAACGATATAGTTTCCCTGAAGAGTTTAATGAGATGGTATGATCTCGTGGGTACCTTTTGCAATCGCTGCATGAAATCGTACAGTTTCACCATGGTCAAAGTAGGGTCGTTGTTGTGAACTTTGGCCACGTTGACGCACGTCGCCGTCACCCCGGACGTCTTGAAAGCGTCCTGAAGATTCTTTCTGTCGATGTGCGGCTCGTGAATCCTACAAAAGATGGTAAGCAGATGTTTGTCGTTAATCTTGTGATTGTGCTTGAAGGTCAAGATGGAATACAGCCAAATCAATTCTTCCTTTCGAACATTGTTGTTGGTTATGTACGCGCTTACTTCACCGATAGTGGAACAATGTAAAATGTCATTGTACACCTTCACAAACTCTGAGAACAACATCTTCATACTGGACGATATCATACACGTCCTCGAATTTTGGCTGCGAGTCAATATGCATCGCATGATGCCGAATCTGTAAATAATGATGCCGAAGTAGCGGCCAAAATTTTAAAATTTTAAAATTTTTGGCACGAGTCGTACTCATAAATGTCACAGTCGTCATCATGATTATACACGACGTCTGTATAAAATCGAAGCCGATTTAAAAATAGGTCAATCTCGCACAATGAACAAAGACACGAGCACCGGCAAGAACACAAGCACCACTATCAGGATGGGTCGTGTGATCGAGAAGACCGTAGAGAAAAGCTATCACAAGAAAGATCCGTGGTACACGACCCAGAACGGCAACACGTGGTACCGAAGACATAATACGAAAACGTGGTAAAACGACAACGGTTTTTAAATATTAAATCATTGTGACTAATTCTCGTGCCATATCTCATCTAACATTAAATCGGTGTGATAATTCTTGTGCCATATCATGGGCTTCTGCTGCAACAGCTGTTTTGATAAAATTGCGATCACGGAATTGGAACAGGGGGACTGGGACAACGATGATGAGGAAACAAGAAAACGCAAATGTTGTTGTGTATGCAAATGTTTATTAATAACAGTTGTAATTGTTGGAATATTACTATTAGGGCCCATGTTGTATGTTGTTATAAATAAATACTCATGAAAAATTAATCTGACGTTTTATTGTCGAGAGTGGCAACTCCTTCTTCACGGTTGTCCAGTAATGGTTGGCAACGACTTGGTGGTGGGATTAGTGTTGATACTAGGACAAATTAGTGGTTTGTCGTACCTTATCATTTTGTATGGCGTATTCGACATTAAGAAATCGTGTTTAGACGCAATTCTAAAGGTTTCATCCTCGGTATGATACAAGTGCACGTTACATTCCTTCTCGGATAAAAAAACATCACCTGATTTCTTAGGGAAGCAAACGAACAAACAATCTTTGACACTTCTAAATAGGTACGTGTCGATTCTGTCCGGTACGGTAATCAGTTCAAAGATTTTATTGCCAAATTTATCATCCCACTTGACAGGAGTGAAAAACGACGTTTTGGCTTCATTGTCAGTATTGAGAGTTTGATCGGGAATATAGCACGGGTGGTCCATTTCTATCAACTTGGTTCGATGTGTAGGTACACAATATTCTTGTTGTGTTTCCACGAAATTTAATGTGAAGTTGGCAGGATAGCTTGTTCCTGATATTAACATTTCCTCTTCCGAACCAAATACCAAATTACTAAACAAGGGTTGGAGATTGTGATGTTTATAATTTCTGTTCGTAATAGAATACCATCCGATAGAAAATTTGCAAAGATGCTTAACGCGAACCGATGACAAATATACCGTACCACAAGTATTGGCGCATACAAAATTACAATTTTCGTCTCGTATATAATAGTTGTTGCCGTCGCTGTAAGCGTAAAAAGTATAATTATAATCGCCGAGCCCAATTATTGGAAAACCGTCCGAGTCAAGTGTCGAAACGAGATTTTTATTCTCGTAAATAAACTGCATGCCAGCACCGATAGCATGACTCGTCGTTCCCCACGCCGACACCGAGGCCGCCATCGCCAACATCACAATTAGAGAGGCCCGCATTTTTTCGTACAGTCACTGTTGTGCTACGCGTTATTTTAATATTGAAAACAAATTTTTCCACGTTATGATTTACATAAGGGGCGTGCTCTTCGCGCCGTATGCTTGAACTGCTGAACGTGTTGAGAATTTACGGTCTTATGGTGGAAATATAGAATTCCGACACGCGAGCTGGTACTGTGGCCCGTCACCCTTCAAATGAACACGTACGCTCTGTACGTGGACCGAAGATATAAATAAATCGCTGTGAAAACGTTCCAGTAAGTTGAAAAAATGGCGTACGAGTTGGCAGTGGACAGAGGCATGACCGAGGAGGAAATGCGGCTAGCCAAGAAGTACTCGTTCGAATATTACTCGACCCGACTGACCGAGCTCCACAGGAACAGTAAAGAAGAAATTATGGAACTGGAACGAGCAACTCGCGGACAGAGCGAAAACACACTGTGGAAGCTGATACGCATCAACAGAACTACGGCGACGGGAAATCAGTCGTCGATTTGCGAGGGAACACCCGCGATGCAGTACGGTCTCGAGAACGAGAAGAAGTTGAAGCGCAACACCGTGATCATGAGCATCATACGAGACGCAATAGAGGACAAATTGAAACAGAAGGTTGCGGAAGAAATATTGGAGTGCGGATTGTTTCTTTCGGACATTGGACTGTTTAGCGCGTCGCCCGACGCGTACTTTGTGATGGAAGACGGTAGCCTTGTGGTGCTGGAGATCAAATGCCCGTACACATATAGACACGAAACACTCGACACGATCCGACAAAAGTTCAATAACAACCGCAACAGGTATAGAGTTCCCAACACCGCATTTTCGGTGAGCAGAAGCAACGAGCTTAATGTGGTCGTGGAGAAACGCAACGACCACTACAGACAGATACAGTCGCAACTGTATGTAACTGGCGCGATATTGGCCGTGTACATGGTTAAGTTTAGCGACATGCCCGAAGTTCACTTTGTGAAGAGGGACGAAACTTATATTTCGGAATTGAGAGAGCGAGAACTGGTGAGGTTGAGTATGTACGCGCGAGAAAACGTAAAGTCCCTAAAAATGGTGATGGAGAAGGAACGCCGGAAGACGTTCGACGATAACGAGAGCGCCCGCGCGCTGGCCCGAGACGGTCTGTATTACAAGTGTGGACTGGTCGTGTGCTACTTCTGTCGGCAAACATTCGAGATTGTGGACAAGACGGCGGCGCAAGTGCTGGCCGAGCACGGACCGTGCGACAGGACCGGAAACATTAGCATGGTGGAGGCGGTCAACGCTTCGTACCTGAACATTTTTGATAGACTTCGTAATTTACAGAACTCCGGTCTATATAACGCGGTGGACTGCCAAGCATTGGCACAGAAGGGTTTCTATCACGATGGACGCGGTCTCGTTACTTACTGCTGCGGACACGAACACAAAGAGGGCTGCAGATTCCTCGCCATGTGACCGAGCTTGCAAAAATAGAAAACTAGAGCCTCCTACTAAGTTGAATGACAAACAGCAGTATCTCTTCGATATGCTAGTCGACGCCGCGCAGTTCACGCCCGTGTTCGTGTCGGGATCCGCGGGTACTGGGAAGAGTTCGTTGTTGCTGGCGCTGCGCGATCACTGGCGCGATCAGCAGAAAATCGTGTTTGTGACCGCGTTCACCAACATGGCCGCGAGGAACATCGACGGTAGAACGTGCCATTCCCTGTTCGGTTTTGATTTTGATCTGAATCTGACCAACAAAGAGGTGGGCGTACCAAACTGTCTCATCATAGACGAGATCAGCACGGTGCCTGCGAAGGTGTTGGACGGCATTGATTACCGTCTACGAGAGAGCGCCGGACGGTTCGATGTCCCCTTCGGCGGAGTCAACGTGATTGCATTCGGGGACTGTTACCAATTGCCGCCGGTGGAGTCCAACGCGTCGCAGCCCTCGTACGAAGCGGACGTATGGAGCGATTTCTGTCTGTACGAACTCACAGAGAACATGAGACAGTCAGAACAAGAGTTTATAGATAATCTGAATCTGCTTCGTGTGGGCAGTCTGAAGTGTCTGACGTTCTTCGACTCCATGGTGATCAAATCGCCGCTGGCCATGGCGGAGAAAACTAAATACACCTCACTGGTGAGCACGCACAGGGAAGCCGAAGCCGTCAATTTACACTGTTATAATTTCGTGTTTCCCGGAAAAGAAACGATATTGACGACAACCTCCTCTACACTACCGTGGCATTCCAAGTACAAAGTGTACAACAAACAACAAGAGTCAGTGATATTCAAAACTTACATGAGAATATGTTGCGGCGCGAGAGTAATGATCACACACACGACGCAAGATTTTTGCAATGGGGACGTGGGAGAGGTGGTGGACATCTCCGATAGCGAACTGCGCATTCGTCGAGAGTATGACAATCGAGTAATGCGGCTCGACACCATTCAGCTATACTTTGACTCGGTCACCAAGGGACAGTTGAAGATGGTGACGGGATATCCCATATCCTACGGATGGGCGCTCACCATACACAAGGCGCAGGGAATGACTGTGAAAAATTTGATTGTGTATCCTCGGTGCATTTTTGCTGAGGGACAGGCGTATGTGGCGTTGAGTAGGGTCACACACTCCAACGGACTGAAACTGATGGGACGGGTACCCGAGAGCGCCGTCAAAAATATGGACCATGTGAAAACAATGTATCAGAATATGACTGGTTTCACCGAAAATGTAATAAAATTAAAATAACAATTTTTCATTTTTCATTTGTCTTTATTTGATAGTAATTACAGAAGGGTATGGTAGGAAAGTTTACACGGTTTACACAATATTCTATACATAGTACAATATAGATATGTTACAGAAGGTTAAAGAGTGCACCCAGAACAATCTTCAAACTTTGAGCGTTTTTTAGCATTGCCCAAATTTATGTATTCCGTGGGAGACACAAAGGAAAGGTAATAAATGCCGGTTTTGAGGCCCGCATCGTAAGAATAATGAATGACTTCCATGGTGTCTGCGTATTCAGGTTTACAGTTTACTATCACCGACTGGGACTGATCTACGTAGGGAGCCGAATGTTTGTAGACCGCTATCTGCTTTTTTATAGAAACTTCCCTGTGGTTCGCGGCGTTCACATTGTACAGATGCAAGTAAAAGGGCACATCGTCGAAGCGTCCATTCTTGGAATTCTTGGTCGCGGTCGCTCCCGGCATGGGAAACTGCACCGACTCGGTCACGTTGGTGACGAGACTTGTGGTGGCGGTGGGCGCCTGCGCCGTCAGCATACTGTTAGCCATACCGAGCTTCGCTTGGTTTCTCAGTTCGTCCCACACCGCCTTCAGTGACGGCTCGACTTTTCTCAAATCAAACTGAAATATTCCTTTCGAGTAGTCGCTCCCTCTAAAGTTTACACACTCCACTTTGAATTTTCTGTGATACACCAAACTAGAGAGTACACATCCGAGATAAATGTGTTCCGACACGGACCCGGCGCACTCCTCCATGGCGCTATCGTAGGCCGCATCCGTACCATACATCAGACTGACCGCGTCGAACAGCCCGGTGGGTGAGACTCCGATCTCCCGCCGCGCCCCGTCCTTCAACAGACAGTTGAGAATGTAGGTCGCCACGTAACCTCCGCAAAATGCGTGCAACAGCATGCGGTTTTCGATCGATCGCAGGGTCGTACACACTTCCCATTCTCTCAACTCTCTCTGGATTATGTCAAAGTACAAGTCGAGAGGATAATCCTCGACAAAGGCGGCAACATTCACCGTCATGAGGGTGCACATTGAAGTGTCGTCCGTGCCCGAGTGCTGACTTATCTCAGCGCAAAGGTTGAGCGTCTGTATGGTTCCGAGGTGACGTTGGTTGTTGAATGTGTTCACCTGATCTCTCCAAATTATGTACGGAAAGCCATTTTCTGTGATGCAACTGATGATTTCTCCCATCAAAACCACCATGGGAATCTTCTTGACGAACATGTGCCTCGCCACCATATCGTCGTATAATCTCTCATATTCCTCTCCGTGACACTCGTTGAGGGACCTGCCGTCGAGGGTGGTGTCACCGTCGAAAAAGTACCATAAGGCATCCGGATCGCGACGCTGACGGGTCATGAAAAAGTTCGGTATCATGAGACCGTAAAAGAGATTGGGCGTGATCGCGTTGTTCTGCTGACGCAGACCCAGACAGAGATACGAGTTGATGCTGTGTAGCGACACATACAGAGCCATTCTAGACTTGCGCACCGTCACCGACAAGTCTATGCTATAATTCAGATACTTGCAAAGCTCAACAAAGCTATTCTGCAAGACTCCCTCTTCACCTCTTGACTTACTTCTCAAATTGTCTACTCCCACCCCGACACCCGTCCCCTTTATCACCATGTGGGTCAGATGATTCAGCTCCCTCAATTTCTCGTCCACCTGATACCTCTTGCTGAACACGGACAGATGACAAGCGCTAGGCGTTTCCTTTCCTGTGCTCAGGTAGCGACAGAGAGACGAAGAGGGTATCAGAGCGGCGGCGCCCAGCAGGTCCTCGGTGATCGGTCCGAAGACGGGATCGTCGTTAGTCATCAGTCTGCTCAATCTCCGACAAAAGGCTTCTGGAGTCTCGTCGCGATCCATCATCCTCTCGACGAGCACGACCCGTCCTGCCGTTTGCAACTTGTTCAGGCGCATCGCAACCGCTCGTCGATGAAACTGCGTCCAATGAATAAATTTAACTGTATATATACATATCAGATAAGCGCCGATATATAACGCGGGTGCGCGACCGTCGGTCGATGAAACTCATCATGGATCGCATAACCAAATGGTTCGACGGCGAATTCAAGAGCGAAACGCTCCCCAGAGAATGCGAATTCTCGTCGTCGACCGCCAACGATGCTAAATCATTGCAGATTTGGCCCCCCACATATGAGCCCTCGTGGTACTATTATCAGCAGCATCAGGCAAATTACTGGTCCGCGAGCGAACACGATCCTATGGATGATTTCAACGGGTTCGTGCAGCTCGATAGGGGTTGGCAGAATGCGCTGTTGCACTCATTTGCGATCCTCGCCATCGGCGACGACAAAATCATGACCATGATCGACGCGAGCGTTCTGCAGTGGGAGGAGTCTACGAAGTGGCTGTTTGCGGATCAAGCCGCGAGAGAGACCATACACAAGATTGTGTACAACAAGATGCTCCAGCTGGCGAGGGGAGCCCAAGATCTCACCGTGGACGACCTGACCAGCGACCGGTACGGTGATTACATAATGTCGAGTCACACTCTGGACTACAGCCACTTTGACGACAAGGTCTACTTTTTGACCACGATGATCTTCTGTGAACGGTACCTGTTTGCGGCGCCTTTTCTGATCATCAATCTCATGGGCGAAAGTGGACTCCTCAACACATGCGTAAAGATTAACATGCAAGTGATGAAGGACGAGCATGTGCACTATATGCATGCGGTGCAATTATTGAAAGATTTGCCAATCGCAACTGAGAAGACGCATGTCGTCGACTTTCTGGCACGTCACTTTCAATATCTGGTGGAAAAGATGGTGGCTAAGATGTGCCACCATCTCGACGACCAGTACCTTAGAGGAATACTGGATCACACTAGATTCACGCTGCGCACGATATTCGTCGACGTCGGCGTACCGGTGCCGCAGCGCCTCGAAAACTACACGAGTACTCCGTTTTCGGTGTTCGACAAGAACATCGGAGAAGACAAATTTAACCTCATGGAGAGTAATTCTACTGTGTACAAGGCGCAGAGAAGTATATTCGTGCCCGACTGGAAGACATTCGACAAAAAACTACAAGACAAAAACCACCATAAAAATTAGATCGCAATAAAAATTTAATCATGACATTTCAGCATTTTTCTTTTTTTTTACCTCACACTTTTTTCATCCAAATTTCTTTACCTTACACTTTGTTTTCTTTGGTATTCATTTTCTACCCTATAATGTCAATATTGTTGCAATGAATTAAAGTTTTGAACACGGTATATTGTCCGGAGGGTTCCAAAGAATTGTTACCATTTCTGATACATTGCAATCCCTCCGCCAATCTATTACCCATGAAAGATTGATTAATGCTCCATTGGTCTAATCGAGTACCTTCCAATTTTTCGAAACCTGTAATATTTTTACCGATAAACTCTTTGTAAATATTATCAGGGGTGTTGTTGAAGAACATATACGGTATCAACACCAACGGGTATCGCACGCCACCAATTGTGCAATACTTCGTGGGAATATGTAGAAAGTTGGTCTGTCTTGATAAAAACGAAACGGGAGAGAGACAAATCTGAGCGTGCACGGCGGGGTCGTCTTCGGCCGTATAACCACTCAGGTCCTCGGCTTCATTCAATACACCCTTCTGGCCGTGTATTCCGCAGATTTTCAATCCTTCCAAATCTGACGCCGAAAAGATCAATTCGATTTTGAGATACACATTTCCGTTGTCCTCGCAAACCATTTCGCTGTCCAATTTTTTCACACTCTGACCCTTGACCGTCCTAAAGTACATGTAGAATTTGTACACGTACCAATTTTTACTCGCACAATACTCGATTTTGTACTTTTTTCCGTCGTGATTCCAATTTATTTTAGCGCTGCACACTAGCGAGCCGAAAATACACAGTTTGTTACCACCGTCCACGGTGATGATATTGTTGTTTTCACTTTTCGTGTAGATAAATTTAGGTTCTTCGTTTTGTTCCAACTGCGCTTTTCCCTTCAATCTATTCACTTTGTAATGATAAATCTCTATGGGTAAATTGGTATGGGGAATGTACGGGTCCTCGGCGGTTTTCAATTTGTTATCCCTCACCAACGTCCACAGCGAAAACATTCTATCGTTGTAATAAACACTATCGCCCACCATTACGCTGTTTCCTATAGGTAGAATTTTGTAGTCTTTTCTTTGAACCACCATTCCGTTCTTGAGATTGGTCAGACTGACTATCAGTTTGGCAACAGGGATAGTGTTGAATATGTGAAGATGATTCTTGTAATATTTCAGAATCATAGTGGACATCAGTGTCGTTGTGTTGTCTTCCCCGGGTTTATCTACGAATTTCAGTGCGTCATTGGTATTGACCACGCTGCTTTCGTTGTGGTACTCGAAAGTTGTTTGGAGAGTGTTAATATGAACGTCGTCACCGATGCACACTATCTTCTTTTTCATAACCATTCCCTCGTGATGATTGATGAAGAGGATACCGTCGCTGATTTTGATCTCTACCGGGCTGTAGCTGCGTTTGAAATGATAGTATACATCCAGAATATGCTGTGAGTCGCAATAGAATTTGGTCGGTCGGTTATTAAATGATACCATCATGATGTCGAATTCGGATGATGATGACGAATTAGCGGCTGAAATTTTAAAATTTAATTTTTTGGCCGCTAATTCGTCATCATCGAAAAATAATTTTTTTTCTACCATCACTCTGAATAGGTCGGCTACGAACTTGTAATTCACGTCGGGCAGTAGCACGTTGTGACACAAAAAGAATTTCTTCCCCGCCACAGTCATTTCTCCATGGAAAAAACTATCTACGAATTGTATGTAATCATTGGTGTGTTTGAGCATGTCCTGCTGTAGGTTTTCGTTTATAATTCTGAGCACCTCGTTTCCTATCCTGTCTTGCAACGGAAAAATTTCCAAACTGTTATTGTTGGAATTGTACTCCTGGTCGTATTTTTTTTGCTTACTCAGCGTTCTGGATACGGACTGAATCAGCTTACCCATGACTATGGTGTCGAAAACTTTCTTAGACTCCACCGGAAACAGTATAGACATGTTCTTCCTCTTGGTCACGCTGGTGACACAGGAAGAACTTGTAAATTTGTTCAAAATCGACATGTACGTCAACTGTAACAAATAGGAATGTTTGTAGATGATTTTGTTGGACAGCGAATCGATCGGATACGTAATGTCAACACTCATAATGTCCTTCAGTTTTTGAAACAGCTCATCACAATCTATAAAATCAAACACAAAATCCATCTCCGTCCATTTGCCGCTACTTTTCAGATATTCCTTTAGTATTTCGTTTATGCTGCTGTCTACAATGTAGTCTTTTGCGTATACATCCCTAACATATAATACATCATCTATTTTATCGTACACCAGTTGAATGGCCCGATTGATGACTTTCTCGTCGTCGTAGTTGCCGTAGAGGAATATCCGCTTCATTTTCTTGTCCCTGGCATATTGTTTGTCGAAGAAGTTGTGTATGAGAACGTTATTATTCATCATGATGTTGGGGAATGAAAAATGACGGCCGTCAATGATGAACGTGCCAGCGAACCCGTAGTCGCTTTCGCCTTTACGAAACCGCGCATCCAACTCCGTGCCCAGAATCACGACCACGCAATTGTGGAGAATGCATTTTTGGACAGTTTTACTAACGGCACAACAAAAGTACGTCTTGATGTGCTTGAGAGAGGTAACGAGCCTCGAATCGGACTGACACGACAGACAAAATTCTAAATCATAGACCACCTGCAAAGTCTCATAGAGATTGTTGAAGTCTTCCAGCACGCCCATACTACTATGGTCAAACTCTCGAAGAGTTTTTTTAAATACCCTACGAATCCGAATAGTGAGCGTACAAAGAGTAGGCGTTCAAATAGTCGCAGCGCGCGCTGTTGACATTGGGCACGCACACCTGTCTGGTGTATTTGCACGAGCGACAGGTATCAGGAAGCAAAATGGCCCAATCGTCCGTGCGGTGACCCGACTCGCAATGCTCCACCGATTTCGTTCTGGTTCTGGTTCATGTTCTGGTTCTGGTTCATGTTCATGTTCAGGTTCAGGTTCTGGATCGAGTGGTTCGGCTTCCCCGCTCGAACTTCCTACCACCACTGCAACGATAACGAATACGAGTACAAAAAAAAATTAAGAGCAGCACGCCGATCATGACGAACGTAAGAATACCAGAGTAAAAATATCTTTATTATCTTCTGTATCAAAGGAAAACTTATAATGACGCCAAGCGTGGAACAACTACAGAACATCCACATCAAAGTGGGAGGTCGCAGACTGTTTCGTGCGACGTCCCTGTTGGTGCGACCCGGGGAAATGAAATACGAATACACCAATCCACGCGCCGACGGTGTAGCATGGATCGAAATAAGCGGGTTGAAGCCGGGCACGGAACTACAGCACAATGACCGAACAATCAAGAGCCAAAATGGCAAAATACATCTAATAACATCGGAGAAGAGTTTGGAGCTGACCTTGTGTAAAGAGGACAAAAAATTAGCATCGATTCTAATTACGCCTGTCACGAATGAATGACACAGTATATCGTTGCTAGTGATTTGTATTTGGAGCGTATCACTAATGAATTGCGTGCACGAAAAGTAAATAAAACGATTAAATTTCATGTAAATGTATTTGTTATTTTGATTTCATATTATACACTGTAAAACATATTATCACAACAATTTCTATAAGCTGGAGTATCGTTCCCAGTGTGTTGATCGACAACATTGCTAGCTGATATTCGTTCCAAATTTCCGCCGCCGACGTCATCTCGAAAAAACACCACAACCACAAAATGTTCACCATTACCACGAATGGCGAGTGTAAGAAATCGGCAGAGGCGATTATTCGCCAACAATTTCCCTCGTTGGAATGCGCGATATGTCTGATGGAACTGGACAACACTAACAAGGGTGTGGTCTATATCACATGCGGCGGCACGGCCGATCTGGAGAGGATCATGTGTCGAGAGTGTGACAAAAAATTTGAAAAGCACGACCCGTACAAACGCGACATACTATATCGCTTCGGATATCCGTTTGTCAGCGACGAACACGCCAAGCAGTTTTTGGAAAGGAGTAAAAATTTCGTACTCAACGAGGGGGAGGAGGAAAAGATTGAAAAGTTTAGCGCCCGCCTCAAGTCTACCGCGTGTGGATACAGAGACATCGACTTTCAAATCAGCCTAAACATCTAGACAATCGGATGTATTTCCTCCACGTTGATCCGTTTGTTATTGGTGTCCATCAGTACACCCCCTGGAATATTTTTGTACGGTGTGATTTTTGGCGGTGGATATATGTACTTCTTAGCCAGATCCAGTCCGCTCAATTGTAGATTGTATACATTGTCCAGGTAGAACTGAGTGTTTTCGATGACCATCGAGTACTTTTCGTCCTCGACATCGGGCGTCGCTAGATCTTCGAAGCTGGGCGTGGCGTAGCCATTCATCACATTGTTCACCACAAACTTGACCAACGCGTACGCGTGTTCGTTGATTACGATCATCATCTCTTTGGTGACGTCCGCTCCGTTCAAGTTTGTCATGAGCGGATGCAATCGATACAGTACACGACTCCAGTCTAGATACAGCGTCTTCAGATGATTGCACAGCTCCAAAAATATTGGCTCGTTCAAGTGCACCTTCTCGACAATGAGCGTCTTCACCAGGAGGGTGTATCCTATCACCCTGTTTCCGCCGGTGTTTCCGATAAAATTGTAAACAGTCTTGTGCACGTCGATAGTCGGTAGAAATTCGTTAAGCTCTTTTTGTATGGTCATCAGACTGCTCGAGGAGAACTTGGGCGCTCTCGCCACGAAGATCTTTCGATCGTTTCCCAATCCTATCATGGGTTCCGGAGGGGAAGGAGGAAGGGGAACAGACGAAGGTGAAGGCGACGGGGGTTTGGCACCGTTGTTGTTATTGAAGGAAAACCTTCGCTTCACTTGTTTCGCTACGGCCGCGACGCCGTCGGTAAACGACCTTCTCTTTTTCAATTTCCTGACTCCGTCCCTGTTAACTTCGTAGTTGCTACTACTTTCCGCGGTCGCGGTGAACTCGAACATGTTATTGAAAAATTATAAACTTATTAGTTAGTGTGGTTGTGTCGAAAAGTTTAGTAGGGAAATACACCTCGATTTCGGTAGTTTTGTGTTTATATACGTATAAATTGTTGATTTCCTCTACAAATGTGTATTGTTGATTCGTAAACAGATCGGCTTCATTAACAAATTGTATTGTGTTCAGTCGTTCAATGACGTCCTGGTCAGACATTCTGGATTTTGTGTTGACGGACAACGCAACTTTATTAAACGAGAAATATCTTATTTTGTACGTATTGGACGGAGATGAGTTGCGTTCCACCTGCTACGGCGTTGTCGATCTATCAATCGGTCCAAATAACCAAAAGGCCGTGTCCGTTTCATCCGAATCTTCAGAATTGCTATCTGATTCGAACGAAGACTCCGTCAGGGACAATCTATGAACACTTTACGCGGATGGATGTGAAATATTGCTCGATCGACGCGACGCCATATTACCAGTGGCTGCTCACTCACGAGACCGAAGTGCAACGAACCAACTTGCTATTCAACTCGATGATTATGGGCGGGGTCAAATTCTGGAGCGTCGACCGCGAATCGCTCCGCAGTGTGGAGGAGGGCGGCGAGAGAGATGTGGGCCAGATCCGGCTCGTCATGAAACACCTACACGGCTATCTTAGCAATGACAAAGGTGATCTGAACGGTCACTCTAGATCCGACGCGGTTTCCGAAGAGAGCAAAGTATACGTTCTCATGAACAGAATGTATGTACAGTGCGTGTACTCGTTCCGACAGTGTATAGTGCTACCACAAGAGATGTACTGTCTGTACAAAGAGGGTAATCAGCCGGAGATCAATCGGATATTTAGATTCACGAGCGTGCCGGAATCGGAGGGCGGCGTCGCCTCGCAGCACATCTACAAAACGTTTCTGATCTACAACACCATTCTAACCATGATGTTGCGCGAGAGCAACCCCTTCAACGACACCACCAAGGTGATATCGAAGATCATTGAGAGTGTGGGAACGTGCAACGGCGGAGAAGCGGGCGGGAAGCGCAACAGAATCAAAGTGTGCGAGCTCAACTTTGGTGGAGAACCGCCGGGACACGTCATGTGTCCCCCCAAGGAGATGATAAAAAAAATCTTCCGGTATGCCAAATGGCGACTCAATCCCAAAATATACTCGCGCTACTACGCTATATTGGTGAACGACGACGCAAAAACACAAGAATACATCAGAGAGTGGTCGATATTCGTTGTGGGATTTCAAAGGTACTTTTTTCCCAGTGAAGCGGAATAGGGATCACGCGCATACGCGTACCGTTCGCAATGGTGTGCGCGTCGTCTCACGAACCGGTATTTCGTGCTACGACTATCGTCATCGAGAAGACACCGGCCAACAATCCCACTAAAAGGATATTCCTCTACGCCATGATCGCGGCGTTGGCATTGTTGACGATAGCTCTCTTAGTTTTACGGTGCTATGAAGATTACAAATAAAACAATGTGTAAATATTAATTTGCTTTATTTCTCAACACATAGTTTGTATACCACAGAGATTTATAGAGTGGTTGCATGGGCACGTCGTGTATTTTCTCCCTCAATCTATGAATATTGTCTAAATATTGGTCATCGTTTACCACTTGCACAATCTTTCTTTCCAGCTGTTCCCTTTCAAGGTTCAGCACGTCTACTCCGATACCTATGCCCAGATCGGTGTACCGCTTCACGTTAAAAAATTGATCACCCATCATGGGCAGACCGATTAGCGGCACTCCACTGTCGATGGCTTCGTCCGTGGATTGCACACCGCCCTGCGTCACGAACACTCTCACATGGGGATGATTCAACACCTCGCGTTGCGAGAACCAACGACGTGTCAGCACGTTTTTGGAAACATTGAAGCGTGTATGAATAGAAGGATCCACGTGCCACAATACACGATAGGGTAGTGCACTAAATACCCGCACAAATTCCGTCAGAAGGTCTCCGTCGACGAGCGATATGTCGGTCACGGAGCCGAAACTCGCATACACCACCACCTCCTGACCATTCAGGAACTCGCTAAGCGGTCCGTCCAGAGTCGCGGATGGTCTCTTGAGATGAATCCCACCCAGATATTGTATAGTGCTCGGCACCGGTCTGTTGTTGTCGAACACGGCGGGAACGTTCAAGAACATCATCTTGACGTTGTTCTTCATCGTCTTTGTAATGGACCCGTCGCAGACGCCTGTTGCGCAAATCTCATATATTCCCCACTCCTGCCAACGTTCCAGCGTGTTCCACTCGTGCATCAGCAAATATTCCATTTGAACATCCATATTGAATGTGGACCGCCATATGCTAGGATAGAATTGGAGGTCATACTCCACCCACGGACTCATACTCTCAATGTTCTCCGCCGTCCCGTAGCCCGACGAGAACCTGATCACGGGAGCGTTATAGATCGCACCGAACATAAGGTTTATAGTCATGTACGCTTCGCACACAACCAAGTCGAACCGGTTGTCCCCGTTTCGCAGTAAAGCCGTGACATTGGCGCTCTTGAACTGTTCCACCACCATCCTCACCAGCGACCGGTAATTGTTGGCGGTGACGGTGGTCTCGTCGGCTACCACGCCGCGCTTCTTGAACGGTTTGGAGTCGCTCACCGCCCGTGAAAAACCGCTCGACGGTACGATGATTTGGTGCACGTGTTTGACGGGGCGCGACGAAGGGGTGATTATGGTGATGTTGTGTCCCGCCGCCGCAAGCTTGTCCACGTACGAAGCGAACACGAGCTGATGGCTGTATGCCGGCGTGGGAAACACACAGAGAATGTTCGCCGCGAGCGCGGCTGGAATCGCAACGAACAAAACTAGCACACAGGTCAACATGGTGAGAGAGAATGAGGTCATAACCCAGTTGTCGGCTTATAAACCCAAATCTCCGTTGGATGTGTGCTCCATGTCGTCATCTCGTTTAAATTATCCGTCGGAGGTGAAGAGGTCAGTATTCGACGCCGGCTCTGCAAAATGAAAGATATCAGAATCGGATTCCTGTCCAAGGAGACCGAGAGGGTTATCAACTATACGATAGGTCTCGCCTCGAAACTGAGAGACTCTCACAACGATTCGACATGTGACGGATGTAAAACACCCTTCGCCACCATAAAACTACACAATCCGTTCATATTCTTGATAATTAAAGATTTCTTCAATCTCCACGAGGACGATGTAAAATTTTGCTGCTTGAAATGTTGTCACAGCAAAACAAGAATGCTAGAAGTGGTGGAATTGTACCCGTCATTGAAATTGATCGATATCAAGAAGCTCATGTACTATCACATTTTTAAGAAATTCGTCTTCAATTTCGACGATTGTGGCAAGACGAAATACAAAAAATATGCTGTGGTGGACAACTTGGAAAAAGTCCTCAAACAAATGCTGGACGAGAAATGTGTCGACGAGGAGATAACTACGGTGCATTTGAAGTGCGACGAGAGAGTGGTGGCCGAGGACGACATTCACTCCATGAGAATCGAGTACGGGAAAGAGTACGTGTTCGATCGACCGCCCGCCATCAATGCACAATTGATCCAGTCGGTAAACAAGCACTGTGTGCTCGCCAAATACTATTTGGAGGTATATTACAAGAAATATGACGCTTTTTCACCCTTTTCGGTATCCTACAACAGCGAACACGAGACCGAATGCAGCCTGTGCGAGAACAAGATCAACAAGAACAGCGGTCATCCCATTTTCTATTGTAGCGTTTGCGGAATAACACCATCTAACTATTACGCCAAGCGACGATTCGCACCGTTCTGGTTGGAGACCAAGTACGACCATAAGAAATTGTATTGGGCAAAAGCTAAGAAAAGGAAAATCGCCGCTAATCTACTGCTGTACGGCGTGGACATCAGGAAATAAAACAGCGCCACACAGATTTTATAAGGAATTTTAATTTTTAACAAGAATC